TATAGGAGAAATTAAAGATCCTAATTTATCGGATTATAAAGAAGATTTTATAGGAGAAATTAAAGATCCTAATTTATCAGATTATAAAGAAGATTTTATAGGAGAAATTAAAGACTCTAATTTATCGGATTATAAAGAAGATTTTGTAGGAGAAATTAAAGATCCTAATTTATCAGATTATAAAGAAGATTTTGTAGGAGACGTTAAGGAACTTAATTTATCAGATTACATAGAAAGTTTCATAGGAGAAGAAAAAAATATAGATCTAGAAAATGATATATTAAATCTTCCAGAATCAAGTAGAAATTCTCCAAGAGAGAATAGTGATTATAACTATGTTCCATACAATGAAGCTGCATTATATGAAGAATCTATAGAAAGACCAGATTCTAAAGATGGTCCTAGACTTAATAATGATAATAATTATGTCCCACAAGATAACGCTGCATTATATGAAGAATCTATAGAAAGACCAGATTCTAAAGATGGTCCTAGACTTAATAATGATAATAGAATATTATCTAATGATAAACTAGATTCTTATAATAATATAAAAGATGTTAATGAAGGATTTTTATACGAAGCAATAATAGAATCCTCTAATCCTATAAATGAAAACGATATAGAAGAAAAGATAAAAGGTGAATCAATTAGTATACCAAAAACTAATGATTTAATAGTTTCTGAAGATAATTTAAAAGATTTAATAGAAAAAAATGAAAATAATAAAATTCTATTAAAAGATATAAACAAAAATTCTTCTATATACGAAGAGGACACACTTGAAGAAATGCCGTCATACTCTTTGCCTAAATTTAATATAGATTCATTAAATTTAAATAATTATATTAGATGGACTGCAGAAAAAACCGTTGGACAATTAAATGGTGGTAAAGGAAGAGACTTACTAATGGATGAGACAATATCTGCATTAGTAGCCGCACGAGAAAAGTTAGAAAAACTTAGTAAATCTAATAATAGATCGTCGTCATCAGATGCATACTTACCAACAGATAGTGGTTCTGAATATTCTCAAAAAGAAGGAGATTTACTAACAAAAATAACTAATCCATCTGGAAGTGGAAATAGTAGTAATTCTTTTTGGAAAAAATTAGGAGAAACAGCATTAGATACTTTAACTGGAGTAAAATCAGGTGAAAAGGACTATTCATTTAAAACAAATTATGTATCTGGAAAAGGTATTAGGATAACATTAGAAGAATTATGTGAAAATTCTCCAGAAATGTCTGATTCTGGAACAGTTGAAGGATTAATTAATTTACTAAAGGCTAGCCCATTTATAACTACTACTAATAAGTTCACATCGGATAAAGATTATGGGTATAGAACTCAAACATTAGATACCAATAATTATTGGGAACTAACTCTTGAACCATACGTAGGAGTAGAAAACGGTAATATGTCTTATCTTCCAGGAATTCATGAAATAAATGCAATTAATATTGCTCAACATGGAGTTAATACAGCATATAATCGATGGATCCCATATACTTCATTTGATCTTCAAAAATCTAAAATGACTTCAAAAACTTTATCATTATATGATGGAGAAATAAGCTATCCAATTAGTATGGAATTTACTAATGAATTTAGGCTAACAATAGCTGATGATCAATATAAATCATGGAGAACTTATTTTGAAAGATGTGCTCAAGTAGCTATATATAATAGTGAAGGACATGATGAAAATTATTATAAAAACGGAGGATCTGGAAGTACCTTAGAGATTACAGCAATAGATACTAGTAATGTATGTATTGCTATGTATAAAAATATATGTTTTAGATGTAGAATATATGTAATGACTCCACAATACAGTACTATTAGGAAATTTGACTTGTTATTAGTTCTTAAAGATTTTTCAGAAGAATATACTGGAGATGTTGATGGAGGAGCAGGAGATTTAACGGTATCTTTTAGTATAGTGGGAGAAAATCCATCTAATGCTCCGATGAAGGTAAGTCTTATCCAACAACCAGAAGAAAAGAAACAAGGAAAAGATTATTCTTCTATAATTGAAGGTGGAGTTAATAGTATTATAGGATTAATAAAATAAAATTAAATTATGTATCTAAAATTAGGAAATACTAATATAAAATACTCTACTAATCAGGATGATTTTATTATATTATCACAAATAGTAGATTCAGGATTATCTTATGAAAAACCGGTATTTGTTAGAACCCCAGATGAATTAGATATATGGTTTGGTAATAATTTTTCAGATAAAGAATATTTTGATGAATTATTAAAATCCGGAGTTACCTTATTTATTTACAGACCAATAAATGTTGAAGAGAATATTTACTCTGATGGATATATAGATCTTTCTGAATATATTGTAGACCCTAAAATTTACGATACGATATACGATCTGCCAGAATATCAGGAAGGATCTAAAATAAAATATAAAGTTATTAGTGAAGATGGAAATTATTTAGAGGGAAATATAAAGTATTCTTACTTTATTTACTTAGAAGAATTAGGATATGTAAATATATCTGAATTACCACAGAATATTGACACTAATAATACAATGTCCCTAAATAATAGAGATACTATAGATATTAGCTATCCAGGATATACAGGTCCTTCATATAATTTTCCTATTTATAGGGAAAATGAATTTGGAACTATTTCTAAATATCCAGAAGAAGATAATATAGATAAGAATATTCTTTTAAAACATCTTCCTGATCTGGAAAAAATATCATTAAGATATCAAACTTTGGGATTTAACTATATTTATAGTAACTCTCTAAACTTTTTTCCAGAAGATCAACAAAAACTTGAATCAAAATACATTATATTAAAAAAATTAAATGTAGAAACCGGAATATTAGAGAATATATTAATTTGGTTTAGATACGAAAATAGTACAATCCCTAGTATTCCTTCTCAATATTATAGTAAAAGTATTTCTGTAGATTTAGGACCTTTAAAAGATAATTTAGATATATTTAACTATATTGCAAAAGAAATATTTGAAAAAGAATTAGAGTATGTAGTAGAAAAAATAAATGATACTGAATATAAAATATATTTCTCATATTCTATTGACGTAACTAACTTTAATAATATTCCTGGATTCTACTTAGAACCAGACTTTAATACTACTCACAATATTCTTTCAATATTAAATAAAAACTCTAAAAGAATTAGTTTTATATCTAAAACTATAGGAACTGATAATAACGATACTTCGTATCAAGATTCGGACATATCTATTAATATAAAGAAACTAAATAATAATGATAGATATAGAATTACTATAAAGAGATATGAGTATACTGAAATTTTTGAAGGAGGAATATTTACAGTTGGGGAAGATAGAATAGATAATATAATAACTCAACAATCTAAATTAGTTAGATGTAATATTATTAGGACTTATTTAGATGAATATGATAATGAAATAGAGTATAAAAAAGATTGGGAAAATACTAACACAAGATGTTCTGATCTTCCAGAAGGTACTTGGTATTTAAAAAGAGCAAAAAAAGAAAATTATACTACTGAAAATTATTGGAAATCATTTAATAGTATATTTAATTCTGAACAGTCTAGGATGATAGATTTTTTCTTGGTTCCAGATATATACAAATATACTAATGGAATAACTGATAATTATAATTATTATCCAGAGTATGTAACCCTTTTAGAAACTGCAGAAAAACTTGGATTCCAAATCTTAATACAAAATTCAGATAATGGTTGGACATATAAAGAAGTTGATAATTTACCTAATATTAATGAAGCTGAAATTAATACAGTCTATATACTAGAAACAGAACAAGGTGCAGCTAAATTTTATATATTATCTAATAATGAATTTATAGAAACTATAGATCCAGAAATAACTAATATTTATGGAAATAATTATGTATTTAATTACAATAAAGATTTAGATAATAGATTAATCTATTTCTTTAGACCAATTACAATATATGGAAATATTAGACCTGGATACTATATATTCTTATCAAGTATTTTAGAAGATATATATAGTATTAGTACTTCTAAAATAATATATGACACACCAACATCAAAACCATATGAAGTAGAAAATATAGAAGAAAACTTGGAAAAATATAAAACAAATTATTTAGTATATAATAATCACATATACTATTATAAAAAATATCAAAATGGAGAAAATTTTAATACTTCGATATGGATGAGATTTTGTATAGGAAAAGTAAATAGAGAATTAGAAAAATACAAATGGAATATAATAAGTACTAAGTCAGTCGGAGACATAAGAACTAAAATTGAAACAATTCTAATAAAAATATCTAATAACTATACATTTATCGACTCACTAATGTTAACCGGACTATATACCGATTTTTCAAATAATAGAATAGGCATTGAAATTGAATCAAAGATGAGTGATTTAGTAGATAATGATATGGAAATAGATATTACATTAAATTACGATAAAAATAATAACTAATAAATTAAAACAATATTATGGCAACAGTTGCAAGTTTGGTCCGTTCAAGTGACGGATATATGAAATTCATTGATTATCAAAGTACATATAAAGATAATAATAAAGAGTTTCTACGTGGAGACATGTGGCAACTTAATTTTTTGAATGTTCCTAAAATAGTATATTTCCCAGGAACTGATATCTTTAATGCTAGATTGAATCAAGTTTCTGTAGGTATTGACTATTCTGTTAGTGGATTTGAAAAAAGAATGCGTGGTAATTATACAATTATTCAGAAAACAGGTCAAAATACAGCTGGAACATTAAGTTTAGCATTCGTAGATAAAGAAGATCAAGCAATTACTTATTGGTTTGATGACTATCGTCAAAAAATCGCTGATAGAGATACTAAATATTCATTCAGAAAAGATGACCTTGTATGTGATCTTCAATTAGTTATAACTAATTCTAGTCGTATAAGTGTAAGAAAATTGACTTTCTATAATTGTATTTTACAAGATGCTCCATTAGATGAAAATGGTCAATTAGAGGATGGAACAGATCGTAGTGATATTAATGTAACTTTCCAGTTCGAACATTACGATAGAACTTTTGATAATATCTAAATTTGAATCTTAAATTTTTTAAAGAAAGTATTCTTGAGAATACTTTCTTTAAAAATAATTTACTACGTATTTACTATGATAATTAAAAGAAAATTATTTGGAAAGAAAAAATATCCTAAAGATTGGGACGAAGAAGATGAGAAATATCTAGATGAAATAAAGAAGCAAGAAAAGAAAAATTTGATTAGAGATATTTCTTTAACTACTTTAGGGGCTATGTCTCCATCCTTAATAGAAACTTTAAGATATGATAAACCAAAGCCGCATATAAAAACAGGATTAATAGTGGGTTCTACACTGGGTGGATTAAGTTATTATGTTCATAAAAATACTGTTAAGAATAGACAAAATTCCTATAGAAGATTAGATACTAAAGAAAAAAGACGAGAACGAATTATGGAAGATAATCTAAAAAAGAACCCAATAATAAAGAGAAGATTAATTTAATTAATTTACTAGAAATGATTATAAAAAGAAAAATCTTTACCGAAAAACTTCCAGATTCTAGGATTGGGATTGGATGGATTCAGGATAAAAATGATAAAGTAAAATCTGAAAAATACTTAAGAAAAGCAAAAGATGCTGCTGATAAAAGTTTTGAAAAACATAAAGATCCTGATAAAGCAATTAAAGCTTCTAAAAATCAAGTAACTAAAGAAGTTTTAAAAGAAGAGTTACCAATTCCAGTAGGAAAAGCTATTGGATATGGAGCTATTGGATATGGGGTATCAAAATCACCAGAATTAATTAATAAGATTTTAGATTCCGATATCAACTTAAGAAATCTTCCCAGAATTCCTTCAGGATTATCTAATAAATTAAAGAAAAATTCTGGAAAAGTAGCATCAGCTGTAGCTTTAGGGACTTTATTATACAATTCTCCAAAAATAAAAAAGAAAATAGATTCTGCTAGAGAAGGTGCTAGAATAAACACTGAAACTAGATTAAAAAGTCTAAAAAACAAAAAATAAAATAAAGAAATAGAGTTTAAATGCAACTCTATTTCTTTCTACTAATAGAAAATCTTTCTATTTTATAGCATCACTTATTTCTCCATTAGGTTTTATTTCAATTACTTTAGCTCCTTTTTCTAAAGCTTTCTCTAAAAATCTATACTTCCGTTTACTTTCTATGCTTGAAGTAATTCCCAAAAAAAATTGCCGGAATTAATACTAAACCTATTCCCAAAGAAATAAGAAATACTTCTTCAGTATTTTCCCTTACAAATTTTTTAAACCTTGATTCTTTTCTTTGATCCTTTTCCATAGTTCTTTTATTTTAAATTAATACAATTATAAGGCTTTAAAAGTATTTGAATCTGTACTAAAATTTACATATCAATCTTTAGATACAACTGCATAATAACCTTCTGGAATTTTCCAAATTGATGGATTTAATGCTTCTTCTGGAATTATGGTACCCTCTAAGATTGGATATAAGTCTGCCACTACAGAACGTAATTCTGGCAAAGGATTTATATACACTAATCCATTTTCTATTTCTACAATATTAGTTTCTCTTAATTTTAATACTTGTCGTTTCATAATTTTATATAATAAATTCTACATATATAAGAGTTTTAGAGAAAAAATATAAGGAGAAAGTTTTCCTTCTCCTTATTAAGCTATATCATATTATTTCTTTTTAGGCTGTTTACTAGTAGTTACTACATTCTCAGGCTGTTTATCTGAAGATCCTAGGATTAATTCTAATACCCCACCAGGATAATTTTTCGCAGTAATAAGATCAATCTTATTATTAGGAAACAGAGAATTGTGAACTTTTATTCTACAATTTAAATAGTTAACCCTAAGCATTATGTTAACTAAGTTATCCTCTTTATAAAGTTCTTCTGCCCATTCCGCAGCATTAAAATTGATTAAATTACTGGCAATATCTGTAGTTGAAGTAGACCCAAGATCAAACATAGCCTCTATTTTATTTACTTTTTCAAATAGAGCAGTTCTATAAGACATAATCGCAGAATAGCTAGCACTTTCAGCCATTGATACAGCATTATCAACTCTCTGTTGTCTTAATTCATCTGAACTAATAGACAATCTTTCTGACATTGATTTCATATTAATTTCTTGTTTAATTGTTAATAAAATTTATTTATTCTCTCATATATAAGGATTTTAGAAATTAATAGAAGGAGAAAAAAAGAGAATAATATTAGTATTATTCTCTTTAATAATAGTTTAATATCCCTTTACTTTAACAGAAGCGTCAAATTTTTCATGACCTGTTCTCAATCTAGAAACTAAATTATATTTCCCAGAAATTATAACATCTCTAGTTTCTCCTTTATTCAAGTGAAAACTTCTATTTCCAGATTTTTTATCATAAAATTTAACATTACTTCCTCCATTAGGAATATCAATATTTACAAAATCAATATCTCCGTTTCCGAGATCTTCTACAATCCTAATTCTCTTTCCATGATCATTTACCATAGATACATTTCCTGACGTAACTTTTAAAGGATCATCATTGTCAGGATAAATTTTTTGACATAATCCTTCTGATTTTTTTAATTTATTACGTAGTATTATACCTCCACATAATAATACGATTCCTCCTGTAATCGTTAAAATTTTAATAAGTCTTTTCTTTGTTCTCTTTTTCATAATTAGTCTATTTAAAAATTAATACAATTATAAGGCTTTCAGGGAAAACGTAATTTTGCTACTTTCCTCAGGTATGTCCCTTATTTCTGAAGACAAAGGCGTTAGCCCTTCTACTTTTTCCTTTTAAACTTGAATGAAACCCCTATAAAGTATTATAGGAAATTATTCTATTAAAATTGATTCTTTCCCTCCCATTGAAAGGAGGGAAAGAAGGAAAAATGGAAGTTCACTTTTTTCCACAAATAATATATATATATATAGATTTCCAAAATAAACCTTAATAAAATGAACTTTTGCGTTTTTCATAACTTATTATCCTTACAATTGAGTTAAAGGGAAACTCCTTTGACTTCATAAAAATAGGACAATTTAATGAATTCTATAGTAAATATAAGTTATGATAAATAAATTAAAACCATGGATTGTACCAGGAGGAATTAGATTTTTAAGTGATTGGAAAGACTTCTTTTTCTATAAATTACCTCCTAAATGTATAATAAATAAGCAGATACCAGGTTGTGGTTTTACAGAAAGAGTAATTAACGGAATAGAAAATTGTATATTGGCTGAACCTAGAATTGCGATTCTAGAGAGCAAATATGGTAAACATACTAATGATGTTTACTTAGTAAAAAATGAGTTACTCGATGCAGATCCAGGAGTGGATAAGGATTTAAGTAAGATGGATAAATCTCAAAGTATATCCCAACAAATATCTAGTGGAGATATATTTGAGGAAAAGCTTAAAGATTGTATTGATCCTAATCAAAGAAAAAAAGATATATATAATCGATTAATGAGAGAGATTAAAGATTATATTAATATAAGAGATTTTTATGGTAAACCTTATAAAATCTTAGTAACTTATGATTCTTATAGGATAGTACAAGATATTTTAATTGCTATAGGTAAGTTTGATACTTTCTATACAATAGTAGATGAATTTCAAAGTATCCTACATGATTCTAGGTTTAAGAGTAATACTGAAAATGAATTCTTAGGTTATTTAAAGAAGTCTCATAGTGCAATTTTTGTAAGTGCTACTCCTTTATTAGATAAGTACTTAAATATGTTGTATGAGTTTGATGGTCTTCCATATATAGAGTTTGATTGGTTAACTGAGGATCCGATAAGAGTAGTTAAGCCAAGTTTAAAAATTAGAACAATGAAATCCGTAGGTACTAAAGCGGCTGACATTATTCAAACTTACTTAGATGGAAATTTTGAAAGAGCTACTAGAATTATAAATGGCTTTCCAGTTGAGATAGAGTCTAGAGAAGCAGTATTATTTATGAATTCTGTTAATCACGTTATTAGTATTATTAAAAAGTGCAAATTAACGGCTGATCAAGTATTAATATTATGTGCTAAGACAGAAGATAATAAGAAAAAGATAGGGAAGAAGCTTGGAAAATCTTTTAGTATAGGACATGTTCCAATTATTGAAAAAGGAGAGAGTTTTCCAATGTTTACCTTCTGTACCTCTACCGTTTATCTTGGTGCTGACTTTGATAGTTTCTGTGCTAGAACTTTTATCTTCTCAGATGCTAATCTAGAAACTCTTAGCGTAGATGTCTCAGATGACCTAGGACAAATCTTAGGTAGACAGAGAAAAAAGGAGAATCCGTGGTATAATAGTGCAGAGTTTTACTATCGAACTACTTGTGATTATAGAAAGATGTCACAAGAGGAATTTATGAGAGAGATAGAAAGAAAGGAAAAAGCTACTAAAGATTTATTAGACTCTTATACATGTGCTCCAGATTCTGCGAAAAATACGTTAGCTCTGACTTATCAATATGTAGCTAAGTCTGCAAATTATAAAGATAATTATGTATCTGTAAATACTCACGGAGGTACTGGATTATTTCCTATCTCAAATAACTTAGTTAAGGTAAATGAGCTTCGTGTATTTGAGATTCAGCAATATGATTATGCAGATAGATTTATGCTATTTAGTGTGATTAACGAAAGAATTACTCAGGGTAGCTTAGTAAATCAGGAGGTAATGTATTTCTTTAATAAGTATGATCAATTGGGAACATTTAAGGAGAAGCTTAGATTATTATGTGAATATGATATGTCTGATGAGGCAAGAAGTATTGCTTTAGAACAGATAGGAGAACATGATAATATAAGATCTTACTATTTAACTTTAAAACCTGAAAGACTCAGAGCACTTAGTTATGATAAGACTAAAATTGAGAGAGAATTAGGGGTAGTAGTATTTAGTAAAGAGTTACTAGTTAGAACTATATTTCAAAATTTTAAGGTAGGAGATAGAATTAGTACTGCAAATGCAAAAGTTAAGTTAGGACAATTATATAATTCTATAAATTACAAAGCAACACCAAAAGCTACTGATCTTGATGAATATTTTAACAATAAGGAAACTAAAATTATTGAAATATTAAGTGATGGAGCTAAAAAGAAAGTAAAAGCTATTGAATTAATATCAGTTAAACCATATTATCAATTAGAATATAATAATTTACTAGTAGCAAATAATTATATAGAACAAGAGAATAAAGAGGGAGGAGAAGATAATGATATACTTAATTAAATCTGCAGGATATGAAGATGATAATAAGTATATCGATCTCCTTAAAATAGGATATACTGAAGATTTTAAAAAAGATAAGAGATTTAATCTATATAAACTTCATAATCCAACCTGTAAGGTATTATATGAAGTACTAGGAGGTACTGAAGATCAAGAAAAAAGAATACAGTATAAATTTAAAGATTTATTATATCCTAATTATGGAAGAGAATGGTTTTATTATTCTGAAGAGATAATAGATTTCTTTGAAGATATTCAGAATAATGGATTAGATATTGTATTAAATCTTCCTAAAGGAGCTTCTAGTAATACTGTTTATACAATATATAGAAACAAGATAAAAGATATATTATACAGTATATATGGATTTTATAGAGAAGAAAATAATATATCTCCTAAAGAATCATTAGAAGATACTATAAAAGATTACTGTAATAAATTAATAGTAGAATTAGGAGATAAGATTACTGTAGAGTCTGAAGTATTAGAGTATATAAAGAAAGATTTTGGAGATACATTAGTAGATAAGTATATAGAGAATAATAAATTATTTCAATCTTCCCAAGAGATATCTAGATTTATGGAAGAGTTTTCCAAATTAGATACATTTAAAAGAAGATTAAGATTTTTTTGTAATTATGAATTATCTGATATAGAGAGGAACATAATTCTTAATCAATTAGGGGAACATGATAATATTAGATCTTACTATTTAACTTTAAAACCAGAAAGACTTAGAGCACTCAGTTATGATAAAACCAAAATTGAGAAAGAATTAGGAGTTGTGATATTTAGTAAAGAACTACTAGTTAGGACTATATTTAATAATTTTAAGATAGGTGATAAATTACCTAATATTGATATAAAAAATATTCTTACTAATCTTTATAGTTCTATTAATTATAAAGCAACTCCAAAAGCAAATGATCTTGAAGAATATTTTGAAATTAGAAAGTGCAAATTAACTATGCCAGATAAAACTAGATCTCACGGATTAGAATTAGTATCAGTTAAACCTTACTATCAGTTAGAATATAATAACTTATTAGTAGCGAATAATTATGTAGAACAAAATAATAAAAACAAAGAGTAGTGAAAGCTCTTTAGATAATTAAAATTTCATATTGAATCTCATTCCCAACGAGGGATGAGATTTTTGTTTGTTCGTTTATAAGAGAAATATTATGATAATTAAGAAAAAGTTATTTACTAGACAGGAAGTTAAAGCAGCAAAAGAAATATTTCATGCATTAAGAAATGGGAATGTTGGTAGAAATTTATCTGCTAAAGATTTTGTTAAAGCTAGAAGGGTTAGTAATGAGACAATAGATTATTTTTTTGATAATGCTAAGATAGAAGATTATGCTAAAAATTCTGAAATAATTAAGAATATTGGACTCCCTGAGACCGGGAAGGCATATAAAAAGATGTTAGAAAAGTATAATAATCCTGAGTTACATGAAAGATTTAAGAAAATTCAAAAATTAAAGCGTGGAGATATTAGTAATTTAGATGATCAACTTAATTATGCCAAAAAATTAAGAGATAAAACTGGAGATATAATAGGTGAATTCAGTAAGGTATCTAATAATCTTGAAAGAAATAAACAGAAAGATTATGGAAAAGGAAAAAGAGCTATTAATGAAGCGATGTATAATTTAAAGAAAAAAGGAATAAAGATTAGTAAGAAGTCAAAAAATCCTACTAGTTATAGCACTCGTTATAATACTATTTATTTAAATAAAGATAAAAAGAGTAGAAGAAGCTTATCTTCTTTGCTTCATGAGTCTGGACATGAAAAGAGTGGAAGACAGAAAGAAATTAGCTATGGTAGTAACTTATATAATTTTCACAAAAATTTAGATACTAATAAAAATACTTCAGATAATTTAGATCATTCATTGTTAAATAATCTAGCTAATTTATCAACTCTTACTGAAGAAGCTAATGCATCTTATCATGCTGCATCTATGGGGAATAAGCTTAGAGTTAATCGAAAAGTAAAAGAGAGAGGTAAGAGAAATTTAAGTAATGCCTTTAGAACTTATGAGTTAAGTACTGCTAATAGAATGGTGGGTGATGAATTTTCTAGAACTATTGGGAAATTAAATGATATGTTGGGAAAATAAAAAAATCCAGGTGACTCAACCTGGATTTTAAAATGATTTGATAGCATAGTAACCTTCGGGAATTTCCCATTTACTATTATCAAGGGCTTCTTTCGGAATTATTGTATTATCTAATATCGGATATAGATCTACTACTAAATAATTTAATTCAGTACAAGGATCTTTATACACTAATTCTTTATTATCAATATCAGTCTCCCTTAATCTAATTACTTGCTGTTTTTTAATTGTTTTCATAATTAGTATAATATTATTTCTCATATATAAGGCTTTTAAGGAATAAAAATAGATTATTATGATAGTAAAACGTAAATTATTTAGTGATAGTAATAATAGTAACAATAATGAATTAATGATTTCTGCTGGGGGAGTAGGTGCAACTATTCCTTTAGTAAATTCTGGAATTAAAGATCTTAAGAAGAATAAACGAAAGGTGATAGGTCTTGAGGAGATGTTTCATAATACTGATTCTCCTGATGCAGTTTTGAAAGAAGGTATAAAAGCAAAATTTTCAGAAGATCCAAATAATCTAGCAAATACTGTATTGGATGATATTAGTATGAAAGAGAAAAAAGGAAAAGTTTACTTAGGAAGAAAAAAGGAAGTATCGGATAATGTAGGACTTTCTAGAAAGCAAAAGACTGGAAGAGATGGAAAAACTTTACACGTAAATATTCCTTATGAGGATCTAAAGAAAATGAAGCAGGTTGATAATCCAGAGTTACATGGAGCAAAAACCTTTGAAGAATATTTACCCCATGTAAAAAAACTAGCAAAGAATAAATTAAAGAAGGAATATGGTAGTTTGTTAAATGAGTCGGAATTAGATAAACTTGTTAATAATGATAATTTTACTAATCAAATGAGACAGAATTATGAATTTGTTGGTAAAAAAGGAACTAAAGTTATTGAGGGTGATATTGACTCTAAATATATTAAAGAATCTAAGAATTATAAGAAGTATGGATTAAAAGATTGGGGAAAATATATAAAAAATAATCCTAAACGATTTCTTAAAGCTTCTGCAAAAGGTGGAGCAAAAATTATAGCTGGAGCTGGTTTATTATCTGGTAGTACTTTATTAGCTATGAAGGCCGCAAAAAAGAAAAATAAGTAGAGAATATGAAAATAAAAAGAATCTTAAAAGAATTTTCATTAAAAGAATTTAATGAAAAAGATATTAAAAAAACTAACGAAGATTTTGTAAAAGCTATTTTTGAATATGAGAAAGAATTTGGTGGACAGTATTCGATTTTTGGAAAAAATTTTACACTATCTACTGTTAGATCTAGAGTAAGAAAAGAGAGTTCAGAATGGGATGATATAGATGATGTATTAGTAGTTACTTATGGGGATACTAAATCAGATTTTTTCTGGACTTTTGAATTTAAATCTCCAACAGATAAAGTAGATGTTTCTTATGCTGGAGATTAATAAATAAAACATAATAGGATAAAAATGAGAAAATAAAATAGAAAAATATGAACATATTAACATCACAATTACCCTCGGGAGGTTTTGGGTATAAATTTCCTAGTGTATCTGTAAGTCCAATGAATTTTTTACAGATAACTAAATATCTTGAAAATTTGCCATCTAATGATCCATTAGAAAAATATCTATTTGATATAAATTTATTACTTCAAGAAGATGAAACTATAATGGACTGTTATATAATGGATGTAGATTTTTTGATATTTTACAAGAAATTATGTACTGTGTCTGAAGGACTTTCTTATGAAATAGAGGTTACTTGCCCTGATTGTGGAAAAAAGATAAAAAAAACTATAAATTTCGATAAGGATATACATTTCAAACAGATAGATCAAAAAATTATGAATGGAGCTTATATTGAGTTAGGGGGACATAAATATGAAACAATAGTTCCTACTGTAAGAGACTTCATGAAAGTTTTTCAAACATATCTAAGATATAGAAGTGTAACAGATCTAAAGATGATTAAGACAATTGCATTAGTAAAAGATTTTGATTATCAAGGAAATCAAATAGAAAAAGATGTATTAGAAGCTACTCATTCTGATATTACTCTTTTACTAGCTTTAAGAGATTTATATTATGATAGATTAGAGCCAATTACTGTATATTGTCCAGACTGTAATAAAGGAAAAACAGCAAAAGAAAGGAGGGGAATTACAGTAAGCGTAGAGTCACTTACTGTAGATTTCTTTCGAGACCTCTGTAACTATTCCCCAATTGATGGATCTAAAATTTTATTTAAATAAGTTTTTGAAAGTAGATAATGTAGAGCAATATACATTAAAAACTTTAGGGAAATTAAGAGAATGTTATGAATCATTCCTAGACACAACGGAAGGCGTTGATCCAGATTTCCCTTTACTAAATTTCTCTAAAAATGGAAAGAAAATAAAAGGAAGAAATGCTATTCAACTTGGAGAAGACTTAATAGAAGATCCAAAAGGAGAGAGTAGTAGTAAATTTAGAAATGTAGATATATTAGATTTATAAAAAAAATAAAGAGGACTAATTAGTCCTCTTTTAATAATGAGATAACAGTTTTAGATATCAAATAGATTTAAGATATCGTTCCAAGATTTTATATCTCCTGAGTTAAATTTCTTTACATACATCTTTTCGTATTCTTCATCGGAATCTATATCCTTTCCGGTTAATTTTCCATCAGCTCTTCTTAATTCAGCTGAAAAAATATCACCGTTAGAATCAACATTATCGATGAATAGTGTGTATTTTGAAGAAACTCTATTATCCTTGAAATCTTCATTTTTATACACAATTTTTACTGTTACTCTAATTTTTACTGTTTTATTATCAGGCATAAACAATCTTCTCAGATCGTCACCAAATTCTTTATTTATATCATTTTCAGATACAATAAGTCTAATTTTTCCATGAACACCAAAAGTAAGTAGTGTTATGTAATAATTTGACTTTAACTCTTCTGTTTCTTGGCCAACATTTGACCAGATTTCTTGTAAACTTTTCATAATTTTTTAAATTAAATTGCCATCTATTTGCTTCAGGCCTTGCATATTTTTTCATATATAAGGCTTTTAAAGTATTCTAGATGGAAAATCTAAATATAGTTTAATATTATATTTAGTAATACGTATAAAATAGAATTTAGGAAAAAGAATTTAATTCTTTATTAATTTTTTTAATAAAATATAGGATATGATAATTAGTAGAAAGTATTTTTCAAAAAAAAGTGATGATGAAACTTTTTCTCAAAGAAATAATAGACAAAATTTAGCAATATTATCTGGATTAGCTACAGCTGGAGGGGGTATTGCTACTACAGGTGGAATGTTAGATAGTAAAAAAGAGAAATTAATTAAGAAAATAGATAAGATGAAAGATTTTCATGAGAATAAAGTTTCAAATAAATATGATAAACTCATGGATATAGTAGATAATAAGTCAGAAGAAGTATTAAAAGAGGTAAGAAAAAAGAGAGTAAAGACAGGAAATCCTATTGTAGATATTTTTAATGAGTTTGAGGATACTAATAAAGTTCTTAATGCAAAATATAAAATAAAAGATGATATATTAGATAAAGAATTAAATGATTTAGGAAAAGTTAGAAATGCTGCTGATAGACTTAAGAAGAGAGTATCTAAAAAAATGAATAAAAGATTAGCTATAGGTGCTGGAGTTAGTACATTGGCAGGAATTGGCGTAGGATCTTTAGTTAATAAAAAACTTAAAGAAAGAAATAAGCGAATAAATGAAGAGAAACGAAATAGAAGAAAATGATTGTAAAAAGAAATACAGTAATTCTTTATCATGCTACTAAAAGAAAAAATTTGAGTAGTATATTAAAACACGGATTAGATCCAAATTTCGCAAAACCTTATCAACCTACTCCAGAAGAAATAAAGGTATATTTGAATTCTAAAGGAATTTATTTAGATAGTTATGAACCTAGAGTACCATCTTATTATATCCCTGGGATAATTTGGTTAGGGGATGAAGAAATGGTTAGAAAATTTATGAATAAAGCTCTAAATAGATTCCAGGATAATTCATCAGTCTTATTGAGAGTAGAAATTCCTAAATCAGAACTAAATAAAATAAAAATAACTAATCCAGCTTTATTAGGGTGTAAGAGTGCAGAAGAGTTTATAGATATTTATAAAAAATCTTCATTATTAGATAAAATTATTAATTTTGGTGGAGCAAAAATGAAATCTGATGAAGATTTAAGAAAAGAATTTCAAATTAGAAAAGAGCATATGACAGTAGTTATGGGGAAAATTAATCCTAAGTATATAACTATTGTTAATTAGTTAGCAAAGTTTAATAAAATTTATAGAAGTATTATGAAAATAAAAAGATTCTCTGAAATTTATTTACAAAAAGAATTTGGATTCATGGAAAAATTAAAAGGAAATCCAAAATTAAAGTCAGAAATGTTTTATGCAATTAAATCAGGAGACATTGATCCAGAGGTTCCTGAAGAATTACCAGATGATTTAAAAAGATATATGACATTTCTTATAGATAATGGTTGTGAAAATGGGAGAGAGACTATGAGAGGTGGTGGTGGAACTACATTTACTATTTTCTCTTATAATTCACTTATTAAGCAATATTTAGAAAATAAGACCCCATTTGGTGTTAGATCAACTAAAGAACGCAGAATAGTGTTAATGCAAAGTCAAGGTTATACGTTAAGTTATTTAGTAGATCAACGAATTTATGCTATATATGAAGAGGCTGTTTCATTTGATTTAATAACTAGGGGAGTGAATAGACTATTTGGAACTAGTAAGAAACCAGTTTATACTACGGATTCACTTTATACAGCAATTGATAAATTGTTTAAAAGTATAATTACTTATTATTATTAATTATTATGATAATTAAGAGAAGAAATTTTTCTAAAATAGATGATATTAAAGATGATTTGAAAAAGAAAGCACATCTTGCAGGAGCTATAGCTTCTGGGGTTACTATTTATAAAGGAGGAAAATTAATATCAAATAGTGTAAATGAGATAACTGGTCTTGAACGAACTTATCATAATACTGAAAGAAAAAATATTGATAATATTTTAAAAGAGGGAATTAAATCTAAATATGCGGCTGATCCAGAAAATTTGACAAATTCAGCATTAGTAGATATTGATATGGATAAGAAAAAAGATCTAGTATATTTAGCTAAGAAAAAAGCAGATGCAGATGATGTAGGTAGAGCTAGACGAGAACAATCTGCAGAAGTAATTACTGATCCAGTTACTGGAAGAAGAAGACTTAATTATGCAAAAAAAGATACTGGAAAAACTTTACATGTAAATATCCCATATGAAGATTTAAAGAAAATGAATTTAGTAGAAAACCCTGAACTTAGAGGAGCTAAGAATAAGAAAGAGTTTAGAAAAATTTATAAAAAATTAATTGAATTAGGGGATGAAGAGTTAAGTGAAGCTGATAAAAGTTCATCTGATGCTCATTTTAAATTTTTAAAAGATGATACTTATACTATCAAAGGAGATATTGATCCTAAATATATAAAAGAATCTAAGAAGTATAATAAATATAAATTAAGAGATTTTGGAAAATATGTTAAAAATAATCCAAAAAGATTTATTAAGGGTGTAGGAAAAGCTTCTTTAGGTGGTGGATTGATATCTTTAGGAAGTATTGGGTTAGTTAAATTTGGAAAGAAACTAATTAAAAATAATAAAAAAGAAGAAAAGAAATAAAGGATATTATCTTTTATAATAGTTTATCTTAAGGATCTTTGGCTAGATCCTTAAGAACTAATTTTAAATATATAAATATAATAAGTTATGGCTGTTGAAGATATTGAAAAAAGAGTAAGAGCGATGACTGGAAAGAAAGACATTCCTGATGATAAGCAACAAGCCGCATTCCAGTCAGCTCAAAATGAATTGGTTAGAATTAATTCAGAGAGACAGAATAATTTAGCTCTTGCTAATGCTGAGGCTAATGCAGACGCTCAAGTTAATGAGACTCTCCTTCAAGCAGGAGAGATGGTCTCTATGGGTTCTCCTGCAGTTCAACAGCAGGTAGAATCTATGAATCCTCAAACTCAGGCGGTGTTAAGTAAGTATGGATTAGGAAAACCTAGGGTCCAAAGAACTCAGGGACGGGAGGTAAAAGTTACTCCACAAAAAGTTCAAATAACTAATAATAATATTACTAACACTACTAATAATGTAGCCGTTCCTCCAGCTAATATTGGCGGTCCAGTACAAGGTAGAACTCTAGCTATAAAACAAGAGGATCCTGGACAAGCTAGGTTTAAGACCTGGATTCAAAGTGCATTTGCTAAACAAAATGCAAAAGCTGCACAAAGAGAAAAGGAATATCAAAGAAGAGAGTGGTCTTTGAGTAGAAGTGCTAATAAAATGATGAAATATTTAAGTGATTTGGGAAGTAATATTTCTGAAAAACTTAATCCAAATAAAATGGCAGCTACTGTCGGAGGACAATTTAAGACTATACTTTTTTTATTTGGTACGATGTTTCTAGCCAAACATTGGAAAAAGGTTATTGAGATTGGTGATAGTATTGAGAAATTCTTTTTAGGTGCTAAAGGGGAAGCAGCGGATGGAAAAGGAAGAGGAAGATCTGGATTTGCAAAAATGCTAATAAGTGTTTTTGGGGGAGATCCTAATGGAAAAGATGGAATTTTAGATTCTTTAGGAAAATTCTTTTGGAATCCATCTGGAAATGGAGGAAAAGGTGTATTCGATCTTCTTTTATTAAAAATTAAGATGTTCTTTCAGGAGGGAGCAGAAGCAGTAAAAAAATTAGAATTACCAAAGATAGATTTAGATAAACCATTAAATAGTTTAGGTGATTTATTTAAGTATTTGGGAAATGTTATTTCTTGTTTATTTACTGGGTCAGAAGGATTAAAATCTGCTATTTCAGGAGAACTAAAAAGTAAAGGTGCTAAATCTCAAACTGGAGAAGATGAATCTGGGGATAAGTTATCCTGGGTAAATGGGAAAGATGAGAGTATTTGGACATCAAAAAAATTTGATAAAAAATTAGGAGCTGATGAATTAAAACAAATAGGACGAGTTGGTCTTGGAGAAGCTGGCGTTAATTATGGAGATTTTGCATCAGAGAGAAATAATATAAATTATCTAAAAGGAATAGATACTGATAGTAATGGAAATCTTACTGGTACTGTAGGTTCGACATTAAGACAATCTTCTGCTATTTCTAGTATGATTACTGATAAAAATAGCATAAATACTGTAGGAGTTCTTACTGGTTTAAGGAATATAGAGAAAGCCGTATTAGACAATAAAGCAAAATATGGTAATACGGCTATGGGAGTAGCTGTAGAGGATAAATCTTTTTTTACTAATTTAGGATTATCTGAAGAAGATATAAAAGATTTAATTAAATCTGGAGATATAAAAACTCAAAAATTTAAATATGTAGTAGATAAAAAAACTCCAGATGAGTTAAAGAGAGAATTAGAAATTAATGGAGGAGATCCAGTTTTAGCTGGAGCTAATGGAGCTGCCAGAGGAATGATAAATTCAGCAATTGGAAAACATTCTTTAATAGGAACGATAGTTGGTATTGCTGGGGGAGCAGCATTATGTTTTCTTCCTGGAGGACAAATAGCTGCAGTTCCTATTATAACTAGTGCTCTTACTGGAGGTACTGCTGGATATCTTTTAGGAAAGGCTTATGATGATCCAAAAGTTCAGGGAGCTTTAGATTTTAGTAAGGCTGTTATAAAGTCTAAGGATACAGCAGAATGGGTAATTCGAATGGTTCCGGCAACTGATAAACGTCCTGGGTTATATTTTAATGAAGAAGATGGAACACTTAGTGACAAACCTTTAACTGGAAGACGTAGACGCACAGCATCTAATCAAATTGTAGAAAAATATACAGTAACTGAAAATGCTTTAAATAAAATTAAAGAAAAATTAGGACTAAGACAATTTGATAAGAATGGTAATTTAACAAAAAATCTTCCATTCGACGAAACTAATACATTATCTTTAGATTCAACAAAAAGTTTTTTAGAAAACTCTCACTTAATTAGATCTGGAAAATTACCAAAAAATAATGATTATGATTTATCAAAATTAAGTAGTATAAGAGAAATAGATGAATTGCATCAACAAAATAGTATAAAATTTAATAATGAACTTCGTGAATCTAGGATGTATAAAGGGTTTAATAATGTATCTGAAGGAATTGGTTCTGCAGTTAATTGGTTAACTCATAAATTTAATGCAGATAAACTTACTGGATATAAACATATTTCTGAAAAAGAAAGTAAAGAGAATACAAAAAAAGTAGTAGATTTCTTTACAGCAAAGGGATATACCCCTGAACAAGCATCTGGCATAGCTGGTGTATTGCATTATGAAAGTGGAGGAATGAATCCAGCTTCTGAAAATCTTGCAGAGAAAGCAAAAGGATGGAAAACTAAGGGAGGTTTTGGCAATTTTGGTAGAGGTCTTGCTCAATGGTCAAATGAACGAATTGACAATTTTGCTAATTGGCATAAATCCAAGTATGGAGAGTCTTTGCCTCCTAATGAAGTTAGTATAGATAAACAGCTAGAATTTATTTGGAGAGAAATGCAGAGTCGTCCTGGATTATTAAAAGCATTAAAAGATTCAACTACCACTAATGAAGCTGTTGATGCTTGGGTTAAGGGATATGAAAATGGAGGATCAGATCTAGCAAGTGTTTATTCTATTAACAGCACGTATGCTAAACATGGAAATTCTTGGGAAAAAATGATGGAAACTAGAGTTCCAAGAGCAGAAGGTATTCTTCAAGAGTTTTTTAAAAATAGGGATAGTAATGATTCTAATATGGATAGTAATAGCGAATCTATATCTCCTGACTCTTCGGGAATATATACAGCTCAAAATATTAATACTCCTACTAATTATGTAGAACGATTACCATCTAGTGGATCATCAGATTATACTGCATATAATTGGAATTCACCTAATAGCAGTTTATTTGGAAGTAATGAATTAGAGATGGCTACTAAAAATATAACTACTTCAGTTAGTCCATCTTCAATATCTCCTACAAGTTCTTTATATAATTATGATGTTGAAAATTCTTCAACCCCATCTATAGCTACGGCTAAAGAATTAGTAGCAAATAATGATATGACTGAAATAGCTAAAGGAATTTCAGGAAAAATAAGTACATTAAATGAAAATATAAAAGTACTTCAAACAGGACAATTAGCACAAGCTGAATCTATAAATAATTTAAGTGCTGCTATTGGAAATATACAGATTAATGTGAATGCGGGCGGTCAACAGAAATCTCCCGTACAATCTGCAACTGGAGTTCCTTATCAAGCAAAATGGGGATAAGTTAGTTTTTATTAATATATGGCAGATTTAAATGAAACTGTAGTTAGTGGTGCTTTTATTAAATCACCATTTTATTATGATAGAGAATTAGTTAATAGATTTACATCTGTTACACTTCATGTTAACATGGTTAAGGGTTCCGATGGAGAATGGACTGTTCCTAATGAACCTCTTTACTCTGATAATTATACTGTAAGACCTATAGCAAGAGCTGTGTTGAATGAAGATTATCAAGTAGCTGTTTCTAATACTTGGTCGCAGTTCGGGGATGATGCTATAGGATCTGCATTTAACTCATTAAAACCATTTGCCCCCTATGCGGGGCATTTGGCAAAAATGACCCAGGAAATGTTAGGAAAAATGGATGAGATGAAAATATCTAATAATGAGTCTATAAATTCATCTTTTTCTAATGTAATGAAGAAAGTAGTGAGTAATATTGGAGATGTATCTGAGAAAGGGTCAAAGTTATTAAATAGATCTTTAGTAGTACAAGGAACTAGATTTTCATATTATTCAGGAACAGGAGTTGGATTTGGTAATTTATCAATGAAATTTACTGTATTTTCAGGATATATTCAAAATTATGAAACAGGAAGTTATGAATGGAAAACAGTAGATGATCAATTATCAGAACTTTATCCATATGTGATGGGCCAATATGATCAAGGAATATTGGATGGCGAAGGAAATATAAAAGGAGTTGGGATAAATACTTCAGTCACTGGTGAAAATGCTAAAGTTATAAATGAATTCTTAGCGTGGCAGTTACCTCCAGGTGGATATGAGCCTGATACCAGAAATGTTGATAATATACAAGTAGGAACTTTAAAATTAAAGTTTGGTGCATATTATTCATTAAATTCTTTATTATGTACTAATGCACAATTTAATTCATCTAAACAAATGGTGAAGTATTGGGATGGATCTATTAATAAATTAAGTCCGTTATATTGTGATGTTATTTTAACATTTCAGCCCGCTACTAAGTATTCTGATGATGCAATGAAAAGATTTATTAGTGGTGAAGCAGAGATAGATACAATTACTACTATGAAAAATTCTTTACGTAGTAAATTAGAAAATCAAAAAAATAATAATACAAAATTTCTTAATGGTAAATAATTATGTCTTTAAGTAGTTTGGCAAAAGGTATAGACCCCAATCAAAAAATTGGGGAAGACCTTTTAAAAAAATCTCAGTATGATCAAAATTATACTGGTGGTGTAAGGTTTGGATCTTCAGTTTTTCCATTCTACTATGATCAACAATTAAATAATCAAATAACATCTGTTACATTACATGCTAATACAGTCACATCTGATGGTGGAATAACTTGGTCAAAAGCTTCTGGGGAATTAGATGAGGATGAATACTCTATGAAACCTATAGCAAGAGCAATACTAAGCGAAGATTATCAAGTAGCTGTTTCTAATAGTTTTTCTGAATTTGGTAGTGATCTTCTTGGAAATATGTTTAATCAATTTAAACCATATGCTCCTTATGCAGCACATTTAGCAAAAATGATTGGAGATATGAATGATTCAGAAGAAGAAATGAAAAGAGGGAGTGAGATAGAAAGAGAATCTATTAACTCTACTGTAGGAAAAGCATTAGATAAATTTACTAATATTACTTATACTGCTGTTAAAGAAATGCCAAATCTTTTAAATAGAACTTTAATAGCGCAAGGAGCTAGATTTTCATATTATTCAGGAACAGGAGTTGGATTTGGTAATTTATCAATGAAATTTACTGTATTTTCTGATTGGATAAATGGAGAGTGGGTTAATGTTCATAAACAATTAGATCCATTGTATCCTTATTGTTTTGGAAAATATGTAAAAGCTCTTGATGAAAAAGGAAATGTAACGGGGACTGAAAATGTTGGTGGTGGATTTATATCTAGAGAAAAGGATATAATAAATAGGTATTTTGGATGGCAATTACCTCCAGGAGGAAATAAAGCTGAATTAAATAATATAGATAAATCTCAATATGGTACTTTAAAGTTAAAGTTTGGCACATTTTATTCACTTCCGAATTTAGTAGTTGAAAATGCACAATTTAATTTTTCAAAACAAATGGTTAAAGTATGGGTGGATGATCAAAATGATATATGTCCATTATATTGTGATGTTACTATAACTCTAAAACCAGCATCTAAGTTTACGGATACTTCTTTGAGAAAGTTTATTAGTGGAGAATCAATGGAAAATGAAAGAAACGCTATAGAGACTGCTTTAGGAAGTGTATTAGAAAATAAGAAAAATGAAAATAATACTTTTTTAGGAGGAGAGTAAGATGTACAAGAAGAGCAATACTATAATTAGTAATAAGGAAAATTTAGCTAATTATATTGAGGGATATGATATATATAACTCAACTCTATTAGTGATATTGAATGATCCTAGTATATCTAGAGTGCAATATGAAATAACAGCTTATGAATATAGACCTGATTTATTAGCAAAAGATTTTTATGGATCTACTAGTTATATGGGGCTATTAATATTACAAGCTTCTAGAGGATTAGAAACTTATAAAAGAGGATCTATTCTAAATTTAATACCAAAAAATATATTAGATAATATTTTAAGTAATATATAATATGAAATATACAAACTCTTATAATGTCTCTATTAATTTTACTCCATGGTTTGATAGTGGGTATAGATTTGATCATATTCACATGTATGAAGAATTAGGAGGAAAACTTGCTGGAGGTGAGATAAGTATGGTTCACGATGGATCTGAAGAAGCTCTTAAGTTGATTACAGATCAATATACTGGACAAATAACATTAGAAAAAGAAGGAGGAAATATTTATACTATTGATATATTTATTATTAATAGAGAATATTTCAAGAATTTCCTAACATTAAAATTTGTATGTATAAAAGATAAAAAGTTTTATACAGAACTTTTACAAGCTGAATGGACTGATATAACTAGTGCTATTGAATCTCTTTATCCAGGAAAAAAAGATATTAGATGTAAATGCGACATAGATAATCAACTAGAAATATTACAAAATTCAGAAACTAATCAATCATTATGTACAAAATTATCTTATGGATTTAAGAAAAAATCAGTATTTGCATATGGTTGGGAAGGATATATGATTAAAGAAATAATAGGAATTGATTCTGGAGGACATCAAGAACCATATTATCAAATTACTGGATCTGCAGAATTTCATCAAGTCGATTCTTATAATTTAAATTATTATAAAGAGATATATTATACACCAACAAATCCTTGGGAGCCTATAAAAGGTGGGGAAAATAATGGTGATCAGTCTAATAATTCAGAAGAAGATTATACAGACTTTCAACCAAAGAATTCTAGAACTCTACAAATGTATGAAGAATATACTATAGTAGGAAAAGATTTCGAACAATTGATGCATAATTTTTGGGATAATCAAAAATATATGAATACAACCTTATTTACCTCATTTAGAATAAAAGATTTTAATATACCAGTATATAAAATCGGGGATATATTAAAATATAAAAGAGAAGAACAAAAAACCCAATTACCATTTACATTATTTTTAGTAAAATCTAATGAATTATTTATGGCAATTGAAGATTCCGAGGCTGTTGGTCCTGATGGTGAAAATTTTAGTTGGACTTCTTTGTTAGAGGGAGTTGAAGAAAAAGAAGAGATTTTGCCAATTACTGATCCTACAAATTCTTAATTTTTTAAAATTGATATAAAAATATGAGACAAACTGAACTATATTATACTGGTACTATAGTAGAGATATTAGATAAAGTACTATATGAAATAAAAGTAGATATTCCTGGTATAAAGACTGGGGTTAAGGCTTATCCCATGAGAGGAGAAGTAGATGAACCTAGAGTAGGAGATTTTGTTTTACTAAAATGTTTAGATCCTGTATTTCAAAGTTATTATCTATATCAAAAGATTAAAGAAAATGATTTTATTGGATTTAGAAGTAATGGAAAAATGGTAGATATAACTCCAGATTATGTTCAGGTTGCTATATTTGATCCATCTAATGAAACATGGAATGATTTTTCTGAAAATTCTAGCAGTGATGATCAAGGAAGAGAATCTGGAGGATATAGGCCTACAGTTACTGATTGGATAAAATTAGATAAAGATGGAAATTTAGATGTTCATTTAAGAGCGAATTCTAATATAGTAATTGTAGGGGATTCAAAAATATCAATATCTGGTAGCAATACTGAAATAGTAATGGATGATCAAGATAAAACTTATAATAGTAATTTATCAATTACTGTTCAAGGAGATACCGATATTAAAGTATTAGGAAAAACAACATTACAGTCTCCAAATATTGAAATTAAAGGTCCTGGAAAATTAACGTGTAAAGGTGTAGTTACTCCTTCAGAAACAGGTGGACCATTTATAGCTGTTCCAGTAGCTCCAATGCCTGGAACACCAATGATATCTGGAGATACTATTATATTAACTTAAGTAAAATTATGGATAATTTATTAGAGAGTATTACAAATAAAGCTGCTGAATCTATTCTTCAAGTTAGAATGTCTAAATGTATACCCGCTACTCCAAATCCCGATGATATAACTAATGGGATGGATAATATGTTTAGTGAAAATTCTCCAAAACGTCCTGAAGGAATAAGTGATGAAAAGTGGGAAGAGTATCAGCAAAAGATGAAAGAAAAAAGAGATAAAGCTAAGGAAGAGGCAAAAGAGTTAGTTAATAATGCTGAAAAAGAAGCGGAAGCGGCAATAAAAGATGCAGCTTCTAGAGGAAAGCAAGCAATGGAGGAGATAATGGGGGATTTATCCGATTTAGGTATTTATTCCGGGATGTTGATAGTAGCTACAGCTGATTTCTTAGTACGAATTGCATTAGTTCCTGTAGCTATTATTTCTGCAACCCCATTAGGACCTGGTGTAGCTTCTCAGATGATTCCTACATTATTAAAGCAACTAAAAGCTGAAGGGGATAATCTTAGTAAAATATATGATGAGTGTAGTAATAAGATGTCTAAGTTAGGTTTAGAGGATATAGTAGAATCTTCTTCAAAAACTAGAGCGTCTGTTCCTATAGATATCTCTCCAATAAATTCAGTACTAAGTATAGTTAAAGGAGCACAAAGTACAGCTAAACCATTAATATTAGCTGTAGGTGCTAGTGTTGGCGGTGACACAGGAACTACGCCAGATGTAGAGCCTCCAGTAACTATTGATTATTCAGCTAAGGATTGTACTAATTTTTCATATATAGTTCCTCCTTCAATCCCTGAAGAAGAGGGAGATATTTCTCCAGAAAATTGTTCAAGGTTTGAAGCAATGAGTGATCAAGATAGTACTGTAAGTTGTAATAATTGTAAACATTTTAATAAACGAATATGAATTATTTACTTTCAACTGGTCAAAGTACTGATAGAGTAGAATATTATATTATAGATTTATTCAAATTATACTTGAATATATGGCCTAGTGATATACCTGGAGCAGATCAGATAGGATTTGATTTTATATTTAATAATGTAAAAAAGAAAGATATATTAAATGAGATTAAATCTAGAATTAATATACTAATTACAAAAATTAAGAATAAATTTTCTCAGACTTTGAATATATCTATAGTTTCGTTAGAATTATTAGATGAAACTAAGGTTAAATTAGTTATTAGTGTAAATCAAATTCAGTCTGATGAAATATTAGTTGATATAAATGAAAATAATTAAGTATGAGATCGTTACAAGATTATATTAATATATATAGAGGAATAGCCAATAAATTAAATATACAGGGGGATTCTGTAGAAGTGTTATCTCAAATGTTGGCTAATGCATCTTATATTAGTGAGGTAGAAAATATAGCATATGCTCAAGAATCATCTTTAGAAAAAGCTACGTTAATTAATTCTAAAATACAGCATTGTGTTGATGACATGTATTCAGTATTTAGAGGAAGTTGCCCAAGAGTAATAATGAATATAAAACCTACAAAGTATTTAAGTTTTAACATATATGATGAGATAGTTAATTCTAATACATTTAAAGTATATTATTTAGGCTACTTCGATAAGTCTAAAGATGAACAAGATGCGGAAACTTTAGGTGATGATACTTCTGTTGCTGGGGATAGAGGATTTATTTATTCTCCTATAACATTAGCTCCATCAGTAACTGATGATACAACATATACTATTATTGGTCTGATAGCAAAAGAAACTGTATCTAGAAGTTGGACATTAAATCAAAGTAATACTTATTACGTTAATTGCTTGGAGAATGATTTATCTGATGATTTTTGGGTTAAAGTAAATGGAGATTTTTATAATACCACTAGAACATTTGCAGATCATATACTTAACGGAAGTATATTTGACTTAACATTACCTTCATTTGGGTCTAGATTATATGTTGTAGATATTTTCAAAGATTTAATTACAGTATCTAGAGAATTAATGGATAATACAACCCCAGCTAATACAGTAATAGAAGCTTTATATTATAAATATTCCTTATTATCAGACTACAATACGTCCGAATTAAAGAAAATAAATATACGTGGTTCAGAAATGAAACAATTTTCTGATGGTTTTATAAATGGGAGAAATTATGAAATATTAGGTAATGGATTAGCTTGTATGTCCGAGGTTCCTAGAGACAATATAGTTACTATACATTATAAAGCTAATAGAGATAGATATGTAAATTCTATATTAAGAAGTAATTCAGATATTGGTGTAGTTCTTCAGGAAACATTTCCAAACAAAATTGTATCAGGAGGAACTACTTATGAGTTTACTAATCAAGGACAAAATAATTCTATTATTATATATTATGTTCCGTATTCTAATACAACGATATTAACAGAATCAGAAAAACAAGAATTCATAAGTTCAAAAAAAGCATATTATATAACTGATACTATAAATATAGAAAGAGGTTCTCAATATACTGCAATATTTAATATAGACGTAGAGATTTATCAAAACTCTAGTATTGAATCGGAAGTAGCCGATATACTTTCAGAGTATAAGAATAAATTTGGAATAATATTTAGTGATTTATTAGAAGAAATCAAATCTTTAATTTCAAAGATATCAAATGTTAAAAAAATAATAGATATAGAAATAATATATACTAGAGAAGATGGATCTTCTGCGAGTGAAGAAGAAGTTAGAAAAAATAATGTTTATTTTAACGTAGATTATATAATTAATTCTATTATAGAATCTGGAGGACAGTAATATGAAGATTTATATACCAGAACATTTAAGAAAAATAGATGTAATTAATCAATTATATCTAATGATAAATGAATATAGTATTACTTATGGTTCTAATAATCAATATGGCCAAACTTCTTTAAGTGATTATCAAAAGACATTAAGTAGTGATCCAGTTAAGAATTTTATTAAATTATGTATAAGTGAAACTAATATTAGAGAAGATGAAGATTATGAAGAAGTAATAAATTATTTAAGTAAACTTTTTTATAGTGTCAAAGGAACTATTAAAGTTTTTGAATATATGTCTAAATTTCTAGAATTAGATCTTGATGGAGATATTATTTTTGATTCAAAAGAAGTTACTATAAATTTTAAATCTTTAAATGTTTCGAATGAAAGTTTATTTTATAATTCTTTAAAGTTATTCTTAGACTCTTTAATATGTTACACTAAACTAAATACTAATATAAGCTCTATTGGATTAACTATAGACGGGGAGTTTATTAATTATGTTGGGGGAAATATTAGAAGTTATAAAAATATAATAGCTAAATCATATGAGGTTGATTATTAATAACAATAATTTTACAGATATTGGGACCGCAGTGTTTTATTCTACGGACTCCATATCTAAAAAAACTTACAGTAAAGTATTATTTAGATCTAGTTCCTCTTCTCTATATAATATGAGTTTTAGTGAATATGATTTTTCATATAATATAGATAAAGATAAATTTAATGATAAATTTCTAATAAATAATATAGGAAATAAGACTGTTAATTTATTTAATAGTTCTCCAAGTACATTAGAAAAATTAGAGAAAATAATATTTCCTACATTAGGTAATGAAGATTGGGAGGTAAATAATAAATATTTTGGAACAACTTTAATTAATAATCAAGTATTTGCTTTACTTTTTGCAGAAGCAGGAATTTCCAAAATAGAATTATATAAAGACTTTATAAAAAAGAATACAAATTATATTTATGATAGAGAAAACATATCAGAGTATAATTTCATAGATATAGAAACTATAAAGGAATTAAATGTATCTACTACATCTATTCCATATTTTACTATATTATTAGGAGAAACTGATGAAGATGTAGAAAATAATTTAGTTCTTAAGAAAGAATTAGAAGATGAAGTTAGTTGTGAAAAAGCTGTATGGATGTTAATTTCAAGTAATGATAAAGTAAAAGAAGTTAATTTATCATATAAATCTTGGATTGATAGTATAAATCCTAATAGAAATATGAATAAGTATCTAGTTAGAAATGATGAATATTGGTCTACAAAAAATCATGTTGAAATAGTAAATAAGTTAGATAATATTGATATTTTCGTTGACTCCACTTCTAATACTTTATTGGGAAATACTAAAATTAATAATGAGAAATTATTAATTCTAAATAAGAAAAAGTCTAGAGTAGATCTGTTTAAAAGCAAAAAATCAGATTACCCTGATTATTACAAATACACTACTTATAAGAAGGGAGATAAAGTATATTATTCAGGAGAATTGTATGAATCATTATCTAATAATAATTTTAATGAACTTCCTATAATATCTACTAAATGGATATTAGCAAATGTTTTATCTACTATAAAATCAATCAGAATTATTGTATCTGTATATCCTCAGGTTGGTGGTATAAGTGATCCTATAGGAGTTATCTCAATCCCATCAATTGATAGTGATACTTCTTTTCATATAAAACCTTATCCTGGATATGTATTAAATGAAAAAATGCCATGTTTAATCAGTACAAATCCGCTAGTTCCATTACCTTCTGGAGGAGTATATGACTATAATGTTCCAGATAATATTATAATTGTATCTAATTGGGAAAAAGTATTAGAAACTAATCAATTATTTTTTAATTTTAAATTTATTGGAACAAAAATAAATTTATTTGCAGAGATAGATAATTCTGTAGTAGAATATAAAAATTGGATTAGTGTATTTAATGAAAATAATTTTTATATTGAGAGATTAGTAATTGGTGAAGGAGAGGATCAAACTATTTACGATAATCCAACTATAGATGGAAATAATTCTTTAGTAATAAAAACAGGAAAACGAACAGAGATTATTATTCCTGAATTAATATTATACTCAATATCAGAAGTTTTAATGGAATATGATAATCCTGGGGATAATCAACCATCTGTAATATACCCATTTAGTAAAAATACTGAAAATACAATAGTATTAGAAGAAGCTATGTTTACTACAGCTAACATGATATTGAAATTAGAAAAGAAAAGAGTAGTAGCTAGTATAATTCAATATGATGGTTTTGAAGTATCTAATAATTCATTAAAAGTAGATTCTTCTGGAACGGTAGAATTTAAATTCATTGAAAATGAAATAGGATCTACAGGAAAACCATTAAAGTATTTTAAAGAAGTTGTTCTAGAAGATGATAAAGGAAATAGTTTATCTATAAATAGTATATCTGCTAATGGAGGAATTCATGATTTTGGATTGTCTACAGTATCTTTATCTGTTAATAATTCAATAGGTCCTTCTGAAGGGGTATATACTTTAAGAATAGTGAATATATTTTATAATACAACAATAAAAATCATAAGAAAATAATGATATTAAATAATACACATATTCAGGGATTATTTATTTACTCTGATGATATAGAATTTGAGAAAGGAGATTTTGTAGTTTCTGGCAATACAATTTATACTTGTATTGCTGGAAATCCAACTAATTCTTTTAATAATACTGTATCAGGAAAAGAGCCTTCTACAGATCCTGAGAATTTTTCTCCATATTTAGGAGATAAAATAGATAATATAAATGATTATTTTGAATTAATATCTAGTACAGAGTCATCCAAAAAAGATGGAGTACTATCAGCACATTTAATATCACAAATATTAAATAGTTATCTTTTAGGAATGAATGAAAAAGGTATTATATCTGAATATCTTTATAATGGAGATGAGGATAGTGATATATTATCAATTTCTTCAGGGTTAAGCAATTTTTTAGATAGTAGTAATAAAGAAAATATTTTAGATAACTTAATAACTTCAGACATTAATAATGCTGTTATTAAAATTTCCAGAAATCTTCCAGAAATAAAAAATCTTTTACCAACATCAGATAATGAAGAAATATTATTTAGCAAAAATCAATTATCTTATGTTATTTTAAGACAATATACTTATAGTACTTCAGATAATACTTATTCTAGATTACAGGAAATAATAGATCCTGCTTATGCTATTACAATGTATCGTTCTGGAGATGGAAGTTTATCTGAAGATGGAAAAATAGAAATAACAGATATAGGAGAGTTTAAAAGAAGTTACTTAGAGATAAACTTTATGGATAATGTCAGAAAATTACAGAAAGTATTTATTGACAAAATAAATGAATTAGAAGAAGTAAAGAAGTCTTTGGTAAATAGTTTTAGGTTTAAAGAAGTATCTTCTATTAATAGTTCTGAGGTATTTTTTCAATGTAATAATCCAGCAGGGGATAATTATGTTGGTATATCTGGATTTGATAAGGAATCTTTTGTTATTACTGTTATAACGCAAATTGGAAACGTTAATGTTACTACTACAATAGATATTTTGGATTCTTATTTAGATATAGGAGCAATTACTAGTTATTATTTAGGGGAATCTAGTTATTTAATTATAAAACCCGGAGAAACTGTTATTGATAAACCAAATACTGTATCAGTCTCTGTTAATAATGGAAAAATTGTTAATATATACTATAGAGAGAAATATAAAGGGTAATTATGAAAAAGATAGAATTAATTACAAATAACTCAGATAATATTTCTATTAAACAAACATCGGATACTAATCAAGGATATTTCTTAGTATCAACTGATGTGAAAGGAAATTTCCAAACCCCATTAGTTTGTAATGACTCTAATTTTAGAGTAATAAGGGCTTCTGAATTTAATAAAAGATTACAAGAGAGAGATTGGAATATTACTTATAGAAAATATATGAATTCAGAAAAAAATTTGTATATTTGTTTAGATGATAAATCTGATGGTGATGGTTTTACTAATATTATATCTGATAATACTAATAGTATAGTAGTTAGTAATTATCCAACAGAAGAAGATAAATCATCATTTAATGAATTTCTGAATTCATTAAAAACATCAGGAAATGATAAGTTAGTAGATATATATAATGAATATAATAATATGAATAGTAGTGAGATTTATTTGTATAGTGTGAAGAAAAATACAGTTGATATTTTAGAAAATTCAGTAACAATTGATGTAATTCCTTATAATTCTGATATATATACTAGTACTGTAGATTTAAATGGATTAGTAGGATATTGTATACCATTCTCTGAGAAGGATAAAGTAACTTCAAAAGTAGATGTAGGAATACAATATTCAAAAACTGAAGAAATTTATATAGAAGATGAAAATAGTGAAACCGGATATATAACAGAAGAAATGGAAAAATTATATACAAAAGAAACAACATTTAGTGGATTTAACCTACTTAATAATGAAATTACTAACAATACTCCTTATGTAGAGAATATTAATTCTGATGTAGTAATTGAGTATGTAGGGAATATAATTAGAGTTGTTCCAACATCACTAAATGTTAACGAGTGTATAATTAGTAATTGTACTATAACTTATGGAAAACTTTAATAAAGGATATAATACTTATATCTTAGGAACTTCTAATAATGCTTCTATTAGTTTAGAAGTATTATTGTACAATAAATCTGATTGGTATGGAGTTAATAAACTTCCAAAATTATCTTTATATAATCTATCACAGGTATACTCTCAAATTACTTCATCAGATAGTAAAAAATATTTAAGATTAAATAGAGATAGTGTAGATGATCCTTTTAGATATTACTTAAAAAATGGAAATATAACAGGATTTTCAGTCATAATTTATATAAGTGCTGTTGAAAATTCTCCTATAGGGTATACAGAGTTCTTAAATACTCAAGGAATTAATAACAATATTGATATTTATATATCATTTAGTTCAAATATCTCAAATGTAATTAATATTGAACTAATAAATTCCTTAGCTCAATTAAGAAATAATACTAATGTTGGTAAGAGTTTTATATCTAGTGAAAATCTGTATAATTATGTATCTAAGGAAATTGTTTTAGAAGAAGCTTCAAAAATAGATCCTTATCCTAGATATACTTCACATGTTTATAATTTTATTAATAATAAAGAAAATAATATATTATTATCTAATGGGGTAATATCTAATAATGGATTTTATAAGATTACACTTAATAATGGTGTAAATATAGATCCTTATTCAAATCTTTTTGAAAATCATCAACTTGGAGTATATGGAAAAGATATAGTGTTATATTCTTGGTCTGGAAATAAATTTTCTATATATTCTCTTTTAAAGAGAACAAAATTTGGAAATCCAGTAGTATATACTACTGATAATGTTGATTATAATATATTAGATACATTAGGGAGTAATCAAAAAATATTCTATTTCTCAGGAAGATTTATAGTAACGGTTACTACTGATTTCCCTAATACATTAAGTTTATATGATTTAGAAAAGAAAATTTGGATTAAACCAGAATATGATAACTTCTTTTTGGATATATTAGATCCTAGAAGTATAATATACTCTATACCTAATAATGTAACTTCTTTTAATATTACTAACTATCTTCCAGAAATTAATAATACATTTATTAATTTATCTGAATTCTCTAAATATTCAAATATAGTAATCCTAGAAAAGATTGGACAATGGTACGTATTTAAAAATAAAAAAAGTACAATACAAGACTATAATATTTATAGTTGCATAAACAAGTCATTGACAACAATTAGAGATATGGATTCCCCTATTGTAATAAATGATAGTATTATAATGACCAGAACAGTTACTGATAATTTAGATTATTATACTATTTATTTAGGTGATGGAATAGAATATTTTTCTGAAAATGCTAGATCAATAGAGTCTGGGATAGATCTTGAATACGATGAAGAATTAGGAATTATGTTCTGCAATGATAGTAATTCAGATACTTATAGAAATTATTATAAGGAAGGAAAAATAAAAGTAGTTAGTAGAAATAAAGGGGTATTCGGGACAATATTAGAAGGATTTAGAAAAGGATATTTAAGGGACAATATAGAAAAGGAGGTTCCAAACATAATTGGAGCATTTTTTGGAATTATGTATTATATAAATGAAGATAGTTATTTGAATTATTTATGATATGAATGTAATATTTAGTAAAGAATTTAAAGAATATCTAAAAAGAATAGATAATACTTTGTATATAACAAAGTACGTAATTGGGACTAAGTATGATGATTTAATGAATGCTCCATCTCCCGAGAATATTAGAAGTCTATTTTCAGGAGACTATCTAGCAAATGATTTGAGAAAAACTGATAAAATTACATTAAATTCTATAATAGAAAATAATACTTTAAAATTACACTTAAAAATATTAGATAAAGAGCTATTAACTGAGCCTTCGTCTTCTTATGATTTTATATACATATATGGAATTTATCCAGATGGTAATGAAAGTATTATAATGTTATTATTAAATATTATAGATAATAGTTTTCAACCATTAGATATTAATATTACAGATAATATAGTAGAGATAAATTTGCCAAATGATACAGAGGCTACCATAAGAACTTTTAAAGAAGAAGATACTGAATTCCTTGAGGGTATTGGAATTCTAAAGGGAGTTAATATATATAATACTTCTGATGAAAACTTAGGTTTAGCATCTGTAGCTAGAGATTCCTATTATAAATTTATAAGAGAGAAAAATACAGACAGTGATAGTATATCATTTTCTTATAATAATCCTTACGGAGAAAGAATATTTAGTAAAGTATTTATAGATATATGTGAATATATAAATATATATACTATTTTTTCTAAAGATTCAGAACAAAAATTATCAAAAGATGGTGGAATTTTAAAATTATTAGGTGTAGCAAATTTTAATAGATATAAATTTATAAATAATTATAACTCTACTACTTATATAAAGAACATGAATATTGATATCATATCTTTACCTAATACTTCGATAATTGTTGAAGATAATACTGGAATTAATCTAGATATAGATAATAAATATAATAGAATAATTTATGAAAAAAATACCGAGGGTAAGGAACTAAGTGTTATAATCAAGTTTAAATATTCTGGATTAGATATGAGCGGAAATATCACATCAATATTTAGTAATACTATTAAACTAATACAATCTAACATTTAATATGAATCTAAATTTTAAAGAAATAGTTGAAGCAATTAGTAATATTGATAATACTCTAGGATTTAGAAAATTTGTAAAGTATTTATTTCTATTTGCAGTTTGTCTTGCAGTATTAAACTATAAAACTGTAATAAAAGATACTATTGAGATAATTAATGAAATATCAGAAAATATTCATTCAGAAAGAATGGAAAAGAGAGATCAATTACTAGCAGAGCTTAAGCCTCTTCTTACTGAAATGAGGAGTTCTATGAGAGCTGATAGAATATTGTACTTAGAGTATCATAATTCGAAAGAAAATTTATTAGGTATTCCATTTAAATATGTAGAATTAGTCCAGCAGTCTAATGGATTTGCAATACCTCCCATAGATGCTTCTAAGTTTCAAGACATAAATATAGGAATGATAACAAATATTTATGAAGATATTAAATTAGGAAATATAGTACACTGTAAAGGTCCTAATGATTCTATATTTAAAGAAAGATATTCTGGAATATATGAATTAATTAACTCTAGAGATAATTCTAAAGAGCATATATTCATAAGTATTCCAGGAATAAATCAACCAGTAGGATTAATAATATTAGAATGGATGGTTGATGGAAATAATATAGATATGGAAGAAGTAACGAAAACTGCTACACATAATTATATCCCAAGAATTAACGCATTAATTCTCTCTAAATCGCCTGAAAAAAGAAAATGGATATAATTATATAATTTAAACTTAAACTAATAATTAAAAACTATGAATGAAGATGTAAAAATTTATGAAGATTCTACTTGGGGAAAGATTGGAAAAGATATAGTACCTAGTAGATTTTACCAAGTTTATAAAATAGAAGGAACTTGGTTAGGAGATGATGAAAGTACTTGGTATGGTTTTGACGAAGCTGATCATAGTAAAGCAACTATATCTCCTGAATATCCAATGTATGAATCAAATAAAATTGGATTAACTAAAGATATGGAATCTGTAGAAGTTACTATTGTTCCTAATGAAAATTTAGTTTCTAAATTTCCTAATGCTCAGGTAAGAATAGATTATAAATATTATGATCTTGGTATATTAAATAATCCAATAAAACTTCATATGGATAAGGATCATAAAATTTCTATAATTTGGTCCTCAGATATAGTAGAGTCATTTAGAATCATTAAAATTAAGTAATTAAAATTCTCTTCTAAAAGCTTTAAAACCTAAATTATGTATGAGAACAGACTTAGAAAAATGATACTAAGTTTGTTCTCATTTTTTAATTTAAATTTTATATTTTATTATGAGTAGCAGTAAGAATTATAAAATAAGAATATCTAGAAGTGCTTATGTTGAAAGGGATAGAAGTATCGCTATATTAAGATTAAATGAGTGTAAGCATTTAGTAGGACAACCAGTAATGGTAAGATATTATTCTAATCCTCCAGAAAATACTGAAATAGATACAGTATTTGCTATAGGAATTAAAGATGGTGTAGGAGAAAATTGCTATAAGGTAATATCTTTAGGTGGATTAGACCTAGTTCGTGAAGTATCAGATTTGTTACCAGACGTATCTAATTTAACTCATGGGGAATTATATTTATGGCAAGATAAAGAAACTAGTGTTTGGAATTATGTTTATGCAATAGACGGAGTAAGACAAATAGAACCTATTACTGGTGGACCCTTTATATTCTCTAGTATTGAAGATAAATATAGATGGTTTTATAGAGATGGAGAATTAAAAAGGGAGGATGATTTTGTAACTTCTGGAGAATTTTCATCTTCTTTTGAAAATTTTAGTAATAAGATAGAACAACTTGAGGAAGCTATTGAATTATTAAAAACTTTAGTTCATAAAAATTATATAGTATCGTTTCCGATTAGAATTAATTTTTATGATGAAAAAAGTTCCGCTGGAAGAAAGTATTTATATGAATATGGAAAGAAGTGGGGAGTTAATTTCTTAGTTAAAGTATTAATCAGTGAAGTAGATTTATTATCTGGTCAAGTGAGTGATATAGATATAACTAATGATTGTGAGATCACTCTTAATGGAGAATCTATTAATGTTACTAATAATAGGTATTCTATTGCTGGAATTACCCAACCAACTACTTACATGTTAAATGTAAAATATACAGATCCAGATACAGGAGTAATAAGATTAGGAACTGCATATTATACTCTAGATTTTGGAAAAAAATTTTACTATGGTGTTATCCCTGAATCTAATTGGGATAAGAATGTTAAGAATTTAGATTATATTATAGCAAATGAAAAGTCTATTATACCATTTAATAAAGATTTAAATTTAGAGAGAGTAGCATTAGCTTATCCTAAGGAGTACGGTGATTTAAAAAGTATTTATGGAAGAAATGGTATCAATTGCTTATCAGATTATAGTATAGAAGTAATTTCTGTAGATAGTATAGAATATTACCTATATACTAAAGATTTAGCTATAAAAGGAAGTAATGTAATGCAGAACTTTTCATTCAGTTTATTAAATCTTGGAAATGGCGGAGGTGATGGTAGTATAGATGTTACTACTCCTATTACTATGGCTGATTTAGATAATTTGAAACAAGAAATTCTCGGAGGATGTAGTATTGAGTATAATACATTAGGAAAGATCGAACAAAAGATCAAAAATATATCTTTAAGAGAAGGATTAAAAGCTGGAAAAGGTATATCTATTACACAAGGAGAGGATGGAAGTACAGTGGTAGGTGTAAGTACTGACGAATCTAGTATTTCTACTAATCCTGAAGAAGAATTAACAATTAAAGATGTAGATGGAGGAACTTATTAATGGCAATTCAAGTAGATTCTAATTTCTTATTAAAAGCCAAAGACTTCTTAGATAAAAGACAAAGTATTGCAGTAACTCTACGTGATTTAGCTGGATGGGATTATACTAATTTTCCTATACCTGTTGGATTTGAGGTATATGTTGAAGGTCAATGGTATACGTATATGGGGAAAGATGGTATTTCTAATGATAGTCTTACTGGATATTTTAGAAAAAGAGGAGGAATAAATGTAGTTCAGGAAACTGGAAATTCTATCAATGACGTAATGTCACAGGATGCAGTTACTAAAGAATTAAGTAATTTATCTGAAATAATAAATTTTATTATATCTAATGAAGATGGAAAAATACTAAAAGTAGAAATATTATCTTATGATGATAAAAAAGTTCCAGGAAAATATAGTATATCGTCCTCAATAATACCCGGATTTGCTTGGAAGGTTTATTATAATGATGTTGAAATAGATCCATCTGAGTTAAGTGATGTCGGCGTTTATCTAAAAACTGTAGAAGATGGCGAAGAAATTTTAAAGAGTGTAGACAAAGTTTCAGGAAATCAAATTTTTGTATACACTAATAGTAATAATCAACCTATATATATTAGAGAAAATACAACATTTGTTTTAAAAATCTCATATGGAGTAGGTTCATCTAAGGTAAGTACTCAATTAGAATTAGATTATAAGTTTTTGGGAACAAAATATTGGGGAAAAATTCCTGGAGATTTAGTTTCTAATAAAAGTGGAGAAGAGTTGTATAATTATCTAAAAGGAGATTATAATATATCTAGTGATAGATCAGAATATAGAGAAACTGGAGTAATTACATTCGACTGTTCTTTAGATGAATATAAAAAAACTGGGTTATGTCCTGGAATAGTAATACCTAGTGATCTAGTTAATAGTAATGAATTTATTCCATTTAGAATATTAGTTGGAGGAATAGAGACTAGTGACTATACTGTAAAAGATTATGATTCTCAAGAAGATGGTAGAGTTAATATAATAGTTTTAAATACTCCACAAAGAGGAATTTTAAATATAGAATTTACATAAAATATGGGAGAAAATATTAAAGGAGTAAATATACCGTCCAGAATAGTTCCATATTCACCTAATGATACATACCCTACTCACGAAGCTATATATGGAAAAGGAGGATGGAAATGTGTAGATAATATAGCGGGAATTGCAACTATTCCCGTAGAAAGACTAGAAGTAGGGTGTATAGTTAGAGTTAATAATCCTACGATCGAATACTCATATACTGGAGAAAGAGCTAGTGATGAAGAATTAAGTAAAATAAATCTAGAAGAAGATCCTTCAGATGAGAATATTGCAAAATTTGGATTTATTAAGTGGACTCCTGGATACCAACCAAAATCTCTTAGTGAACTTAATAATGATGTTCCTTTTGTAGCTGAGGTAGTAGATAAATCTGAAGATGGGGATATTATATACTTAGACCCAGACGATGAAACAGATAGTACTAAAATTCAAAGTTATTTATTAGAAAGAAATAAAGGAATTTATCAAGAATTAGCTATATCTTATTTATATAAAAATAGCTATAGATCTAGTATATCAGATGATTATGGAAAACCAGTATACGGTCTTGTAACTGTTGGGGAAGATGGAAAAATTAGTAAAGATGTAGTTGAAGATGGTGGTAAGTATGTAGAAACATTAGTAGGATTCTTTCCAGATGATTGGATAACTGACGATGATGATTCTGCTTACTCTTGGCCAAAACCACCTAACATGCAGTTATATGAAAAATACTATGTTACTACTAATTATTTGAAGAATAAGAGTAGTGAAGAGAGTGAAGATGTACGAAAATTTAGGAATAAAATATGTACTGTAACTAATGATGGTGGCACAACTTTAACTTGGGTAGGAACAGATCCAGAAGTAGGAGATTTTATCTATATTAATGAAGGGACTCAATCTCTTTACGTATTTGGTGAGAAATATATTAATGATCCAAAATGTGTTGGTAGAGAATTAATAAGAGATATTAATGTATTAAAAAATGCAAGTGTTGCTGAAAATAAATGGGATGAATTTAGTGTATCAGCAAGTTTAATTTATGAACTCTTAAAAGATAGTATTTCAGGATCTGATGAAACTAATAAAGTTTTATTAAGTCAATTAACAGAAGTAAATTTAACTTGTAATCCATCTTTTGTAGAGAGGAAAGCTCAAGGAAATATAGAAGTTAATTGGAGTATAAATTATAATAATAATAAATTAGTTCCATTAACTTTAAAACTAATAAGTACTACTCAAGGAGATCCTATAACTACTGATAAAAGTGCAACAAGTGCTACAATTAATGTTCCTTCTAGTTTTAATAGTGATACTATTACACTTACGTTAAGTGTAACTATGAATTACGGAGCTTCTAAAGTAGTTAATTCTCAGATAAAAGCTTATTATCCATGTTATTTTGGATGCTCAACTAATCCTACAGGAAGTTATGATAATGCTAAGACACTTACTAAAAAAGTATTAGAGACTCCAAAAGGTAATTATAGTATGGAAGTTTCTGATGGAAATTATATTTGGTTGTATGTTCCAGAAGGAATGACAATAAATGAAGTTACTTCTAACGGAATTAAAGTACCATTTCTATCAGGGGCAGAAATAAGTGGAGAAAATGGAAAATATTTAGGATATAGAAGTGTAGAAAAGTTTAAAGAAGGAACATTTAACTATACTATTAACTAAGTTATAATATGGCAGAGAATAATAATATAAACGTATATGGAACTTTAGTTAATCAAACTGAAAGCCAGACTATAGCAAAAGCTAAGCAAATATCAATGGAAGGATATTCTAAAGGTTCTGATGGATCAGCTATTACTCCCAGCGATACAGTTACTACTGCTATAGCTAAATTAGAAAAACAAGTAGAAAATACAGGTTCTTCTGGTTCTTCTGATATTCAAGATCTTAGGGAAGAATTTGAAGCACACAAACAAACAGTTAATACTGATCATAAAATAAAAAAGAATAATATTGATGATTTAAAAGATGATTCAGATGTTAAATTTAAATCTGTAACTGCTACTGGAAATATTAATGCTGCTGGGTTTTTTCAAAGCTCAGATAAAAAATTAAAAATTAATGTAGATAAAATAGATTTAACTAAAGGAGATATAGATTTAATCCAGTTTAATTGGAAAGAATCTGGAAAATTAGGATATGGAGTAATAGCTGATGATGTTGAAAAAAATTATCCAAATATAGTTAGCATAGGAGAAGATGGTTTTAAACGTGTTAATTATATTGAAGCTTTAGTTATAAAACTAGCACAGTTAGAAGAAAAAATAAAAGAATTGGAAGAAAAATTGAATAAATAAAAAGAGAGGGATTAATCCCTCTCTTTTTATTCTGTTAGTTTATCTATATTTATGTCTTTTTTATCATCATTATTCCAATCCTCAAATGAGTTCCATATATTATCATAAATCACTCTATCTGGACCTGTATCCATAGATTTCATAATATAAAATCTTATAGATATATTATTAAGTTCTATTATTTCTCCATAAAATAATGTTCCAGAATTATTAAATTTATGATATATTAATCTATGATTAGAATTATCAACTTCAATAAATATACATGAATTAATTAATGAAGTTGATAAAGAGTATTTAATTCTATTAAATAATTTTAAATTTCTAAACATAGAGTATCTTTAGCTAATTGTAGCTCTTTCTCATTTCCAGTATGTTTTCCCAAATCATCGGATATTTTTATACAATTTGACCACTCTCTTTTACTGTTTATTCTACATTTACTAAGCTTCATTACAATATTTGCAGGTTTTACTCCAGGAATATCACAAACTAAGTTAGTCCCTATTCCAAATGCACAACCAATTCTGTTAGAACAATATTGTTGTATTTCTAAAGCTTTTTCAAAATCTAGAGAGTTACTAAAAATAATTGTTTTGTGAAGTGGATTAATTCCAAGTTCTTTGTATCTAGCTGTTGCCATATTTACATATTTATACTCATCCCCACTATCACATCTTAACCCATCAAACATTATAGCTTGATCTTTTGAGAAATTATCAAAAAATACCTTGCTAGTAAATGTATCGGTTAAGGCTATTCCTAAATAACCATGATATACTTTATTCCAGTTATCTAAAGCAACATGATTAGCTTCCTTATATCCATAAAATGATCCATGTAAAGAGAAATATTCATGTGCACAAGTTCCTATTGGCTTTAAAGAGTACTTCATAGCTAAATGAACATTACTAGTACCATTAAAGTACATACTGTTCTCTTTCAGTCTTTTAATAACTTCGTCATGAACCATGTAAGAAAATCTTCTTCTGGTTCCCATATCAGAAACGAATAATCTTTCTCTATTAGATAATCCAATTTTAGAATCGAGTTTACTAATCACTTCATCTAATCTTGGATTCTCTTTTTTGTGTTTATGCATTAATTCTGATACGATGGCTAAAATCATAACTTCATATAATGTAGCTCTATACATTTTATCGGTTACTGTAATGTGTAGATGTTTTTCTTCATCTAACCATACTTTTATTTTTTCTGGGTCAAATGTCCAACCTTTAAGCCATTCCCAATAGAATTCTCCGATATATGGAATATTCTTTACACACCAATTAAATTCTTCTTTTGTGAGGGATAAAGATTTTGTACTATAAAATTCTCTTTTCAATTCTTCAACAAAATCTTCCGTGAATACTTGTTTATTTCTATCAATGAAATTAAATTCACCCTCTGCATCAGGAAATAGCATTGAATAAGCATAAGACATTGATAACTTATACAAATCTGTGTCTAAAATTGATTTAATAATACTCATAATTTTTTAATTTTAATATGTTAATTTTATTTGTTTAATATCATTTATAAGGATTTTAGGATTTTCAAAAATAATAAACTGAGAGCCTTATAAGTGATATTAATTTAATTAAATAAACAACGTTATGAAAAAATCAAATGAATACAAAGTAATTGAAGAAAATTACTATTCGGAAAATGTGAATGATAAGACCGTATTTACAGGAACACTGGATGATTGTAAAGATTGGATAAGTCATAAGTATGATGCAGATGAGTTATTAGATGAACTTAGTGAGAGAGGAGTAAATATTAAAGAATTTATCCTGGATTGTTTATATGATCCTGAAGAAAATGGTGTTTTAACAGGAAACGGAAAAATAATGAAAGGAAGTAGAGAAAGTTTTCACGAAGAATTTCTTAAAGAATGTTTCTTAAATAATCATTTAGGAAAATATGATTATTTACTTGGATTGCAGAATAAACCTGTATTGCTTAAGTATGGTCTTACAGAGAATGAATGATAAAAGGGGAATATTCCCCTTTTCTTTTTTAAGTGGACTCTGTATTGATACTTAATCTAGTATAAAAATTCTTCCCTCTAAAAAACCTTTAAAACCTTATATATGAAAGGAAATTAAGTATTTAGATTTGGAAAATACCGTCTGAAAAACCTTAATAACCTTATATATGTAATAAAATATATTAGTTCAGTTGGTAGAACACTTGAAATAAGAGAGGTCATAGGTTCGAGTCCTATATATAGTTTATTACCTAAAGATATAATATTAGATGATCATATTCTAATATTATATCTTTGTTTTTTAGCGTTATAATTATTATAACTTAGATATATAACACATACTGAAGGTGTCACGAGGGAGTGTATATATTGAAATTCAAGAGTAGCTAACTTGACTTCGACTCTGCGAAGTAAAAATATCGTGAGTCTTTTACTATACTTTATAATAAAGGAAATATGGAAGTTGTTATACCATCGTAAAAGATATAGGCAAGAGAGCGTTTTAAAGGTTGAAGGAGACTAAGAATTTGGGCCTAACAAAATTTTATATAAGGGCCCGAATCTTAAATTAACAATAAAAATATTTTATAGTAGATAATACTATAAACCGAGATACATTGAGGAAAGATGATAAATCTTTTTAAGAGATATGTATCAAAAGCATGTAGCTAGATATATATAGTGAACTATGAAAATTTGGAGAAGTCTGTATAACTTCAATAATTGAGTAATAGGATGCAAGGATAATGGGATTAGGATATACAGCCTGATTACTATAATATACTTATGATAAGAACTGACGAGGATGTTATAAAAGTAGATTATAGTTTTATCCTAGAAGTCTATGAGAGAGAAACTTATAGCAAACCTTTAACTAAAGTATATTTAATATACTTTAAAGAACACAATAACGAGAATAAAAAAATTTAATTATATAAAGAGATAATTAACTAAAGTATAACTTAATAATTACAATTATGGAAGAAAGAAATTTTAACAATGGTGGAAAGTTTTTTGGTAACAACAATGCACAGACAAGAGTTAATAATCCACAGCCAGAAATTCCAACAATAGACGCTGTTCCAGTATCTTCTACTCCGAGAACTTTTTGCGGAGTTGAAGTAAATGCAAAAAATATAGGAATCGGTGCAGCCTGTCTTGTCGGAGTAACACTTGTGGTCGGTGGTGTAACTTATGCTTACAAAAAATGGTTCAAGAAACCAAAAGAAAATAATGTTGTTATTCCAGAAGAAGTAAAGGAATAACTTTCACTGCAAACAAAACCTCGGACAATGTGTCCGAGGTTTTTATTTTAACTTTAAATAAGACAATAACAATATTAAATAAATTATGGAAAAAATATTAGATATAGTAATTACAATATTAATCGCCCTTACTTTTATTGGGTGGTTTGTTGAAAATGAAATTTTATATACCATTTCTGCATCAGTAATGGTAGTATTAGGGATAGTGTATTATTTTAAATATATACTATTTGGTAATCCTTCGGAGAATAGTCCGAAAGAGAAGAGTATTGGATGAGGGAGTAATTAAATCTCCCTCATTTTCGTTTTTGTAGTTAGATATTTAATCTAACCTGATGAGATCTGAAAGATCGAAACAGAAACGGAACTAAAGATTTCCTTATAAATTTATATATTAATTATAAAGGACATATAACTAATAAGGAAATTTAGAACTATAAGGAATCATTTTAATACAGAGTCCACTTAATAAAAAGTGTATTAAAAATTATTAAACTGAAAGCCTTATATATGATATATTATATTCAACTTATAAAAAACATAAATAAGAAATTTAGTATAAACTTAAATATATATAATTATGATTAAAGAAGCAGTAAATGGGTTATTCAAATTTAGTGTAATGTCTTTAGGCTTGTCAGTAGTGGGTATCGTGTCTCAAACACTTGCCCCAGGTGTATTTAATGTCCTCAGACATAGCTTTATTAATTCTGATCGTTATGAAAATATGGAAGAAAAAAGTAGAGAAATCGTCTCTAGTGGATTTGGATTTAAGAAAAGCGATGTAGTTGTATATAAAAATGAGTAAAAATGAGAAATAGAATATTAAATGAAATACTATTGATGACAAAAGATATTATCGTTAGTACAGTAACTCAAGTATTTTATTATACCGTAGGGTATTTAAAAGAAACAGAGAAAGGTAATGAGAATAACTAAGAGAAGTCATTACCTTCTCTTTAAATTTAAAAGACATAATAACAATTATAATTAGAATAATAATAATATAAAAATATATAATAATATGGAAGAAAAAGAGTCAAAAAAAGAAAAATTATTAAAATTTTGTATATCCAATAAAAAAACGATTGGATTCTTTACAATCGTTTCAATACTTGGGATAGAACTTATTAGGAAGAGAAGTGAAGTATCTTCTTTAAAGGAAGAGTTATACATTGAGAAAGGTATTAATAAAAACCTAGAGTATAGCTTAAAAGGCCTCAGAAAAGAGGTATCAGATCTAAGTTACCACCTAGGTAAATTAAGTAAAGGAAGGAGGTAATATGATAGAGATAAAGAAAATTTATAGAGTAGAGACTAATTTACCAACAGTTATATTAATACTGTCCGTAATTGGAATAATCTCTAATCATATAATTAAAATGAAGAAGTTAAATAACAAAAAAGATACATTATGAATTTCGTAACAACAAATTTTGCCAATTCGATGAATACTATATTAACGAAGCGGCGGGCATTAATTAAATGCTATGAAATTGATTTGCATGAATTTGTAGAGTTAACTAACCAAGAAAAAGTTTTTGGCTACTTTAGCTTTAATGATAAGCCAATAGTCAAAAAATTAAAAGAGGTTGGAGTAAAATTTGAACCTATCAGCGATAAAATTGTATTGAATTCCTCTAGAGAGGATACATTATATGTAGTTAATGCTGTAGGGTATAGTTTAAAAGATGAAAATGATGATATTCCAAGTTACATAAGTATAGAAATTAAAGTATATCAAACTTATGATGATAAGGAAGATTTTCATGACTAATTTATAATAAGATTGTAAAAAAATTAAAAAATTATGAAAAAAGATTTAAAAAAATTTAGAGATGCTCAATACTACTGTTTTGTAATAGATAAGTGGTGTGAAAGCATTCCTAGTACTAAAAACGTATTGAAAAAGTCAGATATATTTAATCTTCTGACACAAGCAAATGTTTTCTTCGGATTAGAAGATAACAAATATACGTCTTACTCGGTATTAGAGAAACTCGAAAATATGTTAGGAACATATATCGAGAAAACAGATGATAGAATTTCAACACTCTATTCTCTAAAAATAGATGAAAAGAATAAAGAGAATACTGTTAGTGAAATAAAGTCGAAGATAATCGAGTACTTTAATCTCAAGTATAAGAACAGAAAAAAAGTCGAAAGAAAAAAAGAAGAGTCTGGTTCTTTAACTTGTAAAAAGGAAAGAAAATATAGCGTAAAGAGATCTACTATTGAAAATTGTTACAGAATATTAAACTGGATGGTAGAAAATAAGAAAAACAGTATGGAGAGAAAAGAAATACTGAAAACTTTAAACTGTCAAAACATCCAGTCATCACAAGTAGATTCTTGGCTGAATACTATAGAGAGATATAATGGCACAATTATTGACTTGATGTACGTTGCCACTAAGGGAAAAAGAGAAAATAAAGGATTTATTAAATCTAATAACCCAGGCAATAGTCTATTATTGATAATTAAGTTAGGAAATGAATTATATAATATGTTTCCTAATACTAAATTCAGTAATAAGCCAGTATATATTAAGAGAGAACAGCAGGGTATAAATTTGGTAAAAGATGAAAAAATTTCAGATCATGATTTATCTAAATTAATTTACTCGATTGCTGGAATAATATTCGAAAATAGTTATAGAAGTGTAGATGTAAATGATATCTGTTCAAATTTGGCGAAGAAATTTGATATAAAGATAACAAAAAAGGAAATCATTTCTGCACTGAAAGAGTCTCCTGAATTTGATTTAATTGAACACGGAGACAGAATAAAATTAATTAATAATAGTTCGTCTTGGGAAAAAATTGTAAAAGAACACGGACCAAAAAATTTCATTAAAGAAGTCTTAGTTAGACTAACTTTTGATCTAAAAACGGTTCAAACGTATTTCTCAAGTGCGATAATAGTAAGTCAAATATCTGAATGCGATGCAATTTATAAAATAACATACAACGAATCTATATCTGATTTAATAAATTGGATTGAATTGTATAGAAAGTTCAGAGAAAATGATAAAATTTTAAATGACGAAGAACTCGAACAAACTATTAATAGAGAGATAGAGAGAATAAACGCTCTAGCATTCTCTGATAGTCTAAGATATAAGCTTGAAATATAGTTAAGCTGCTTTTCGTCGTTTTGGAATCGAAAGCCTGTGAAGGTGAGTAGATTCCTTTTTTGTTTCTCCTTTAAATCCTTATAAGTGAAATTATAAATTATATAAAATATGAAAAAGAAAAGAATAATAAGTAGTATTAGTGGAGTAATAACTAATAGTTCGTCAGAAGTATTTTTAATAGATTTAAAAGATACAGGATTTACCGAGAAAACATTTATCGAATTTTTAGAATCTATTCGTGAAGCAGATAATGAAAAGAATCAAGGTTCTGGAATGGGAGGAATATTAAAGCTTGAGAATTGGGATAGTTTGTATGAAAGATTTTGCAAATTATATATTCCAGGAAATAAATCATTTACTTTAAAAGATTTTTTAAAATTTTGGCCGGTATCAAGTATTGAAGAGGCTAGGGAAAGATTTTTTAAGCTAGATGTAGATGAAGGTTTCCTAGATATAATAGATGAAGTAGAAAGAAATTATTCTGTTTCTTCCAGAGATTTAGGTATAAAATCTGCATTAGGAATTGGAGGGAGATGATTATGAATGTTTTGATAAATTATATGAATAATTATGGAATTATTAAATATTAAAGACTATATAGAAGATATAGATTCATTAGTTAATGGCAAATATATTTCACATATTTCAGATATGTTATATGAGATAATAAGTAAAAATTATCCAAGAGGATTATTAGGAAAGTGGTTTTACTTTAATTATAAACCAAAATATAAGGTAGAAGAGTATTCAGTGATGAAAGAAGTTGACGAGGAAACCTACTACAACTTATATTGTAGATTATTTAATCCAGTATCTGTCTTAATTTATGAAGATTACTTTAAAAAGCCATATTATGTTAAAGTTAGATTGGATTCAATAGACGACTGTGATTATAGTGCAGAGTTTAATAATCTTCATAATATTAGTGAAGTTAATGACGTTATTTATAAACTATTCTCTTATATAGATTCAAAAGAGATAATTAGTGGAAAAGAGTTAATTAAATATTCTGAATCTATAGGAGGAGTTGAATTACCATGTTAATATGAATCCATGTGATATATGTTTAGAAAAAGTATGTAAAGGTAACTTAAATAAGTGTAATTGTTCTGAATGTAAATTAGCAGCTACTTGTCCTAGATTTTTACATGCTACTATTAGAATAACAAATAAATGTACCCAAGAATGTAATCATTGTTGTTTTTCTAGTTCTCCTAAAAGTAATATAATGATGTCAGTGGATATGGCAAGAAAAATAGAAAAATTCTTAATCTCAAATGATATACTATCATTAAATATTATGGGAGGAGAATTTTTCTGTAATCCAAATTGGGAAGATATAATTAATATTTTTTCAGAAAGAACTGTATCTATTAGACTAGTATCAAATGGAGATTGGATTGTAAGTAATGATTTAAAAGAAAAAATAAAATCGCTAAAAAATATTAATAAAATAAGAATACATATTAGTAAAGATAAATGGCATAATAATAAAAATTCTGAAGAAGCTTATAATTTTTTAAAGGATAATGGTATAAGAACAAAAATAACTCTTCCAAATGAAGCGACTGACTCTTCTATAGTTCCAATAGGACGTGGAGAACAGATTTATGGCATATACTCGTTTATGGGAGGTTATTGTGAGAATCCTTTAAATAAATATTCATTTTTAATAGATGAATATGGGGAAATATTTAAATGTCCTTTCGGAGTATGGAATTATGCTAATGTTATGGAATATCAAGATGGAGGATTTGCTGAAAGATTTAAAGAATTGAATAAAATTTTTTATAAATCATTTATTCCTTCATGTAGAGATTGTATAACTCAAGCATTTCTTAGAAAAAGAATAATATTTAATTATAGAGAAGATGATACTAAGTAAAAATTTAAAGAAATTAGTAATAGATCAAAGCCTTTTAAAAGGAAGTAAATTTATATTTTGTCGTAATATTGACGAAGCTTTTGAGATATTGTATGAATTATATAATTTCTATGATTATATAAAACATGGAGTTATTATTATATTTGTTGATAGAATAACAGAGAAATCAGTAGTATTTCATAAAGACTTTGCAAAATATAGAGAATTATTTGTTAACAAGAATTTATACTTTGCTAGTAATAATAGAGTTTTTTATCCATTACTTGAGCCAATAATCTGTTATGATAAATATATAGTTACATTTAATTATTTAAAAAACGAATGGGAAGAATTTAAAGATTTTAAAAATACTAGTATTCTTCCTAAATTAGAAGAACTGAAAGAAAACTCTAAATTATTGATAGTATGAAATATGTAGAAGTTTTTAATAAATTGGATTTTAAATTAATTCCTTTTTATAGTAATAGTTATGATCCAGATACTTTTTATGGATTAGTAAATAATTGTAATGAACTTTATAGTATTTTGCGATTATTTAATACTTATGGGTTTGATATGGAATATAGCGATGATAATAGTAGTACTGCTCATGTGTTTATATTTTTTGTTAGAGAAGATTTCTCAACTGATGATTTAATACTTCATCCAGATTTTTCTAAGTATAGAGCATTACTAAAAGATAACAGAATTTTTATTTATAAGATATTATCTAAGGATTCAATAGATTCAATACTTAGTGATAAAAGTGCTGTTTTAGAATTTAATAGAGAAACAGGGAATTTAATAATTGGATATTACAATTTTGACAGTAATAGTTGGGAGAATGATATATTGAGTACTGATCATGGAAAAAAAGTATTCAAGTCAATTACTGATAATTGTAAAAGAGTTGATTTATTTATCCCAAAAAACATGTCTTATTTAATGTCTATTTTTTCAGATTAAAATTATGAGTAGATTAGAAGATGTAAAAAACGCTGCAACTAGTTCAGAAAATCTAAGAGATATTTTAGAATCTCTAGGATGGGAAGATTATATTGCAATGCATGCTGTAAAAAATATCCCTTATTGGGGACAAACAAGAGATAAAGTAACTGGAGAATGGATTTGTGGATGGGAAATTAATCCAGATGCTGTAGAATACAATTACTGGGATTTAACTGAAGAAGAGAGAAAGGAAGCCGCATATAGAATGTATTATGATATTAATCAATGAAAAAATATATATTTATTAATATTATTATATTATTACTATTAATATCAAGTATTAATTTGGGAGTTTTAATAGGTGAATTTTATCACTTTAAAGCGAAAACTTGCGATGGTAGTGCTATTGCTTTAAATATACTGTGGATTATAGTGATAATAATATATTTAGTTAGATATATAAAATCAATTAAATAATAAGATTATGGATGCAGAGAATATTAAAGACGTAATTGATGAATTAGTAGGTCCTATTGTTCCAACAGGATCTGAATCTATAGATATAAATAGATTAAATAATTTAAAAAAATACGAAAAAATATTACCTATGATATGTGAGGATATTAAAATTATTAGAGATAAATATATAGATTCTCCATATCAGTCTGAGAAGAATATAGGATTAGAGGCTGAAAAAATTCTCAAAGAAATTTCAGAATATGACAAACCTCCAGTAGATTTATATACTTGGATAGAAGATCTAATATGGTGTCCATCTCAATGTTATTATTATTTTATAGATAAGTTAACAAATACTAAATATTGTATATATTTGAGATGGAGACATAGTGATCCTTGGACAGCTGAATTAATAGAGTGTGAGGATAATTGGGGTTTTAGTATAGAAAAAGAATGGGAATACCTTGATATAAAAGATTATAAAGATTCTGAATATAAAAATCTTGAAAAAGAAGTATTAAAATTAATAAAGTCTAGATTTCCTAATAGTATTCCTTGAAAGCCTTATATATGAATAACAATATAATAAGTATTATATGAATAATAATAAAGAAAGTGAAAATGAGTATTTATCAAAAATAAAATTTTACTCATTTGTAGGATTTATGGTAGGAGCCTTAATAGGAACTATCATTGGAAAGTTATCAAATCGATAATTTTTGGAACTAAGGATTAAGTCCTTAGTTCCTTTATTTTCCTTATATATGAATTTTAAATTAAATAAAATAAAATGTTTATACATTCGTGTTTTATAAGAACAAATAATGAAAGATTAAAAAGAGAGTTAGAACATTTGGGTTATGATGTTAGTAAGTTAAAAACAGGAAGGTACTGTATAGCTACATCTACAGCAAATTCGTCAGCTGTAGAGATAGATGAAGAGTCTTTTGATTGCAGTAATCCTCATAGAACTTGGAATTGTTCGGGAAGAATTGATTGTGAAAAGAACGAGAAATTATTTTTAGCAATAGCAGCATTAAGAGATGATTCTGATATTGATCAATGGTTCGTAATAGATGTAGATGCTTATATAGATCTTAATGTAGGAGATTGGTTTAAAGCAACTGATATCAATGGAAGATATCATGTTGGAATAAAGATCGATCCAATGTATTGTCATAAAGCAACTATAGATGAGTTAATTAATCATTTTAAATAGTAATATGAAAAAACAAACTTGGAAAATGAGATTTTATGATGGCATACCTTGCTATTGGGAAGGTGACGTCTATAATGAGGAACGAGATAATTATGAATTTGAAGCTGACCTTTTATTGCGCGATTATTGTTGGAGTAAATCAAGTGTAGAAATAATTTTTATTCCTTATGAAAATCGTGAAAAAGATCCTAGAACTTGTCAACCATATATAATATATAAAGTATTCCTTGGCGATTCTATAGAGATATTTAAGCATACTGTAAATGGAAGAATTAAGGGTATATTTACTTGGACTAAAGAAAGAAAAAATTTTGGATTAAAATTAGTAAAAGCTTTATGAAATATTTATTAATATTAATTTCTATACTTTTTATTACAGGGTGTGATGAATCATTTAACAACAGTGTAACAACAGAGCTAGTAGTTAAAAGTATAAAGAGTAAACAGAATTTTGCAATATACTCTTGTGTAGTAACATATAGTGGTTACTTAGTTGATCATCGTATCTCTTTTGCGGATTCTATTGGAAAATTTAATATCAATGATACTTTAATTATTTGTAAAAAACGTAATTATGAAAAAACCAATAATTAAGTATAGTAAATCAACTTTTGATTACATTAAACATAAATTATCAAGTAAGTTTAATTTTGTTGAACATTCCTTTAATTATGGAAAAGATTGTTACTGTCTACTAATTGATAGTATGATATCAAATTTATATGTAGATGAAAATCGTTTAGAGGAGTTTGATATTGTAACGGATGTAGATGAATATATTGAAAAAATTCTAGTATATTCATTTCTAGAAAAATCCACAATTAAAATAATTCCTCCAGAAGGAATGGAAATGTTTATAGATGGAAAAGATATAAAATTTAGACCAGTTAAAAAGAAAATAGAATACAAAGATATTGCTGAGGAACTATTCTTAAATAAGGAGAGCTTTTATATAGGAAATTATGCTAGAATAGGTAATTGGAAAGCTGAAAGAAAAGAAGAATGTCATTATAGTACATTATGTCCTAATAAGGAACAAGCAGAGAAATTAATGAATATAAATAAGTTAATAAATACTGCTAATTACTTTAATGATAAATATTCAGATCAAGAAGATGAAGATCTTGAAGAAAATAATGATTATAGTCATTATTATTGTTTTTCTTTATCAAAATCTGGATTAGTTATAGAGAAAGAACTTAGAGAAGATGTAATTTCTTTGATAAGATTCAAAACTAAGAAAGCTGCTGAAGAAACTTTAAAAGTTTTAGGAAAAGATTTAATTATAAGTATATTAAAATAATAAAATACATATTATTAATAACTTTTAATTTACTTAATATGAAAAAAATACCGTGTATAATCTGTAATAGCAAATTATGGAACTATATAAGGAAATATTTATATGATTGGAATTATAATATAGATTTTGTAAGCAGTAATTGGAAAGATTTCCCTTTACTAGTAATAAATCTAGATGGTTATATAGGAAAATGTATAAACCTAGAAATAAATAGAAGTATAGAAAATAATAGAGAAATAATATCAAATGTTGAAGAATTTTTAGAAAAAGCAGCAGCACTTAAGGAAAAATCTTATAATAGCACTAATTCTATACATTCTTTAATAAAAACCGGAATGATGGTTAGTTTAAGAAACAATGAGAAAGGTTTAATAGTTACATTATTTGAGGAATTAGTTATCATACATGATAATAAATTTACTCCATTAAGTGAATATAATTCAAGACTTTCACATTATAAAGATACTAATTTAGATATAATAAAGATATTTACAATTAAGAATAGTAAAGATAAATATAAAAAATTGTTAAGTATTGATTGGAAAAAAGAGAGTAACTATAAATTATTATGGGAAAACGAAAGTATAGTAATGTCTAAGAAAGAAATTGCTGAAATACTAAAAATATCCGAAAATCAATTAATTATTGTATAATAAAATTATGTTTATATTTATACTAATATTGATTATATTAATAGCAATATTTCTTGTTTATGCATTATGGTTAATAAATAAAGATAGTTCGAATGCTATATCAATATTATGTGGAATATTGTTAGAAACTTTCTGTATTGGATTATTTAAATTAATTTCAGAGTATTATTTATGAAGAAACTTGCAAAGTTAATTTATGATTTTATTAATGATGGTGGATGGAGATGTATATTAGCCTTAGGTTTTTTCGGAATAGTTATGGCTATTATAGCAATGTATGGGAAGTGTGGATTTAATTGGATAAGGTTCATATTATTTGATTTACCATTATTTTCTTTTTGCGGTTGGGCAATATATAACGGAGTTTACAAAGTAATTAAAAATAATAAAGACATATTTTATGGAAGAAAATAAAAAATTTCCTTGTATTCTATGTAATGAAAAATTATGGAAGGAATATATAGAGCCGTTTTTAATAAAATGGGGATATTCTACAGACTATGTATCTAAAGATTGGAAAAAGTATTCTTTATTAGTACTAAATTATCAAGATTCGATAGGGAGATGCGCTAATATAGAGTATTTTCCTAATAAAAATTATTTAGAAAAACATAATAGATGTATTGAAAATCCTGATAAATTTTTAGAAGAAGCTGCAGAATTAAAAGGGTTTATCTATGAAAAAAGCAAAAATTATGTAAAAGGAATTAAGATTTTTCCTGGAATGGTTATAAAAACAGATAATGGAACTTATATAACAATTCCTACAGAAAAAGGATTTGCTTATATTAGATATGATAAACCATTTAGTTGGACCTACGAGTTACCTTCAGAAATTATAGAAATACATGATATTCCTGATGGAGAAACTATTACTGGTGGAAAATTATTATGGGAAATTAGTGGAGATAAGTTTAAAGTCACTAAAAAACAGATAGCAGAAAAATTTAATATACCGATAGATAAATTAATTATCGAATAATAACTATGGTTTGGTTAGCTGTAAATTCTGATGGAACAGAGATATGTTGTAATTACGAATTAGTTCGAGTATTTAACAATAGATGGAGTACAATGACTGAAAAAGAAATCTCTACATATTGCTATGAGTCTAATGGTGATCCAGATGACTGCATAGTTGTACTCCCAAAAGGTTCTATTAAAAAACTTATAGGGAAAGAATTAACTTGGAAAGATAATTCAATTAAAATTGAATAATATGGAAGATGAACTTGATAAAAAGCTTGATGAATTAGCTCGTGAGCAAGGATTTATTGACATTGAAGATATGTTATATTACGAGTGTACAGGTACGTTTGCAGAATGTGATGATTATTACGACTATAATAATAATTATGAATAAATTCACAAAATTTATTAAAAAACAAATCTTCTTATATTTTCACATTAAGAAAGGAAGATATTTTTCTAAATCTGAAAAAAGAAAGATTTTAAAAATTATAGAATTATCCAAGAAAGAGATAATAGAAACTCAATTTAATAGTAAGTATTGGAGAGGAACGTGTACTATTTTAGCAGATAAATGTTATGCAATTTCTGGCATATATAAAACTAACTTAGTTTACGGAAAACTAGAAAAACTTTATCATAATCCTACCTATTATGAAACTCACGGTTTACCTGTAAAACGAAAAATAGCTTATTGGTGGGATAAAGATGATAGAGAATCTCGTTTAAAAGCACTAGATATATTAAAAGAGGCCATAATAAACGATTAAATTGTTATGAACGACGTAAGATATATAGTAATAAATTATAATGATTCAGATTTTTCTAATGAATTTTCTGAATCAGCAAAAGATTACTGTGAGAGAGCTAATGGAATAGTACAATATTGTAAAGAATTAAAAATTGATCCTTCTAATAGTATATTAAAATTCTTAACAGATAGAAAATATATAAATACCTTTATTAGTAATAAAGTTATTGGAAACTATATTAAAAATGTAGATTTTAGTGAAATAATTAGTATAACCGAATTTCAAAATCTAACTAATTTAGTTTTAAATAATTTAATGGCTGATATAAAATTTTTATCAAATAAAGAATTTAAAGATATAGAAAAAGATCTGGGATATTCTGAATATTTAGTTATCTATTTTGAAAATGAAGTTTTTAATTATAAAATATATTAATTATGGCATGGTTAGCAGTAGATAAGAATGGATTTGAATATATTTATGATTCTTGCCCAGAAAGAGGAAAGTGTGTATTTGATCCTGAAGGAAATTTGCACTGTGTAGGACTTCCAAAAGGATCCATTAAGAAACTTATAGGAAGAGATTTAACTTGGGAAGATGAACCAGTAGAATTAAAATAATAAATTTATGGCATGGTTAGCAGTAGAAGTAAATGGACTAGAAGTAATATTTGAGGAAAAGCCTGAGAGAAATTGTCAAGATATGTGCTGGTATCGTTTAATTGAAATGCCAGTGTATGATGATAATGGACCTGAAGAAGATTATTACGAATATGGTATAGTTCTGCCTAAAGGAACTATTAAAAAACTTTTAGGTCATGAATTAACTTGGAAAGATGATCCAGTAAAATTATAAATTATGAAAATGTATATTGCAAGAGATGGAAATTCAAAAGATAAAAGTGGTAATTATACTATATTAGGAAAATTACATTTATTTTATGATATTCCAGTATTAATTTATGATATAGAAACTGATACTAGAAAATTTGAAAATGCAAGAATTATCTCAGAACTTCCATCTTATATGTATCCAGAAATAAAAGGTGGTGAATGTTATGAGCTAAATTTTGATAAAAATCATCGAATAATTCCAAAAATTGAAAAACAACTAGAGGAGATTAAAAAACAAGAATCAATTGAATTAGAATAGTATGAAAACTTTTAATGTAGTAAATGAGTTTGGAGATCTATATTATGGATCTTATGAAGGATGTTTAATTTTTATCAAAGAACATCCCCGAGTTTAACTTAACAGAAGACGATATTATTGAAGAATAAAAAAATTAATTATTATGGGATTCATTCAACCTTGTTATATATACAAAAATACAGAATCATTAAGAGAAAATTTAGAAAAACTTGGTTATAAATGTAATTGTAAATTTGATAGCAATATGCTATGGATAGTTGGAAATAATTACTTTTGTTCCAATCAAATGTTGTTAAATAACAGAGAAATAGGGGATCTTGTTTTTGATAAAATTTGTTGCGGAACTAACGAGGAATTATTCCTAGCAATAGCAGCATTAAGGGATGATTCTGATATTAATCAATGGTTTGTATATAATAACACTGATTGGGAAAATGAAGAAGATCTAAAAGAAATAACATTTTTCTTATGTAAAGAGAAGAATGTAAAATCTGAAATGTGTTGTAATCTTCTTTATAATGATTGTAGGAAGGCTACGGTAGAAGAATTAATTAAACATTTTACAAAAGAATAATATGGGTTTTATAAAATCTTGTCTAATTAATAAAAATACTTTAGAATTAAGAAAAAAGTTAGAAAATTTAGGATATAAATTAAAAGGAAAATTTAAAGATTTTTCTTTTATTTATTGTAAGAATGGATATTATAGTACTCCTTCAGTTAATGAAAAACCTCCTAAAGACTATTACATAGATTGTGGAAAGAACGAGGAATTATTCCTAGCAATAGCAGCATTAAGGGATGATTCTGATATTAATCAATGGTTTGTATTAGAAACAAATCTAGCTACTATAAATAATCCAGAAATTATTAAACTTAACTATAGATCATTTATAAAATGTAAAAGGGATAGTTGGTTTATAGATTTAGATGATAATGGTAATCCTTCTATTGTTTCTAGTAGAAATATTCCAGCTCATAAAGCATCTATAGATGAATTAATAACTTATTTTAAATAATGATTAAAGATATATATACTGTAAAATCTTTTGCAGTTTTAGGTGATTCTCTAAAAACCTGTTATAACTGTGATTATTGTAGAGCTGATGATAATATTGATTATAGTTATCATTTATTACCTAGTAAAATTAATAAATTATTTAAAAATTTACCAATTGCTGTAAATCTATTTTATGGGGATCCAATACTGCAATTAGATAATACTATAAATTTATTAAGAGATTTAGATAACGATAATCATAGTGGAATAGTGATACTTGTTACTAAAGGTAAGTTAGTTAAATTGCCAAAATTAAATATTAATTTACATATTGGTATAACTATTGGACCAGATAAAATTAGTCAAGATAATTTCGAACATAACCTTGATATGGCAAATAAATCTGGATATAAATTTAGTATCGAATATAGACCTATTTGTAAAGATATAAATGACTCAGATAAATTTATAGAATATGTTATATTAAAAGCGAAAGAATATAATACCTGTGTATCTTATTCTGGCTTACAATTACCTCCTAAACCACTAGATCAAAAATATCAGCCATATGATAATAGACAATTCAGTGGACAAAAATATATAGGAAAAAATATTGAAGATAAAATTCAATACTTTGCAAAGTTATATAATGTTCCAATATTTAAGAAAACTAGTTGTCTTCTATCATATATGCATAATCTAGATCGTGATTATAATGCGCATTTTTTAAAACCTTTAGGAGTTGGCTGTAAAAATTGTTTAAATTATAATAAATGCTCTATATTTGATCCTATTAAATTAAGTATGGATCTTCCATTTGATTATAATATAGTGAAAAAAGATAATTATATATGTTCTTTTGTTAAAAATGGATTATGTAAAATTCCTAATAAAGAATGTTTACAGATGAAAGGATATTTCTTACAGCCAAAACTAAAAACGATAACTAGAGGAGATGCGAGAATTATTAAATGGTTAACTGGATGTATGATCGATAACGTAGAAGAATTAATAGAGACTCCATTTATTAGTAATTTTTGGAGTGAATAAAAATAATAAAGAGGAGACATTTTAAAGTTTCCTCTTTATTCTTCCTTTTCAAATACCTTAAGAATCTTATATATGAGGGAATAAGTGAAATTTAATAATATCTTATATTATTGACCTTAAGTGGAAAATTGTAGGCGGATGGAAAACTAATATCTAGCGCAAGAAATAATATGGATAATATTATTAAGTTTAAATGTAATGAAGTTGCCTATTGATAATTACTCTAATAACATATTTAAAGTTATAATATGTTATCCCCCTGAAGATAGGATATCTTTTGACTGTAAAGATCAAGTCAAGCTAAAATAGAAGTAATTTCTATTTTATTTTTTTCTTCTCCTTGAAATTCTTATAATTGAATTTAATAAAAATATTAATAAAATGGAAAGAAATGATTTAGAAAAATTTAAAAAAATTTCGTATGATTTTTTAAACTTATTGGAAATAGGGTTCGGATTACATCCCTATGTTATAAATAATAATGCAATAGAAGTAGGAGAAAAATTTTCTCCTAGTATAACCGTTAGATTTAGAGATAAAGGTTTAAAGAGATATACTATGGGTATATGGGCTTGTGGAAAATGGTCTGATTATTACGATTGTGAAGGAATTAATAGAATATCAGTATTTATGATTCATGATTGGTTATTGGATAAATTTAGACCTAGTTCAGCAAATTTAATTTACGAATTATATCTAGAACCAGAATTCTATAGAGATAATATTCACTCTGAAATGTTTAAGCAAGCAAAAATGATAGAAGAAGTGAATAAAAATCCTATAGATACATATTATGCAATAAAAGAATTTCACGAATTTCCAAATGCTACTTTAGATTACATTCATGAATGGTACTATTATTGTGTAGAAAGACGTTTTGCTAATAATTTGAGATATAAATGGAGTGTTAAATTTCTTTACTCAATTCTATGGATAATTTCTAAATTTGATCCAAGAGTAAAGAAATCAATTTTATTTAATGATGAGGATGTTATACCTCCATTAACTTCTTCTTTCTTAGCTACTGAAAAATGTGCAGATAATGATAAATCTTGGGAACGATTTAAGAATTTATATGAAAGGTTCCCAAAATTTCTTAGAAAAACTTTTAAATATAAATTATTTGATAGTGGATGGAATGTTGCTGATTATTCAGATGACATGACAGAAAAAGAAATAAGGACAAGAATGTGGAAAGGATGTATATGAAGAAAAAATTTTTTATCAAGAGAAGATTAATTTATAGTATTTACTGTATAGTATGCGGAGTACTATTCGGATATATATGCTATATTAGTTTAATATACTATAAAAATTACTTTAATACATTACAATCATCTATATTATGGATAATAACTTATTTAATATTATTATTAATTTTTATATTAATTTCTAGAAAAGTTTGTAAAGAGTTATTTAAAAGATTTAAAGATGATGAAAATAAAAATTAATAAAGATTTTGAATTATTAATTATCATAATAGTATGGATACTTTTGGATTTAATAGTATATATTTTTTCTGGTAATTTAAATTATGTAGAATTATTTCAAGCTATATTTGTAATATTTATATTAATACCGTATATATTATGGAGAACGAAAAGAAGAAATTAAGAGAGGATAAATTATTTTTATATGCTAATAGTCTTTATGCTTTATCCATAGGAAAAGGAGAAGAGTTTACTTCACTTAATGGTTATATATCTTTAAGAAGTAAACTTGAGAAAGAAGGGTGGTTAATTAATATAACACCTGAAGTTGGAAAAAGTTGGGTAAATTGGAATTGGCAAATTATAGTTCCAGATAATGAAGACTATAATACTGGAATGTATGGAGATAATGGAGAATATAAGTCTAGTTTCAAAGCTCTTGAGTTTAGCGTTATTAGAGCATTAGAGTTATATGTACTATATAAAACTGATGTTGATCAAGATTTATTAAATAAGATAATTAATAAATATAAAATAACTAAACCTCTGGATAATATAAAAACTGTTCTTGACTTGATATTATTTATAGAGGGAAGATTAATATTTCTTGAACCTATAGATAAAGAATGTTTTAATTATATTAGAACTTCTGGAAAAGAGTATATTGAGTATATAAATAAAAGAATAATAGAATGTCTGGGTGTTTAGCAATATTAGTATTATTGATGTTAATAATACTAGCAATTTATGGAGTCATATATTTACTAGGAAGTATTGTAATTTCTTTATTTCCATTACTAGTTATCATTTCATGTATAGTTTTTGTATTATGGGCGTTTGGATTAGTAATAAAACTTTTAAAAGATTTTTTTGAATAAAAAAAAAGAGAGGAATTAATTCCTCTCTTTTTATTTCCCTTATTAACCTTAATATTGAATATTTAAATAATTAATTATGATAAATACTAGTGAATTGTATGAAAAATTAATGACAAAAGTATTTCCAATTGATGTTGGAAATACTAATAAAGTTGATTGTTTAACTCTAGAGGATGTAGAAAACTATTCTATAGAATTAGAAAATTTTATAGAAGATGTAATAAGTTCTAGAAGATTTTTAGAGTTCCCAAAAGAGTATAAAAAATATTTATCTAAATGGGGAAAATATGTTGAAAATCCATATACTGGCGGTGACAATGACTTTATAGTATTTGATATACATACTGGAGAATATACGTTTGGAGAAAGTGGGGAATTACCATTGTGCGATATTAATTTATTAAATAGTAAATATATTAATAGTAATTTAAAAGATTTAATAAAATTATGAAAACTTACAACAACATTTCAGAAACAAGTGGAAAATCTTATTTAATGGAGTTATTAAATACTCCTAGTCCTAGTGGATATGAAAGATTTGGTGGAATAGAAGTATTTAAAAGATACTGTAGAACTTTAAATTTAAAAGAAGAGTTTACAGATGCTATGGGGAATTGTGCATTTTCTATAGGAAACTCTGATAAATCTATAATGATATCAGGTCATATAGATGAAATAGGATTTCAAGTAAGTAATATTACCAAAGAAGGTATGGTAAACATAGTTTCTTTAGGAGGTATTGATAAGAAGACTTTACCTGGATCTATTATTGAAATTATTGGCAATTCTGGAAAAATTGTAAAAGGTATAATTGGTAAAAAACCTATTCATATTGAGAATAGTGATGAGAGAAGTGAAGTAACAAAACTCAGCGATACTTTAGTTGATATTGGAGCTAGAAGTAAAGAAGAGGCTGAAAAACTAGTATCAATAGGTAGTGTTGCTGTTTTTGAAAGGAATCTTATTACTGAATTTGGTGAACATGGAATTATGTCTAAAGGATTAGATGATAAGATTGGAGTATTTATTACGTCTTTAGTTATGGCAAAATTAAAGGTAAATCAAGACAAAAATTTATTAGATACGAAAATCTATGGTGTAGCGAATACTCAGGAAGAATTAGGACTAAGAGGAGCTACAGTTACATCTAAAAGAATTAATCCAACATACTCTATTGATATAGATGTTACTTTTGCTAATGATGAGGGAAGAGATATTAAAGATTCTATATACGGTTCTATTGAGTTAGGTAAAGGACCAGTTATAGAATATGGACCTGATAAAAGTAATGCAATAATAAATACAATGAAGCGCATTGCTAAAGCAAACAACATTCCAGTTCAATTTGCTGTATCTTATGCAGGTGGTACTAATACTGATGCAATTCAATTAGGTGGAATGAATACTGAAACTGTACATATAGCTATTCCTAATAGAAATATGCATACTCAAGTAGAAGTATGTGATTATAGAGATATAGATGCAGCTATAGATCTTATATATCTTACAGTTCTTGAGTTAAGTGAATAAAACCCTTAAACTCTTATAATTGTATTGAACAAACTCATTAGGTTAAACTAATTAATGAAGATTATAACTACTTTTAGATGTGAATCTGGAAGTAGTTTTTATTTCTGTTAATCTAGCTTATAAACCTTATTATTGTAATTTATAAAGATATTATTAAAATGATAATAGAAGATTTAATAAAAAATGATTTGAATAATTTAAATTGGAATACTTATAATAAATATTTTAAAAAACCTATTAAATTCTTAAATCAAGATATACCAAGAGTATATTTTTTAGGGGATCTTTTTGGAATATTATTAATAGGTAGAGAAGAGATAGAAGATATATCATTCACTATTATTTATAGACCGACAGCAGATTTACCAAATAGCTGGATATTATATAATAGTCAAGAAACAGATAACTATTTTCTAAAAGATATAATTGATATTTTAGAAATATCTAGAAATTGGGTAAAATTTAATGGAAAGAAGCATAAAAAGAACGGACATATTACTTATAAATTTAAAAAATAATTTTATTATGGAAAAATTGAATAAAGACATCATTGCATTTAGTAGAGGAAAAGTATTAGTTAACAACACTGATATTCTTTCGCTTACTGAAGAAAAGAATAGCGAAAGAAATCTACTACTGTTTACATTACTAGATGAATTGAAAGAATATGGGTATTACTTATCAGTAGATGTAATGAACAAAATTTCAAAAGATGAAATTGAAAACTTACATAAAACTATAATACCATATTTATTTGATAAATATAATTTTGGAGGAAGAAAATATAAACCACTATATCCAGGATTTCCAAAACAAGTTATATCTAAGTCTAGATATGAACTTAAAGTAGATCAATTAAAAGTTTATAGTGGAAATCTAGATGAATTTATAGATAATAATCCGTGGATAGAAGATATTCCTACAGAAAAAAAGGTTGTAAAAGATCCAACTAAGGAATTAAAATTAATGACAGATAAGGAATTTATGGAAATACCAAAACAAATTATGTTATCTAATAATTCTTTGTCTGAAGGAAGTAATGAAGAATTAATTTGGTTCCTAGAGAATTATCCAAATTTAGATATACCTGATAGAATACCATTCAAGGAAACTTTATGTATTGTAGTAAAACATAGACCTTCTTATGAATTGAATGAGATAAATGATATCCTTAGGTATGGTATGTACTTAATGGGAGCTAATCCAAGTTTACCAAATGTTCCAAAATACGAAAAGCCTATATATAATTATAGAATCCCTAATAGAAATATTAACAAAGATTGGAGAAATCTTTCTACATTGTCTAGAAAATATAGAAAAGATATATGTAACAGAATTGAAAGAGTTATAGAACTAAAAGGGATAGAATCTTGCATAATTGATGCTAAGAGATTTTATGGACACTGGGTATTATTATCTGAAAGGGTACATCCTATGGAATTTACATTACGATATCCTGAATGTTCTAGTTTCTTTAGTAAATTAAAGAGCAAGTCTGAAAGGAAACTGTATAAAACATTTAATTCCAAAATTCAGAAAATGTATGATGATAAGGCTGACATTGTAGATATTGCTAAAGAGATATCTAAACGTCCAGGAGAATTAGTAAGACGATTTGATTCATTAATTAGAAAAGCTATTAATGTAGAGAAAGAATCAGAGATAATGGATTTATTCTTAGATACTGAAGGAATGAAAAACAAAACTCTACTAGAGCTTAATAATTACTACAATAATAGAGAAAACCCGGATATACCTAGATTAGTAACTATTGAGGGAAAATCCGTCACTCTAGATAAATTAAGTCCTCTTCCTGATGGATTAATTGATACAGTTCAAGAATTTATATTTAGAAAAATACTTCTTAATATAAAAGAAAGAATTACTGAAAAAGACTTAGATGGAAAATTCATCGTGCTGGATCCGGAAATAAAAAAATTAGCTATACCAAAAGGAATGAGGGATTCAGTAATATCAATACCAGCTGGAACAAGAATACCTATAAAAGAAGGAAAAAATATAATAAGATTTTTTGTTCATTGGTATCAAGATCCTCAAGGACCAGATGAAGACTTAGATTTACATGCATTCTTGTACAAAAATGATAATTGTGTAGAGAATATTGGATGGAATTCATCATATTATACAGAGGGATATTGTGCAATTCACTCAGGTGATGTATTAAATAGACCTGGAAATTGTGCTGAATATGTAGACATAGACTTGGAAAAATCCGTTTTAAACGGATATAAATACGTAGTAATGGACGTTTATAATTATAAAAACAGGGATATGGATACTCTTCCGTGCTTTATAGGGTATTGTTCGGTAGATAAAATGGAATCTAGTACTAATTGGGAACCAGGAGATGTAGAATTATCTGTTCCCGTGAAAGTAAAATCTTCTAAGGTAGCTACATTATTAGTAGATCTAGTTAATAGAGAAGTTATAGTTCTTAACTGTAATCTATCAGGTATTCCCGTTAATACTAATGGAAATGTATCAACTCAGGTAGGAATAGTGAAATTCTTTACAGCTCCAGTATCAAAATATAATTCTTATGAGATTATGAAACAGTATTATATTTTTAGAGGAGCAACTGTTATAGATAAATTACCGGAAGATCTAGAAACTCAAAATCTAGTAGCAGAAGATATATCTCTTAGTGATATTTCTCATGATTATGTTAAATTATTAGATATTATAGGAGAATAAGTATGAAATACTGGACATTAGATTGGACTTCTTGGACTAATTACTATATTCCAGTATCTATTAAATTACCTATGATAGAAGACAATAAAGAGAATGATCATAAAGAAATAAAATTGATGTATTATCCTGTAAATTGCTTTATTATAGGGAAACCTGGAAAACCTAATATTACAAAAGATTTTGATCTATTTATGTCAGATGCTATCTACGTATATCCTTTTTATGCAAACTTAGATAGAGATGAAATCAAAAATTATCCAAATATTGAGTTCAATGAATCTGATATAATATCTTGGATATTAAAAAGTTCAGGAAGGGATAGGTTAAAAGAACAACTAAAAATGTTGAAAAAATAAAAAAAAAGAAGACGCATTGCGTCTTCTTTTTTTTGCTGTGTACCATAATGATTACTCTTCTCCATAAGAGTAATCATTGACGATAATTTTTCTACTCCTAAAATCAGGACTAGTAGTATCTTCGGTTGTAACAGTATAATAATACAACAAGTCCCCATCTTTATTTAAAGGAAACCTCGGATCATATGTATTGAAGATTAACTGATCGTACATTATTTCTTCAGATTTACGATCATTCTCTCTTTTGATTATTAATTTATCTAAGAAATATTTTATAAGACTTAATGTCTCATTAACATCAATTCCTAATTGTAAACCTTCAATATACATTGGAATAGATAATCTATACATCATTTCACAAGTTATTATTTTGATATCATAGATTTCGTCTCCCACTAATTCTCCAGAATTTATAATGTCATTAGGAGATACAATACTATCTTTATAATTAATACTTCCATTATATACCCCTTGAAAGTATTTAGTTAAAGCTACATTTGAATCCCTATCATCTAAATCTTTATAATTTTCTTTAGGTATCTGTACAAATTTCTGGATTTCAATATCTTCTTCTCCGTCGTGTTTACATACCCCTCTAATCTTAAAGGATACTACATAATATCCAACTAAATTAGATCTCACTAGATCTTCAAAATTTATCTTAATATTAGATTTTGGATATTGTTCAGAATAGATTTTATTTAATTTGTTACTAACCAATTTAGCTATTGGCTTTATTGTGGTTATGTAATCCCTAACTTTTGGATATTTTCCACAATTATGTGTTTCTTTTTTATTTGAGAACGCTGTCTCCTGTATTTCGAATAAGAAATTCAAATACTTACCGTCATTAGTGTCAGACTGTAATACGTGAATGACTCTATCGCTATTAAAAAATCCATTCTTTTTTCCATCCTCTGATTCAATTCTTATTACATCTCTATCCCAATTGAATTTTAGAGGATCGCAAAATTCAATATTAGCGTATACTGTTTTGATAAAAGGATCTCTATCGTCCGGATCTACTTCCTCATTTAATTTTTCCGCAGGAACACCAGCTTTATCTAAACTAGCTTTTCGCTCTTTTTCTTCTTTTTCTAATTTTATTACTCCTTTTTTAATTTTTCTAAAGAGTATAGCACCAACCGCTAATGTTATAGTGATGCCAATGAGAGTTCTTACTGTTTTCATCGTTTTTTATATTTTCTTCGGTGATTATTATAGTTATAACTCAATTTTATATAATTTTCATAAAATATCTAATAAAGTTAATACTTAATTCATCTCCCACAGTTTCATCAGGTTAACTTTAAATAGCGTTTATGCTGCCATACTAAATGACTGTCTTTTTCCCATTTTGATATTCGAATTTGCTTTGATTTCTATCAAAATTTTTACCATCTGCGCAATGGTACAAATCCCAGCCGCGATTAATGCAAATTTATTACCAACAGTTTTTAAAAGTTGTTGTACTCTTCCAAAATCGCGAGTATTGCTTGGCATATTAAATTTCTTTCCGAATCCCAAAAAATCTGACAATCCAAATAATTTTCCTAACATAGTCTTGTTTGTTTTTAATTGTTTTACTTTATGTTTTAACGTTTTTTTCTTTGTCTACTCTCAATTATATCGAGAGTTCCAGCACAACCTAGAGCTACTAAAAAAGTTACTCCGGCTATACAAATTGATTTAACGGACGCTTTTGAAAATATTTCTGCCGTTACAAATAAAAATTTTTTAAATCTCTCCATTTTTTTTGTTTTTAAATTTAAGTTGTTAATATTTATTTTAATTATCTCTGTCTCTTTACTTAACGCAATCAGCTTAATATGCTATTTATAGACGCTGATTCGTCTTTACTATTCTTGTTAATCTTTAATATGGGAGGGAATCAATAGCTTAGATATACATATCTTCTATTTACCCTCCCTGAGAACAACAATTAACAAGAATTATGTTGTGTTTCTGATTCTTCTTTTAAATTATTTTCTAATGTTATTTTCATTCTATTAGATTTTTCATAACCTAAGTAAAAAGATGGTGGAGTAAGGCCTCTCATTTACCTTACTCCACCTATAATTATAATCATACTCGAAGAAATTCCGATTCTTCTTCGTTACTCGGCACCCTGTTCTTTGTTAGTAGGATCTGAAGGAATTTCTTCTACACTACTACCGCCTTTATATTTTTTCAATAAAGACTGTCCGTAGATCTTTATCCCTTCTCTATTATTATACACAAAAGAACCGGCTACACCAGTTACGACACCCAATACGAATGTTATAATTCCTTTTTTCATAATTTTTCCTCCTTTGTTTGATTACAATTTATTAAATCCTTTAATCGGGCGAGTATTTACTCCACCGCCCATATTACCACCATTATTATAATTAGGTTGTTTTACTACATTAACCACAGGTGGCTCACTTACTTGTTGGCTTGGAACTTCTGGTTGTTTTTTCCCGAATAAATTTTTAACTCCATTGCCAAATTTTTTTAATCCAGAAACAGTACCTGCTTCTGCATTTTTTACTTTATCGGGGTTACTAGCTCCTAACATACAGCCAACCCCAATCAATACTCCTCCAGCTAAAGTGCATCCTATCACTTTTAACCACGGAAATTTTTTCTCTTTTTTTTCAGTTTTTTCCATAATTCTTTTAATTAATTGTTAAAATTGTTGTTAATTATTCTCATTAATAAGGCTTTAACCGTTTAATAAACGGTGGAAAAATTAATTCTTTAAATTATATATCATTACGATTATAATCTATAACTATAGTTGTTATAAAGTTTTAATTTGTATGAATTATATAATTTAAAGAATCTTTTTCATATATAAGAATTATAAGGTTTTAAAAACGGAATAAAAATCCTGTCCTAAAATTTAGGACAGGTTATCTTATCATAATTAAAAATTAAATTCATCAAATGGTATATAAACTCCATTAACTTTCATCATTAATCCTACAACCATGTGATTAAACTGTTGTCTTATGGTATTGAAAATATTAAAATATGTTTCCATACTCTCATTATATAATAATATTTTTTCACTATTATCATATTCTATATAAAGATGTGATACTCTAAATACGTTATTAGTATCTTTATCAACCTCATATAGTACATCAACATCTTTTATTTTACCATCTTCAATATATGATTTAGATATATAAAAAAGTTTATTATTCATTACTTCAATAACATCAGGATTATCTTCTAATTTAAATAATACTGCTCTACTTGATGCAAGAACAATTCTTTTTCCAAATGCAGAATGATCTTCATATTGTACTGGCTGAATCCAAGATCTTTCACAATTATCAAAAGTAATCTTTGTAATAAAGTTACCCTTCCTTAGAGAAAAACTATTATTTATATTAAATTCCATATTATTTATTAATTTTATAGTGTTTATATCTAATATTTAACATTATTTTTTCTAAAAGATCTATATCTGGTTCATCTGGAAGAGATGATTTTTCAAACTCTTCCTGCATATTTTCTTCTAGATTTTCTACATATCTCATTATTTCATCATAAGTTACCCCATGATTTTTTATCTTGAGTAACCAATCCCTATCAATATTTGTTCTATCTAACAACATTCCTTTTCCTTGAGCCATCTCCTTAGCCATAGTTAGTATTCGAACGCAAGTAGACATATTTTTAGCATCAAAATCATATCCTTTATTTAATTGAAATCTTTGTTCATTCCTATTATTTACCCATTCCCAATATCTCTTATAATCTACACAATGCTGACTATAAGCTCCAGAATTAAATTGGAAATAGCAAATAGGTTCATCTCTTTCACTAATAGGAATACTAGATAATCTTATTTGACTAGTTAATCGATCATCTTTATCTAAAATTCCACGATATCCAATAGGCTTTCCACTAGTCAATACTGTATTATACATCTGTTTGTATTTATCTAACTCCCAACTTTCATAATTTTTTACATATAGCTTTAAGAATGTATCTAAGGATATGTTTTTATCTGCTCCCCAATCATAAAATAATGCATAAGATTCTACTGTATTAGGAAGTCTAGAAACTCCACAATATTCTTGTTTTAATCCATTATCTCTTAACCATTTAGTCAACGTCCATGTTCCAATTCCTACTGGTACTTGGCAAAAATCTAGAGGAGTTTTTCTTTCTTTAACTTGAGATGGATCAATATTAATTGCTTTTTTTAAACCTTTTGCTTTTTTTATCTGACTAACTGCATATCCTGCAAATGGTTTAAAACATTTTTTAGTTATTAAACTATCTTTAATATCCCATAGTGGTTGAAGTAAAGGTGAAAAATATTTAATATGTTTTTCAGGAGTAAACAATGATACTAAAGCTTCTGGATTTGATTCCCCTAACTCTTTAAAATATTTTCCTAATTCATCCCAGTAATCATCATTTTTTTCAGATTTTACCATTGATAATTTATCCTTTCCACTTCCAATAAACCAATCAATAGGACCTATAAATACACCAAAAGTATCTATATCCGAAGTTTCTGTATTTAAACCAAATAGGTGAGATCCCCTTATGCTTTCAAATAATAAATCTCCATTTTTTCTAATTTTTTCAAAACTCAGCATAACTTTATTATTTTATATATATATCATTTATAAGGAATTTAACTTAAGTTAGTAGAATTTTAAGGATTATATATGAAAATAAAGAGAGGAAGTTAACTTCCTCTCTTTATTCTTTTTATAAACTAGATATAAATTTTTTAACAGATCCAGAGATCATTTGAGAGATACTCATTTCATTTGTCATTTCTCCTGAAGTTACGAATTCCCAACATGCTCCTCTTTTCTTAACAAATGCTCCTAAAACTAATGCTTTTTTCCCTTCAAAATCAGGATTATTATCCATTTTAAAGTTAGCAAAAGTTTTTAATTGTTTAATGTCTGCTTCTGATGCTATACTGGAATTACTAGAGTATATCTTCATTTCAGCAAACGGAATCTTATCGAATACCAAACATTCTTTACTTCTATCTGTATGTTGATATATATTCAATATAACAACTATATATGCTATATCTTTTGATAAATTGTTTACATCTATCCTAATAATTTCATTATCCTTATCTAAATTATCAAGAGTAGAACCATTTAAATCATCTCCATAGTGTTTAATAGCTCCGTCCCTACTTAATTTATTATGATAATAAATTGTTTCTAAAAGTTCTTTATTTTTATTATAAATCAATATACTAGAATCCAAATCTATATCTAGAGTTTTATCTTCTTCACAATTTAATAAAACTTTTTCATCTCTCATTTCACATGGTCCTATATGAAGGAATTTTTGAAACCAATTTCCAGTATATACAACCTCTCTTTTTGAAGAATAAGTTTTATTACCAGGAATAATTACCTTTCCCCAACGAAGTCCGGTATAAATATAATTATAATTATCCCCTAAATTTTTTTTAGATAAAACTACCTTTTCATTCTTTTTCAAGTTAATAATTTGTTGTTCCATAAATTTTTAATTTAAAATTGTTAATGATCATTACATATATAAGAATTATAAGCCCTTAAATTTCTTATATGTGTAATTATAAATGTATAAAATATGATAATAAAATCACCAAACAAATTAGTAGAAGATACTAAAAAATCTTCTACTTACGTATTTTTAGCAGGTCCAATTCAAGGAGCACCAAATTGGCAAAATACCTTACCTGAAATCAATGGAGTTACGTGGATCTCTCCCAGAAGAGATAAAGTAAATGGAACTTTGGGAGAAGATGACTTTTCTTTTCAAGTCCAATGGGAACAGAAAGGATTAGCTATATCTGATATAGTTTTATTTTGGATACCTAATCCTATAGAAGAAATTCCAGGGAGAGATTATGCACAGACTACTAGAATGGAGTTACTCGAGAACTTAGCGTTAGGGAAAAAAGTAATTTTAGGTATTGAAGAAGGAATTCATGCTAGGAGATATATGACATTTAAAGCTAGAGAGTACGGAATTAAAAAAGTACATAATACTCTAGAAGATTGTTTATCTGAATTAAGAGAATATTTAAATAATAGAAAAGATAGTATATTCTTTACTTCAGATACACACTTTAGCAGTAATAGAACCTTAGAATTATCTAAAAGACCATTTAATGATACAGTTGATATGGATTTTGCTATGATTAGTAGATGGAATAAAATAGTAACCCCAGGATCTACGGTCTATCATTTAGGCGATTTTGGAGATTATAATATGTTAAGATACTTAAATGGTAATATTAAATTAATTTTGGGAAATTATGAAAAAGATGAATTAGGAAAATCATTATCTTTAGTAGATTACTTAGAGAAATTAAAATCTTATGGTTTTTCTGAAGTGATAATGAACTATGATACTATTGATCTTCCAGAATATCCATCTATAGTAATGTCCCATAAACCTTTAGATGCAAAAAAATATAGAATTGGGGATAATTACTGTTTATTCGGACATATTCATGGAAGGCAAAAGGTAAAAGAGTTTGGAATTGATGTAGGAGTTGATTCATCTAATTTTACTCCAATGTCTATAGAAGATGTGTCATTTTTCTTTAATGCACTAAAAAATAAATACTACGATGATGAGGTATTTTCATAAGTAAAAAATAAAAGATAGAGATTAGAATCTCTATCTTTCTTTTCTTTTGCTGTAAAATCCTTATATTTGTATATTAATTATATAAAATATATGATTCAAAATTTTGGCGAATTCGTATTTAACGTTAAAAAATATTGTAAAGATTACTGTATTACTGAATGTTCCGCTAAATGTCCTTTTAATAATTCTAATTACAAATATAATGATTCAATTATATTAGATTCAAGAGGATTTTATAAATTAAAGATAGGAACTAAAGTAGAAGTTAGATCTTTAAGGTGGTTTAAAGATAATTTTCCTGATTTAGAAGAAACTTTTAATAATAAAGATGAAAATAAATATTACGTATCTGACGTGTTTAATACTGTAATAGACTCTGAATTTAAAAAATATATAGGAGAAACTTTTACTATATCTAAAATATTTGAAGATAATCAAGTTATTGAGATGTTTGGAATAAGATATGCTTTTTTAGAAACAGGAAATATGTCTTGGTCACCTATGTTATTTACATCAAATTCAAGAGAAGATTATTACTTAGTTGATTTTTATGATCATTGTGAAAATTATTGTAAAAATGAATGTTCAGAAATATGTCCTTTATTTAAATTTCTAATATAATACTACAATGTCATTTAATATAGGAGATAGTATAAGAATTAAACCTAAAGAATATTTTGATAAAAATTATAAATTCTATTCAGGATATTATTTTAATAGGATAAATAATAATGTTGAAGCTACCCCAGATATGGTTCAGCATTTTGGGGAAACTACAAAAATACATGATATTAGATATCTAGAGTTTAATAAGCAACAAGCATATTACTTAGAATGTAATAAAGATGGAGGATATTGGAAAGATAATATGTTTGAATTAATATCTGATGAAGAAAATATACTAGATTCTGTAAAAAATTACTGTAGAAAATTCTGTATTTCAGAATGTTATGAAGAATGTCCATTATATAAACATAAAATCAAACTATTATGAATAGATTAGAATTAGCAAAATTAATAGAAACAGAATTCGAAGATATGATGATTTTAGAAACAAAAAATGGTACTATCTTTGGAGGTCCAGAGGGAATGGATGCATTTGAATTATATGATAATAAAATAAAAATATTTACAGGATATGATCATAGTGTAATACATGATTTATCAAATATGTCAAAAAAAGATATAATAGAACTATTAGAAAAAAATTATTTTAATAGATATAATTTTTCTAATGATCCATATGCAATGATTAGTCCTTTAGATTATTACTATAATCTAAAATTTATAAATAACATGTGTTATAATTCTAACGGGGTTATAGAACTAACAAAAGGAAAAATAATACTAAATCAAGGAGAAAAAATATTTAATGTAACAGAAAATACATTATTCATAGATATAGAAAATTTTTTTAAAACTAACGGAATTATAAAATCTATAAAAAATCAATGAAGAATTTAACAATTGTTATAGGAGTCATAGGTGAAAATCTTAAAAATGGAGTAGTATTTTCCCAATTTCCAGAATCTGGAAAACATCCAAAAGAACAAATAGAATGGGTAAATAGATTTATCTCTTCTGAAGATTTTCCTGATATGAATAGAGTTATAGGAACTTTTAGTGATTATATAATAAGAGAAATAAATTACCTTATAATGATTGGGAAACTTTCTCCTGATAAAGTAATTGCAATAGATGAAAATGGATACAGATTAAAAGTTGATGAAACTGGATTTGAGGTTCCATCTATAGATGAAACAATTGATAATCAAAATGATAGAATTGAAGAAGCTTATTACAATCTAAAATATCCAGACAATGAAGAAAACGAAGATTAAAAATTTATTTAATAAAAATCATATTACTATAACTAAAAAAGAAAATTGTAGTAATGATACTGTAAGTTGTAGTATTAGATTAGTTGAAAAGGATACTGACGATTATAGTTACTATTCTATAAGAAAACGAAATCAGACTAAAGAGATTATAAAATGTAAATCTCCTTTAGGGTTTTATTACAATAAAACCGTATATAATAATAGAACTAATACGTCTCCTTCTAGTAAAATTAGAAAAATAGAAATATTACTAAAGGACACTTCTTATGAGTTATCATATTATATTAAATATGGAGATACTACTCTAAGCAAGGAAAATCGTCCATGGGAGATAGTAGAAGGAGATCCTAGTTTTTCAGATAAAATGGCTAATAGTTTATTAGAGGAAATTAATAAATTATTAGATATTTTAAGTGACAATAAAATAAAACCGAATGTATATAAAAAAGCATATTCTTATTCTAATTATAAATCGTATAGTGGAGAGATTACTATAAGTGATTTGAAAATAATTTTGTATGAAGAATTATTTGGGGATAAGAACGGTATTAGATACCAAACTGATTCTGAAAAAATAGTATCTCACGGATTTGATTTAAAAACTAGTTTTAGAAAACCTAAACAAAAATAATATGTATAAAGAGAATACAAAAAGATTTATGATAATCTTTAATACTTGGTCCAGCTATTCTTTTAATGAAGAAGTAACCGAATTTGATAATTTAGAAGATGCTCAAGAACATATAAACTTAATAGAAGAAGTTTATAAAGATTATGATGGGAAAGATAGTAAAGGATATTCGAAAAAGCTTGGATATGTATTACTTGATTTTTCTAAACAAAAAATTCTTAAATGGAGTAATTCTGGAGAAATATATCGATGTGGGAAAAAATATGATAAACTAGAATTAAAAGATATATTCTTTAGAGGAAATAATGAAGTTCCTGAAGATTATCAATGGGATTCCGGAGAGTACGAAGGATGGTTACAATATAGATGGGGAGATGGAAAAAATGCCATTAACTATGAAAATAGAAATGAACTGAAGAAAATTAATGAATCTAAAGCATTATTAAGAGAGTCTATTAATTCTTCTACTATTTCTGAAGAAGAATTAATACAAAATAAATTTGATAAAGATATTGAAAAAGAATTATCATGTCAGAAAATAGATCGATGGTAATAGGAAGCCTTGTAGAAATTGAACCTGAGTACTTTAATAAAATACTTAAGGATATTTTCTATTATAATACAAACCCTAAAGATAAAAATATAGGAGTAATATTAGGGGATTATAATAAATATAATGATGGGTATTTTATAGGATTAGTTGGTTTAGTTAATTCTGTTGGAGATAAAGTTCACTTTGTTCCTGTTGATAAGATGAAGAAAATTCTATCAAAGGCTGAATTAGATATTATAGATTTTTGTGAAAATTACTGTATAGTAAAATGTAGTGAAGAATGTAAATTTTATAATTACAAAAATGAATATAGAGAAATTATTAAAAAAACTAATAGAGGATGATAGAAAAAAGTGGGATAAAGTCTATATATTAGTAGATATTCACGGAACTGTATTAAAGCCGAGTTGGAGTAATATTAAAGAGTCTTTTGAATATTATAATTATGCTAAAGAATCTCTTAGAGTATTATCAAAAATTCCAAATATAGTTCTTATCCTGTGGTCATCTAGTTATTACAGTAAATTATTACTGTATCAAGAAAAATTTAGAAAAGATGGTATTAATTTTAAATATATCAATGAAAATCCTGAAGTAACTAATGGAGATTATACTTGTTTTGATATTAAACCATACTGTGATTTAGGAATAGATGATAAATTTGGTTTTTCTCCAGAAAGTTGGGAAGATATTTATAAATATTATTTAGTAGATTATGAAGAATTTGGATAAATTTATAGTATATAATTCTTGGATAGCCAAGTTAATTATACCTAATTTTAAATATATAATGCTGTTTGGATTTGTATTAACGAAATCAGATAAAGAGAATTTTAAAGAAAATGATAAAGTACATGAAGGAATTCATTGTTTGCAATATTGGGATTGTTTTCTATTTATAGGATTGCCTATTTTCATATTAGCATTAACTTCTTTAATATTATGTAATATAATTTCATGGAAATTAAGTCTAACTATACTGATACCATTTACGATATACTATATTTGGTATGGATTAAATTGGTTCTATCAATTAATTACTATAGGATTTAATCATGAAGCTTACAGAAATATTATATTTGAAAGACAAGCATATAGTATAGAAAATTTATTTAAATCTACCGGAAACATTAATGAAATTAACTATAAACACTTTTCTTGGATAAAATATTAAAATACATGAATGTAGATTTATTAAAAATAGGATCAAATAACTTTTTTATATTTTATGAAATAAAAACTAAGGAGTTTTTAGAAGAACTATGTCAATTTAATGAAAATATTGATGGATTCTTTTTTAATAACTATGATGAAGAATTGTTTAAATTTATAAGTGAAAAAGGAAAATTAATAGGGTTAATTACTGAACAATTTCCATCAAACGAAATACTTAGTAATGTTAATTTTATAAGATATAAAAATAAAATATACGAAGTTCAATTATCTAGAGAAGTAGATGAAAATTATAATCCAATATATGGATTATTAGAATTGAACTAAAAAAGAAAGGACTAATGTCCTTTCTTTTTTTATTCCTTTAAAGCCTTATAGATGTATATTAATAAATTAATTAAAAAATTATGAAAGAAGATACAAAAAATGCATTAATTAAATTAGCAATTGGGGCCGTTATAGGGAAAATTGCTGAATATGGAGTAGAGTACGCTATAGAAAAATTAGATAGAGAAAAATCTAATAAATATAACATAGAGAGAAAAAGCATTATAGAAAATTTTAAAATCACCTGTAATAATCTAATAAATAACATTGAAGATAAAAATTCAACAGAAGATACAATACAACTTAATTACAAATTATATCTTGAGACTGTAACATTAACGTATGAAAAGTTGCAGGAATTAAATTTAAAGGATAATACTTCTGTAGGATTAAGAAATGGATTTTATTATCAAGGAATAATGAGAACATTAAAACAAGAGTTTGACGATAGATTATATAAGGTAATAAGAACAAAGGGAAACTAACCCTTTGTTCTATTTTTCTCTTCATATAACTCTTTTTCCTTATATTTGTAAACTTTAAATTATGTTTAATGTTATGTATATAATTATTTTAAATTATGAAAAAGGTGAGCTTATAAAGATAAAGCTCACAGAAGAACAAAGAAATAAATTAGATAGTTGTGATAATGAAGAAGAATTTATTTCCGAATTAGGAGATAAATATAATTTTCATATAAACAATTGTGAATGGATGATAACATTTGATTATAAAGAAAGGGTTTATGGAGAAGAAAAATAATATCTTAATTATTCCAGATGTTCATGGAAGAGAATTTTGGAAAAATCCAGTAGTTAAAGAAATAGGCAATGTAGAAAAAATAGTGTTTTTAGGAGATTACTTAGATCCATATCCTCAAGATAATATAAATATTGAAACAGCTATAAATAATTTTAAAGAAATTATACAGTTGAAAAAAGATAATCCTGAAGATATAATACTATTATATGGAAATCACGATTTACATTATATAGATTATATGGGAATGGATATATTTCCATGTAGTAGATATAATAAAGCCTATTCTAAATATATAGAATCTTTAATTACAGATAATAAAGATTTGTTTAATTTATTCTATAGAAATGGAAAATATGTATTTTCTCATGCAGGAATAGAAAAAGAGTGGATGAGAAAATATTGCAAATGTGAATCATTAGATGATCTAATAAAGGATGAGACGAAAACTAAAGGATGTTTATGGGTCGTTGACTACTTGAGAGGAGGATTCGAAAATTATGGTTCTCCTGTTTGGTCAGACGTTAGAGTATTTAGAAATGAGTTTGATGGAATATTTCAAATATTTGGACATACTCAATTAAGCAAAGAATATTTTGGGCCTGTTAGTGGAATATATGAAACATTTGCTTGTTTAGACTGTAGAAAATGTTTTTTATTAGACTTAGATGATCAATCAATTATAAGTTATGATAACAACAATTAGAATAAAGAAAGAAATGGAGTTGAATTATATTCAAGTAAATTCTTATGTAAGATATTGGGAAGATGGATCAATAAATGGAGTTCCAGATAATATAGATGATCCTGAAATGCCATGTGCAGAATATAGAAGGGAATTTGAAGAATATAGATGGTGTCCTGTTATAAATATTGACACTGGAAAAATAATGGGATGGCCAAAAGGAGTGAAAGCTAATATTCATTATAAAGTTTGTGATGAATTTATTTGTAACGTTGTAGACTCTAATAATTATCCACATATTGAATATGATGGATATGTTCCTAGATTTATGTCTCCTATGGAAGAAAATTATGGAGATTATATAATAATGTCTATAGATGATAATGGATATATAGAGGGATGGAATATAAATTTAGTAGAAAAATTTATTAAAGAGTATAATGAATAGAAGTGATAAAGCTTTGTTAAAAAATGAAGAAGATTTATTAAATCTTGGTTTTAGTCAAAAATTTATCTCTGAGAGAAAAAATTTTTTAGGAAAAGTAGTAACTATTAGCTACGCAGATTCAGATTCTGACGGTGAATTATTCTACTATATAGAAGAAGATAATCGTTTCTATAGATGGTATGAAAAGTTGTTTGTAGGTAATAAAAGTTACTTAGACTTATCTAAAAAAGTGAAAGAATACTGTAAAAATTACTGTATACAAGAATGTTCTAAAGATTGTCCACTAAATATAGAAAAATTATGAAAATATATAAACGAAATAAATTATATATAGCTATCGATTTCGATGGAACTTGTGTAACACATCGTTTTCCTGAAGTTGGTGAAGATATAGGCGCTGAACCAGTATTAAAAAGTCTTGTAGAAAAAGGTCATAAGTTGATACTAAATACAATGAGACCTAAGAAATTACAAGAAGATGCTATAAATTGGTTTAAAGAAAGAGATATACCTTTATATGGAGTTAACTATAATCCTACACAAAAAATGTGGACGGATTCTACAAAAGTTTATGCGAACATTTACATAGATGACGCAGCCCTAGGAACTCCAGTTAAAATAGATGAAACCGGTAGACCGTATGTAGATTGGGAACTAGTAGAGAAGATTTTAAAAAATAATGAAATATTATAACTATGGGATGTTTTTGTATTAATGGATATGTATCTCATTTGCCTATAATAGAGGGAGATAAATGTTTTGCCTTAATAGGTCTATTTGATAAAAATAGATTATGTGATGATATTTGTTCAAGGTTTAGTCCATTTATTCCAATAGCTTTACCAATATTTGGGGAGTATAATGATTATGGATCTCTTGAAAATATTACTAGAGATAATAATGTTGAAATAATTGAAAAATTCTTTAAAAAAGATATTGAATCTATATTATCTAATCCTAAAGATATTATAGATGATGATAATATTAAAGAATTATTTAATTATCGGAATAGTAATAAAGAAATTTCTCTATCTGTAATAATTGATCATAGTTTTATATATGATGAAATTAGTAATATGGCAAATTTTATAGATTTAGAAGGAGCATACGAAGTTTCAAAAAAGACATTTGATGCATTTACTAAATATTATGATAAAGATTATTATGATCATAAAGATTTTTTAAAAGATTATGGATATGTAGATGGAAAAATGTTTTTCTGTGCAGAATCTTGTTATATACTGTGCAATAAAGAGACTGATTATAGAATATATAGACCATTAATTCATCCATATTTTTATCATGTAGGGACTTGGAATGATGATAAATATGAGTTATATTTATATAGAAAAAAAGATACAGCAAATTATCTAATGAATAATATGAAAGATGAGTATTTAAAGTATGTAAACTTTAATGAAAATTCAAAATTTTACGGGTTAAAGTACTTTCCTAATACCTCATCTTCTCAATTTGGATCAGATGATGTTCCGGCTATTAGCAAATTAATAAATTCTATTAATAATTTTATTAACAATAAATTAAAAGAATTAAATAAATAATTATGGAGAGAAAGGAAAATAATTCTAAAGGAGTATTTGTAGTTAATCAACCAAAACATTTAATAGCTACTATAATAGTAATAGATGATATACTACCTTTGCCTGAACCAATACATAAAGTATTATGTAAACTTTCGGAAAAAACAGATATAATGTTTATTTTTAAAAGTCCATCTTTTAATAAAGTACATAAAGATAAATTTGCTTCCTTATATCAAGGATGTTCTTGGATTGATAGTACGAATGAATTAGTGTCGATTAGTTTATTTAACATATTACTATATTGTACAAAAATTTTTAATAAACATTTAGGATATCTTATAATTAGTAGTGAATCATTATTAGATGAAAAAATTTTTTCAGATAAATTTTTTAATAATTTAGAACAAATAACAGAAAGTACAGTAACTAAACCTATTTATAAAATAAGAAGACTAAGTAGTGACGAACTATATAGGTTTTATTCAAAATCAATTGATGAATTAAATAAAGAAGAGATAAAAAGTATTGGATTTAATTTATTTAAATTCTTACTTCCAGATATAGAAGATAGTACAGATAAAGCAATTGATTGTAGACACTGTACTTGGACCTCTGACAGTAATGCTCTATTCCTAAAAATGAAAATAGTAGAAAATATTGTTATTAAGTGTAGCACAGGAGGATTTAAAGAATATATTAAAACATTTACTGATAATGATTCCAGATATTTTATAGTAAATATAATAAAATTAATGGGAATAGAAAATATAGATTATAATTTAGAAGACTTAGATATTAAAAAATTAAAATAATGACTACATATAAACAGTATGGATATAATTCTAAATATCCAAATAAAATAGAAATTTGGAGATGGGGAGAAAAAGTTCCCGAATGGATAAGTGATAAAGCTAAAGTTACTTTCATTGACGGAGAAGGAAATATAACTTTAGAATCTAGAGATATTAATACTGGTGGAGTAGAAATAATGTCTTCCTCTGGCACAGATGTATTTATTAAATTAGAATCTAAATCAGATATAGTATGTAAAGATACGGAGGATAGTAATAATATCATAGTTCTTTCCCCAATACAGTTAAACTTATTATATGAACCAATTAAATAATTAAAATTATGAATTCAATTAATGATAATAATTACAAACAAATTCTTAGTGAGAATGAAGCAGTATTAGTAGATTTTTCAGCAGCTTGGTGTGGACCTTGTAATAGCTTAGCTCCAATAATTGAAAAATTATCTAACGAGTATAAAGATAAAGTCTACATATGTACATGTAATATAGATGAATGTCCCGAATTTGTAAGCATTTCTGGAATTAGAAATATTCCTACATTATTTTTCTATAAAAATGGGGAATTTTATACAAGATTAGTGGGATTAATTAAAGAAGATGTTATAAAAGAATGTATAGAAGAACTTCTTAAAGATCTGAAAAAATTACAGGATACAGAAACCCTTTAAAATCTTATAATTGAAATAGTATAAATATATATTTAACAACTAAATCAAACAAAAATGAAAAATTCAGAAAAAAGAATGTTGAAAAAACTATTGGGAGTTTATAACACATGTGCAGATATTATCGATAAGTGGTATGAACCAACTATCTTAGTTGATAATAAAGGAATAGTAAGAAAAACAACATTCCCAAGTAATAATCATCTTAAAAAACAAATTGAAGTAAAAATTCAAAAAGTTAAAGAAAAGATGAGTAGTAAGTAAAAAAATAAGAAGGATCCAGTTGGATCCTTCTTTTTATTTATTTCCTATTTTTATTATTATTTCTCCTTCAATACTATTTACCACTGCTTTCCAAACATCATCGTATTTATTATCTAGTATCTCCTTACTTTCAACTACTAAATAAACTATAGATTCTTTTATAGAATTTTTATCATAAATAATACTGATAACATCGCTCATTATTAAGATAATTCTAATATCATCAGGACATTCTATAATTTCAGTATTATAATGTAATAATAATTTTGTTGGAGAAATTTGATAAAGTATAAATAAATCATCTCCTAGTGGAGCTTGTTTATTATCATATATTTTCAATAAATTTAGTTCTCTAATCATTTTCGATAATTAATAATAAAAATCTCCTGTCCTTCTTTGGATTGAGTAATATCTCTATAAAGAGAAGATATTTTTAAAATATCTAAACCTATTATATTATAGAAAAACATACTTCCAGAAGAATGTTTAGAAGAAAATACATATAACATTAGTTCACTCTCTCCTTTATTAGGATTATTAGTTATTTTTATATTAAAACTTCTAGGAGGTTCTATTATATCTTCATCATAAGTTAATAAAATTTTATTTTCATTTATTAAAAATAAATTTATATATTTACATAAATCTCGTGAGCTTATCAGATCTTGAACATCAGATAAACTATATTGATGTGTTTCTAGTAAACTTAGATTAAAATTTTTTAAAAAAATTGGAATAATAGATAGTTCTCTCATGTTAACGAAAAATATATTTCATTATTTTCTAAATCTGTATTAATAATATCAATATTCGTATATTTTTTAAACATCTTATCTCTAACAAGAAAATCATAAGAATTATAAGATATTATCAATACGTCACAAAATATTCCTAATTGCAAATTATAAGGACTTATTATTATAGGATTATAATAAAGTTTTAATGATTTATCATCAATCTTATAAACTATAAACCCTTCCTTTAAACTTTCTCTTATATTATTATCTTTTTCACTATTTACTAAATAATTATTACCTGATATTATATATTCTTTCATATCATTATTATTTAGTACATCTAAAACTTTTCCCATAAAATATTAATTAAGTTCATTATATAAAAATTTCTCAAGATAGGGATTTTCGAAAAATAATCCTCTAACTAATCCTAACTTTAAGCCTAATAAGCAATTTTTATTTTCTGGCAAATTCATATAGTGTAGGCTAATAAATTCTCCATTATCTATTATATCTGGAGTAATTTTAGATATATGTATATACTTATTTTTAGAACCTCTAGAAAAATTTAAAACCATAGTAGTACTTTTACTAAATACTAAATTAATAAAATCATTATTAACTATTTCATTAAGATTTTTTCCAATATAAACTACAGTAGATTTATTTCTAATTACTCTTGAAGAAAAGAAATAATATCTAATTAAAAATTTTTCTAAATTAGTTCCTCTTATTAACCTATAATAAGAAGAAAAATTTATAACTATACAATCATTACTTACATCATTTATATCAATGGTTGTAACTTCATACTGTATATTTTTCTTTTTCAAATCATTAGTTAATTTTAAATCCATTCTAGGATTTTTTCCTACCTCTATACCTAGATAATTATATTCCAGTTGTTCCATATTTATTTATATTTTAACTTCTTATATAAGGAATTAAACATCATATATAATCCCTTTAAAATCTTATATATGACAAATTTAATTTATTAACAATTTAAAAAATTTTTAAAATTATGATTACTTTTATTGTAGTTATCGTTTGTATCTTAGCATTGTTTTTATGGTTTAAGTATAAACTAGCTAAGAATAAAAAACCGGAAGATCGCTCGGCAGTTGAGACTATTCTAGTTTCTCAGGGTGTAAAAGGAAGAAGATCTTTAGAAGAAGCTGCAGGACAAATTAGAACTGCTGAAATCTCTAAAGAAGAAGGTATTCAGAGAACAAAAGACGCTATCGCTCAATTGGACGCTGATTACAAGACTGAAATGAAAAATATGATTCTTCATCAGTCTAAATTATCTGAAAAATTAAATAATAGTTTCAAATTAGAACCAGGGAAACTAGAAGCAAAAGCACGATCTAGTAAGAAAAAGATGGAAGAAGCTCAAGCTGCTGGAAAAACTGCAGTTGCTGAAGCTCATAAGAAAAATGCCCTTATGTATCTTTCTCAAAAATCTAAAGCTTTAGAAAGAATTGCAAAAACTGAGAAAACTCTTCAAGATCTTGAAGTTAATATTGAATTGGCTTCAGCAGCTTATGAAGGAAGAAAGGGTGTATTACAAGAATATCTAATGGACTTTGAAGCAATGACAACAGCTATCAGTGCAGCTAAATTTAATGAGTCTATGGAACAGATTCAAGCTTTGCGTCGTGAAACAGTAGATAAATTAACTGCTCAAAATGCAGAAATTGAAGCAGATAATAGAATTTCTGGACTTTCTGATCCTGGAAATGTAGCTAATGTAGATACTGCCGCATTTGAAGATGAATTCAACAAACTTTAATTAAAATAGAACAATTAACAATTTAAATTATGGCAATTAATTTAGTTAAGGGAGAAAATATTAATCTCTCTAAAGAATTTGGTGGTGAAACTAAGTGGAGATTGGGATTATCTTGGGATCTTCCTAACAATGGAGGTGAAGAAGTTGATCTAGATTCATTTGCATTCTGTCTTAATGATAGATATGAAAACGGAGGAAAGATTGTTGATATTGATCATGTAGCAGCATATTTCAATGCAAATGGTGCAAATAAAGAAAAAACTACTTTCATTAATGCAGATGGTAAACTCGGATTTAAGAGTATTGATGATTGTGTACGATTGTTAGGTGATAATCGTACCGGAGCAGGAGAGGGAGATGATGAAACGATTGAAATAGATCTTTCAAAAGCAGATCCAAAAACAAAATCTATTCTCTTAGCCGTAAACATCTACTCACCTAAAGGAATTAATTTTGGAATGGTAAGAAATTCTATGTGTAAACTTTATAAAAAAGATTCAGATGTTCCAGAATTATGCTATGAATTAAAAGAGGATTACTCAAGATTTAATTGTTTAGCTGTTGCTGAATTATATCAAAGAAATGGAGAATGGAAAATCCAAGCTCTCGGTGAAGGAGAAACCGATTTTGAAGATTTCTTAAGAAAGATTGGTATTCCGGTTTAATAAATAACTATAAAGGAACTTACAGTAAGTAAGTTCCTTTAATTTTTTCCTTCAAAGCCTTATATGAGAGAATTAATAAATATTGTTAATAATTTAATAAGAAAATTATGAAAAAGAAAACAAAAAGAAATTTAATTATTGGAGGAAGTATTGCTAGTATTTTGCTCGGAATTATCGGATGGAGAATGTATCGATCAAGAGATTATTCTATAAGAATGACCTTAAGTGATGGGAAGAATCCAACATTAAAAGTACCTTCTGGAAAAGAATTGATGTATGATTCATTTAAAGGAAAAGAAATTGGGAAAAAATTTAAAGATGTGAATTTTGTTGTAGTTGGGGAAAACCCAAATAAACAACAATGTAATGGACCTTTTAAATTTAACTATATTGATGTTCCTAAGGGTAATAACCCTAAAATCTTACATGATACAGCTACTTTTATGGTGGATAAAGGAGAAACCGTCAATCTAGGGTATTTTGCAGAGCAATCATTTGGAAAAAGATTAAGAACTGGAGCAAAATACGTCATGTGCGATATCGAGGTAAAAGGAATTTAATTTAAGAAAATAAAAGAAGAGGATTTATTCCTCTTCTCTTTTTATTCCTCTTAAATTAATATTATGAATTTTTGATAAAAAAGACATATAATCAACTATTAAATCTTCCTCTTGAGAATCATTATTACTTATATCTACGTACTCTTTTATTAATTTACCAATCTCTCCTTCATCCCTAAGATTATCTTGATCATCAAACAATAAATCATTACTTATAAAAGTTTTTAACAAGATTGATTTACTAGATTTTAAATCTATTTTTCCTAATCCAACTCCATCAATAGATTTGGCGGAAACTAGTAATTCAACCATGCCATCTTTTTTAGTAACTTTTTCTACTGATGACATATTTGATCCGTTTCTTCTAAAATAAATATCAATTAAATCTTCTAAAGATAAATCATTTCTCTTTAAAAATCTTTCATTATATCTTTTAAAAAAATGTGGAAGATACATAGTAATTATATCTTTTACATTTATTCTTTCTGGAGTAGCAGATGGAAAATATATAGCTATTTTCTTCCCAGTCTTAGAATCATTTATAATTGTATAAATACTAAAAATAATTGGTTTCTTCGGAGTAACTCCCATTATAATAATTCTATATTTTGTTCCGGATAAAGTTAATGTTCTAGTTTTAAAATCAACAGGTTTTTTCGTTCTATTATATATTTTTATTAATGAATTATATTCTTTGATTAATGTTCTTTCTACAAATTCTTTTATTTTATTTAAATCTTTTGTATAAATCTTTATAATTTCTTCACATGTCATTGATGTTGTTATCATAATTTTATTATTTTAAATTAAACATATTTATTTTATCGTATATAAGAGTTTCAGCTAAAAACCTTATTATAGAAATTATAAAAAATTAAAATTATGGATGATGACCCAAGATTAAGTGTACTAGAATTAATTATTTTATCACTAACTATTTATACCGTATTTTCTATTATAATACAGTTTATAATACCAGTTAGTGAAGAAATGATGAAATTATTTAATTTATTTGAATGGATTTGTTCTGGATTCTTTTTGTATGAATGGTTCTACAGATTTTTTCACTCAACTAACAAGAAGAATTTTATTTGGAAAAATTCAATAGATTTTATAGCTTCTCTTCCTATAGGATATTTATCAGGATTAAAAGCATTTAGATTATTGAAAATTCTCCAATTAGTTAAAATATTTGGTAGCGTAGATAGGTTTATTAAGTATATTAATGCTAATAGAGTATATACATTTAAAGTTATCCTATTTTCAACAATAACACTGCTAACTCTAATATCTCCAATAATGATATTATTTTTTGAAGAAAAATCAGGAAATATAAATAATGCTGAGGATGCTATGTGGTGGACTTACTGTACGCTAAGCACTATTGGATATGGAGATAAATTTCCAATAACTTCTGGAGGGAGATTATTCACAGTATTTATTTCTTTTGGAGGAATAGGAGCATTTAGTATATTTTCTGGATTAGTAGTAAATTATATAATTGAAAAAGTAAAAGAGGGAAACGATAATGAAATATGAAAAAGGTGATAAAGTTTTAGTAAAATCAGAGAGTGAAATAAAATCTGCTGGATATGTAAAATCCGTTATTGAAGAAAGAAAACATTTTACAAATAAAATAGTAACAATAAAAGGTCCAACAAATTCATTTACATGTCAAAATTATCAAATAGAAGAAGATAATGGAAAATTTAAATGGGGTGAAGATATGTTTAAAGAAAACGGTCTTGAATATATATCAAATAAATTAAAAACTTATTGTAATAAATATTGTGTACATGAATGTTCTGACGAATGTCCTTTAAGTGTATTTAAATTATGAGAAATGTAGGTGATAGAGTACTAGTAAAAACTAGAGAAGAACTATTGGAAACTGGATATACAGAAGAAGAAATAAATTCTAGAAAACAGTTTATTGGAAAATTTGCAACAATAAGTGATATTATAGAGTCTTATATAGAAAGTTATACTTTTAAAGATGATAAAAATAATCTCAGATGGTATAATGATATGTTAAAAGAAGATTGTGTAGGATATATGTCTGATACAATAAAAGATTATTGCAATAATTATTGTATATATGAAGACGAATGTCCAGCAGATAATTGTGCCCTATTTAAAATTAAAAATGCATTAATGTAATGGAAGTAGGAGATATAGTTTTAATTAAGACTGAAGAAGAATTTATTAATGCAGGATATAGTAAAGAAGCAGTACAAGAAAGGAAACAATTTATTGGAAAATTTGCTATAGTAAGTAGCATAATTACAACTACATCTGGCGGCTTCTTTTATATAAGACATGATAAAAAGTCTCTTAAGTGGTTTAAAGATATGATTAGTGAAGGAGGTAGTATAAAATGTTTTACAGATAAAATAAAAAATTACTGTAATAATTATTGTATACAAGAATGCTCTGATGAGTGCCCACTTAAAGATGTAAAAGATATCTTAAACGAGTATAATTATTTTGCTAGTAAAATAACTTAAAAACCTAATAAATAAAAAAGAACTAAAGTAGAGAAAACTCTATTTAGTTCTTTTTTATTTAACCTTTAAAACATACTACTATGGCACTTAGTAAATATTTAAAATCATTGATTCAAAAAGGAACTCCAGATAGTGCTAAAAGTTTTGCTTTAGTAGTCTCTGTAGTTGTTGGATTTATGCTAGGATTATGCATCTGTTTTATACTTGTATATGATGTATTATCAAATGGGTACTTAAAAACAGACTTAACTGAGCTAGGATTCTTTTTATTATGTATTAGTGGTTATGTAGCTGGATCTGGAGTTAATGAAGCTTTGTCTGATAGATACAAAGCAAAGTTTCCTAAACCAATTCCACCTACTCAATGTAGTACAGAAGAAAAGAAAAATTAAAATAAGAGGGATTTTACCCTCTTATTTTTTCTCTACTATCAAATCTATATTTTCTATAAAAGCCATTTGTTCTGTTAATGTAAAATTTAATAATTCAAACTTTAATTCTTTTAAATATTTCAAGATTATACCTCTCGCCTGTTCTTTTGTTAAAATATCTGAAGATCTATACGATAAATCTCTTTTAGGTGCATATAATAGGAGGCTTTCTTTGGATACCCTACTAAATTCCGGACTTTTTGGAAAATTAAATAAAGATTTTCCTCTATTTAATTCTAGAAAATATAATCCTTGAATAATTACTATTCTTATTCCTGTGTTAAATTTAATACTGTTTCCAATAATATTAATCTCGACACCACCAACATTTATTTGATTCCTGTAAGTTTCTTTTGGACGTTTACCCTCAAAAAACTCATCTAATAATTCAAATACTTCATTTATTTCCATATTACCAAAATTTAAATTCAATTAAAAATTTTTCAAATTTCGGATTTTCAGAGAATAACCCTTTATATAATCCATCAAAGATATTATCTCTAAAATTAATTGTAAACTCATTATGATAATTTTCTATTATAGGTATAAAATCTTTATCTAATTTTTCTATAGTAATACAATGAGTTTTTATACTTGGTATTGAATAATATATCTTCGTAAAATCTCTATCAAACAAAAGATTAAACTTACTGTTATAAAACATCTCATTTAAATTCCCCCATCTTATTATTTTATTATTTTTTATAATTTTTGCATAATAAAAATAATTAACACCACTTATTAATTCTCTTAAATGCATATTACTTCTTATATTCCTACAAAGTTCTAAAAAATTAAATATAATTATATCTACTCCATTATCAGTATTAATAATCGTAAATTTAATACTATACTCTTGTAACTTATCAATTAAAGTTAAATCTCTCATAGTATCTCTTCCTAACTGTATTCCTAATTTTTCATATTCCATATAAATAAATATTTGATATATATCATTTATAAGGAATTGAATGTAACAACATACATAATAAAAAGAAGAGGGATTAATCCCTCTTCCTACACTGTTTTCAATTCCAATCCATTTATCAATAGATAATCTAACTCTTCTTTCGTTAATTTCAGATATCTTCCATCACATTCATTCGGATAAAACAGAAAATCATTATACTTATCTATTTTAATTCCAAAACAAAAACTAGCTGGAGTTCCCAATAATCTCAATTCACATATATCTCCTCTTTTTAAAGGATATTCAGAATATTGTGTAGTTATTTTATCTGAAATTACCAAAAAATATTCACAATTTTCTTCTGCTTTAAAATCTTTTGAAGTTATTATTCTATCACTTCTATCTGCAATAAAATCAGTTAGATTGAAATTCTCTTTAACAAAAACAACTTCATTTCTCACTATTTCATGAAGTTTAAATCCTTCTGGAAATTTGTACTTAATTATTAACTTTTCTTCCATAATTATTTATATTTATTATACATATATAAGGGTTTAAGATATTATTTTATAATCAGTAAATATTTTTATAATATAATTTTCTAATTCAGGATTTTCTCTTAAAAATCCTCTAAATAACCCTTCTTTCAATCCTTCTAGATAATTAGATCCTAGATTATATGGATTAGAAAATACACCAAAATAACCTGAAGTAATTCCGTAAATTGAAGTATAATAAAAATTATTATTAGGAACCATTAATTGAGTAATTGATGGATTAAATATAAAGGTAGATGGTTTATCATAAATTATAGAATAAATTGAACCTCTATCAATAATATTATTATTTCTTAATAATACTATAGAATATTCAAATTCTTTAATTATTATATTCTTTTCTAACCAACTTTTTCTTATTCTTCTAAAATAGTCGATAAAGTCTATTATTAAATAACTTTCAGAATCTATCTCGGTAATTTCGTAATTTACAGAATAACGAGCAAGTCTCCTTTTTAAATCTTCAATTACATCTAAACTGTTTAATAATAATATTCCTATTTTATCATAATCTTTCATAGTTAATCAAATTTTTTATCAATAATAAGGAAATAAAGCTAGTATTGAAAACCTTCAAAATTCTTATATATGAAGATACAATGAGTATCTGGGGATAGGAAAGTGCGCAGTCCTATGAATATTAGTATTTGTTACTTTAGTAATATTCAGAACCCCAAAGTAACTACCTTGTTGTATATGGTTAACAGAAGAAATATCAAGTCGGTATGCAATAGTCCGTACTGATATCTTATTGTAGTAGGGTAATAGACTGGCTGATGAGGTGTCTATTACCTGTTTTTCTTCCTTTTATAAAACCCTCTAATTCTTATATATGAAAATAAATAAGTATACTATTTATTAATGCTAAGGTTGCTATTTTATCCTAGCAGATTATTCAATAAATAGCTACCTTGTTGTGATATAGGTTAACAGATATGATATATAATCTGTCAAGGCATATAAGAATTGGATTAATATATACTAGTAACTATATTATGAAGTACTATAACCTTGGATTATTATTAGTAGAATTGTGAATTATCTCTAATTAGGGTAATTCACTTTTTGTTTTTAATCTTTAAAAAACATATAATAACTGATAATAAAAAAATTATGAATAGAGATTTAATAAAAAACTTTGTATTAAGAAATAACTATTATAGCTTTTATATAGAGAATTATGCTATACCTAAAGTATTAAATACAATAAATAAAAAGAATATTAATATTTATCAAAAAAGAAATGAATCTTTAATGAGAAGAGAAAGTTCTTATTCTAAAAAGTTTTACGAAGATATAGAAAATAGCTTAAAAAATAGTAAATTATATAATAAAGATCTATATTATCATTCTATAAAAGAATTTCCAATAATAATCGAAAATAGAGAACTTTGGAATAATATACTAAATTACCTAAATATAGGAGTAGAATCTTCAATAAATACAAATTACTTTTTATTAGACTATTTCTTTCCATATATCGGATTATGTATAGAAATAGATTCTGATTATCATAATAGTAAAAAATTATATGATCAAGCTAGAGATATTTATATTAAAACTTATTATGGAATTGATACTATAAGATTTGATAAGTATGGAGAAAATAAATCTTTAAGAAAAGTATTCTTAGATAAATTTAATAATAAAATTATTGAAATAGATAATTATTATTCTAATAATGGAATTTCTGCTAGACCTTGGAATATTGATTATTCAGAATTATCTATTAATCACTTTATAGTGAAAAATAGAAGACTAATAGAAATTTCAGATTTATTAATAAAATTTATTGGAGAAAATAAATTTATGTATACAGATTATCATAATATCCTTATTAAAGATATAATAAAATTTTATCCAAAAGAATTAAATAATAATATAGATAAAATATTGATAGATAATCTAATAATATTTTTTAAACAAGTATATGGTAAAACATTATCTATAACTTAATTGAATAGATAATTATGTAATAATAGAATTTGTAAAAGAATTCTATTTATTTTTTTTTTGAAATTGCAGATTAACATAATAAAATATTAATATTATCTATAAAATTGAAAGAAACTATATATAAAACTAGACTTGGGATATGAAATAAAAAAGATGAAATTGGAAAATAATAAAGAAAAAGATTAAAAGAAAACTAATACTAAAATAGAAAGATAATATTCTCTTTATTAAATGAGAAAAGGACGAATAGAGACCCAGACTCCTTAAAGAGTCTGAGGTCGGTCTCTATTCGAATTTAATATCCAATAAGAACGTTTATTTAGAGGTTATTTTGATATGATATAATAAGCTAAAATAACACTGCTATGCAGTGAAAATAAAGCTTAAACTTACATATCATCTTTCCTCTATTATCTATCGTTCAATCGAAAAAGACCACGTCTCTCGCCTTTGAAGGGCGAGGACTGGTCTTGTCTTTTTCTCTTTCACTAATTTGATGATATTTTTTTTAAATGAATATATTCTTTATATTTAACCATTTAATTTCTATTTAATTCATCATTTTGCTCCTTAAATCACTTATTAATCTTATAATTGAATTCAGAAATTACAATATCCTAAGTCTTCAAAAATAAATTATAAGAAGAATTTGGATTTTAACTGGATTCTGTATTAATTATGTTTAATAATTTTAATATATATAATATGGAAAAATTTAGTATTAATGTTCCAGCTTATGTAAGATATATAAGTGAATGGAATGGATTTAATTTATCTATGTTTCCAGATAAATGTATAATAAATAAACAATTACCTGGTTGTGGTTTTACTGAATATTTCTTAACATCTAATGAAAATGTAATTGGTGCAGTACCTAGAAAAATGTTAGGAAAGAATAAGTATGAACAGCATGAAGAAGATGTTTACCTAGTTAAAAATGAAATGGAAAAAGATCTATCTACTGATAAAGATATTAGTAAAGATGTAAAGGATTACAGTAAATCTTTAACAGAAGATGAAATTAAAAAACTGGAGGATGAGAGAAAAGAACAAAATAATAAAGTGTATACTAGATTGTATAATGAAATAGTAGAATATGTAAATAGAAGAAAGAGTGAAGGTAAACCATGTAAAATTTTAGTAACATATGATTCTTATAGAATTGTTTATCAGATATTAGTTGGTTTAGGTATATTTCATGAATTTTTTGTAGTAGTTGATGAATTTCAAAGTATTCTACATGATTCAAGATTTAAATCTTCTACTGAAACTCAATTTCTTAGATATCTTAGACAGTCTCAAAAAGTAATATTTTTAAGTGCTACTCCAATGTTAGATGATTATCTTGAAATGTTAAATGATTTTAAATATCTTCCTTATTATGTTTTAGACTGGGAAGTAGAAAATCCAGGAAGAGTAAAGAAACCACATTTAGAAGTAAGAACAATGAAGTCCGTAGGGACTAAGGCTAAAGAGATATTAGAGCCTTTTTTAAAAGGAGAGTATAAAAGTGTTATTCGAATTAAAAATTTTGTTCCAGAGATAATATTTTCAGATGAGATTATTTTCTACGTTAATTCCGTTAATCATATTATTAGTATTATAAAGAATAATAATCTTACATCAGAACAAGTAAATATAATTTGTGCAGATAATGATGAAAACAGAAGAAAGATACAGAAGAAACTAGGAAAGAAGTTTGATATTGGTAGTATTCCATTAAAGGGAGAGAAAGCAAAACCAATTACACTATGTACCAGAACTGCATACTTAGGTGTTGACTTCTATAGTAAGACAGCAACTACTTATATATTTAGCGATGCTAATGTTGATAGTTTAGCAGTAGATATAAGTGAAGATCTAAGTCAAATATTAGGTAGATTAAGAGATGAGGATAATCCATGGTATAACAGTGCTTTCTTTTTTTATAAAGTAACAGCTGATTATAATAAAATGACAGTTGATGATTTTAAAAGAATAATTGAAAAGAAGCAGAAAGTAACCGAAAATCTATTAAAAGCATATTCTGATTCTAGGGATAATTCTGTAAGATATGATCTCGCTAATGCATATCAAACTCTTGCAAAGACTCAGAATTATAAAAATGATTATGTAGGAGTAGATGTAGTAGTTAATGACACTACTGGAGATAGAATACTAATTCCACATATTAATGAATTAGTGTATGTAAATGAATTAAGAGCATTTCAAATACAGCAGATTGATTATGCAGATCGTTTTACAGTATTCTCTACTATACATAATAAATTAACGAAGGATGATATTATAAATCAGGAAGTTAGTAATTTTTTAAGAGAGTATCAAGAATTACATACTATATATGATAGGTTAAGATATTTATGTGAATCTAAACTATCATCAGAAGCATTAGAAATAGTACTTGGTCAAATGTCAGATAGTGATGAGATTAAATCTTATTATACTACATTAGGACCAGAGAAATTATATACTTTAGGATATAATCTTACAAAAATAAAAAGAGAACTTAGTGTAATAATATTTAATCCTCTTCTTTTACAGAATCATATATATCAAGATTTTAAAGTAGGAGATAAATTAAGTTTAGCAGAGATTAAACTTAAGTTATCAAATATATATTCTGAAATAAATTATAATAAGACTCCGAAAGCTAACGATATAGAAGATTATTTTGAAATTAAGAAAATAGTAACATATGAAAAAAATTCAGATGGTTCTAGAAAACAAGTTAGGGGCTATGAATTATTGTCTAAAAAGTTTTAATTATGATATATTTAATATAAATTAATAATTGATTATAATTTAAAAGAGAGTCTAAGTACTCTCTTTTTTTATTTTTCCTTTCAAATTCTTATATATGTATTTAATTAGGATATAATATATGAATAAAAAATTATTTAAACTTTTAAAAACTCTTAGATTAATTAAAGAGGTAGATAAAAAAGAGGATAATAAAATTTATTTAGGAGAAAAAAGTTATTCATTAGAATGTTTTAACAAGATAATTACAGTTTATTGTATGAATAACGAAAAATCTATTAGAGCTCTATTTAATTTGAAAAAAGATTATAAAATTACTAATAATGATTTTGGTATTAATGGAAAAGGTAATCGTTCTATAATATTATTCAAAGATCTTAGCGAGTTAGATAGGCTTAAGTGGATTTTTAGAAAATCTTATGCTGTAGTAAAAGATATAACGTCATCATTAGGAATTTTAGATTCAGAGACGGAAGCTTACATGTTTGGTTATCTAGTAAGTAATCAAATAAAAGATTTCATATACATTTATAATCTATTAAATGGTATAAAATCCTGTAAGAAAATTATAGATAATGTAGGGAATGAGATAGATTCTGTAATATATTCCGGAGGAGTATATAAGGATAATTCATTTCAGAATACATTTAGATTAGGTTTATCAGCAGATGGTTCTGTTAGGTGGTATAAAGGGGTTAAGAAATTTATTGTATTAGTTCCTAGATCTAGAAATAGAAGAATTAAAAGAGATCTTGAAATTTGGTCTCATGAATTATATCATTTAACAAGAAATAGTTATGCGTGTTTGAACGATAGATTTTTATCGATTGAGGATTTATTAGAGAGATATATGGAAATATCTTTACCTGTTTTAAAATATATGATATGGACAAAAGTAAAAAAAGGAGTTTGGTAATGGAAATTATTATTTTTATCATAGTATTAGCTTTATTATTCTTTTATTTAGGTCACACGGAGTTTAGTTTTAATCCATTTTATATTAAAGTGCATACTTGGTGGAGACCAGTAGGATTTTTCTTAATAATGTTAGGGGTTGAAGTTATAACTCAAGGAGAATATTTTAAAGGATTGAAGGATGGAATAGAAAAGGCTAATGATACATTTAAAGAAGTATTAAAAGACTCTAATAAAGAAGAAAATAATGAACAGGGTAATTGAAAAAGATACTGGAAGAATAAGAGTAGTAGTAGGAGATATGCTCGTTCCAGGAATGAAAAAAGGAGAAAGAATTATAGTATGTAGTGGTAATAAAAGTTTTAAGTTATCAGAATTAGGAATTACCTGGGATTTTGTAGACTTTGATTATTCTAAATATTCTAATAATATTATTGATTTATTAAAGAAAGAAGATCCTACATATCTTGAAGTAATTGCTAAAAGATTTCATCCGGGTGGTTATTTTAATGAAGGAGATTTAGTATTCTTTTCTAAACCGGGTCGTTATTTAAAAGACTATTATGGTCCTAATTATCCATTTATTATAACAGAGATGTTTGATGATAGTGGTATATATAGAGGTGATAATTGGGATCCAGAGGCTGCAGAGAAGGGGAAGTATAAAATTAATATAGGTTTAAAAGTTTATAGGGGAATAATACCTACTAAGGAACAGATAGAAAGTGAGCCTAAACATGATACTATAGTCTCCTATTCTTTACTAGAGTTTTTTCCAGGTGATGCATTTCATATATTATCTAGATATGATACCGAATATTAATTACATGATATATAATCCTTTAATATTAAAGGATGAAGTTTCAATAGTTGTTGAAACAGGAAAAAAAGTAAATTATACTGTATGTGGATGTTTTAGAACATGTGATGAAAATGTTTTAATTTATGATCTAGTACCGATTACTCCCCTTGAATTTGATCCAATTAGCGTAATATTTAAAATAACTACAGGAGAATTTTTTAAATTATATGATGCTAAGGATGTAGAAATCCCAATTAGTAAATTAAAAGTAGAATTTAGATATTATAAGAGCAATTTTGAATGTGATTATATCTGTAATCTTAAAAGTAGGGGAATTTGTGATAGTTGTCCAGTAGTAGATTTTAGAGGAGAATCTTCTGATATATTCTATTTAGGAGATAAAATCAGAATTATTACTGAAGATGGAAGATATCCCTATAAAACAGATCTATTAGGGTTAGATATAGAACATAATACGGATAAATTTAGATGTATATATTCTCTTTCTCCAAAAGATGTTGTACAGAAAAGTATGGAAAGTCCAAGTGAATATAGTCTTAATAGTAGTAAATATACTGGAGTTTCTGAAAATCTTTATAGGTATAATTGGAGGATACAGGATAGAGTTGGATTATATTATAGAGGAGGATTTACATTGAATTCTAATCCTTGTAATAGATGTATATTTTCCAACTGTAATGAATGTCAGGTGGAAAAATTAGGTCTAAGGAATGTATTTAAAACTTTAGAACTATGAAATTAAATAATAATCTAACAGCTTCAGAATATCTAATATTTAATCCATATTTTATTGGTGAAGAAGTTTTGATTACCTTAAAAAGTAATAAAATATATGATGGAATGATAGAATCAGTATATTATAATATTGATAATAGAACTATTATTTCTATAGTAAGTGTAGATGATAATATTTGTCATCTTAATTTATATGAATATATTGTTGTTACATATGATTTAATATCTAAGGATTATTTTTTCAAAATTGAAGATAATATGTATTATCAGGGATTATTCAAGTCTGAAGATATATTATCAATTCTTCCTAATAATTGTGATAACGAGGAGTATAATATTAGAAATGCTTTTCAGAATTTATTTGAATGTAATTATATATGTAAATTTAAAGATACTGACATATGTGATAAGTGTTTTAATTTTAAAGAATTTAAATATATAGATGATAAAAAGATATTGTTATTAGGAGATAGAGTAAAAATCAATAATATCCATGCAACTATATCAGGAATAGTTAAGAAAGATAAAATTTACTATCAATATCTAATAGATGGAGTTAAATATAATAGATCTAATTTACCATTTATTAGTATTGATGATAAATTTTTAATTATTCACTATCGAGCTGGCTATTTAAAAAGATCTGATAATAATTATTATTGTAATAAATGTATATTTCAAGAGTGCAATAAATGCTTAATTAGTAAATTATGAAATTAGGAAATGATAATAATTTAACAGCTTCAGAATATCTTATATATAATCCTTTTATTATAGATGAGACTGTAGATGTTATATTAAATGATGGAGATATAATTCTCGGAACGGTAACTACGTTATTTTATAATTTTATAGAAAAAATTATTATTACAACTATAAGATTAGATATAGATAATAGTAAAGAACAATTAACTAATTCTAATAATAGTTTAGATAAATATATATTAGTAGAATACGATTTAATAAGCAAGAAGTTTTCTTTTGAGAGTCAATTTAAGAATATAGCTTCTATTGTATATTCAGATAAAATAAAAGAAATTATTCCAAAAAATAGTGATAAAAGAAAAATTTTTCAAGATTTATTTGAATGTAACTATATTTGTAAATTTAAGGATACTAATTTATGCATGAATTGCAATAATATAAATAATTTAAAAGATTTAGATAAATGTGGAGAATTTTTATTAGGTGATAGGGTAAAAATGAAAGATACTAATTATAAAGCAACGATAGTTGGTATTAGTCACTATACTGAGTTTATGGGTACTGACAGGGATGTACTTTGTTATAGTTATCTGATTGATGATAGAGATGTTAATCTTGATAAGAAAATAATAGATAATCATTCTTTACTACCTTTTAGGTTTAGAAAAGATAACACCTTAAACCTTTATTATAGAGTGGGATATGTGAAAAATATAATAAATGATTACTATTGTAATAAATGTATATTTCAAAGTTGTGATAAATGTTTAATTAAGAAATTATGAAATCAAAAGAAGAATTAATTAGAATTTACAATGAAACCGTAGAAGATATTCAAGCGGGAGATTATGAATCAAAGAGCGGTAACATGGTAGATCTTTTAGGTCTAAAGAAACTAAAAGAAGGAACTAAGCTTTATTACAGTACAGAACAATCTAAATCTGGAACATTAGATAAACCTTTAAAAGTCTATGTTCAGAATATAGATACATTCTTAAAGGCTAGAGAAATGGGTCCTAAATGTGCGGTATTAAATATGGCTTCTTCTACTAATCCTGGTGGAGGAGTTAAGAATGGTAGTAGAGCTCAAGAAGAGGATCTATGTAGAAGAAGTACTTTATTATATTCTTTATATTCTCTTACTTCTTGGGGTAAAGATATATTTGGATTTTCTAAAAAAGATGATAGATATCCGATTCCATCAAGAGGTGGAATATATTCACCGAATGTGTGCGTATTTAGAGATGCGGTAACATACAATAAATTAGATAATCCTTTTATATGTAGTGTTATTTCTGTTGCTGGAGTAGTTCATCCAAAAATAGACCATAATACTGGAATGTTAGAGAGAAAATATATTCCAATAGTTAAAGGTAAGATTAGAACTATCTTAAGAATAGCTAAAGAAAACAAACATACAAAATTAGTATTAGGTGCTTTAGGTTGCGGAGCTTTCAAAAATCCTCCAAAACATATTGCAATGTTATTTAAAGAGGTTTTAGATGAACAGGAGTTTAGTAATTCATTTGAAGAAATTTGTTTTGCAATTCTAGAAGATAATAATTCTAGAAAAGAACATAATCCAGATGGTAATTTAAAACCATTTACTGAAATATTTGGTGAAGAATAATAAATAATAGGAGGAAGGCGTTTCCTCCTATTATTTTTCTTAAAATCCTTATAAGTGTAAATTAAAATTTAAATATATGGGATTAGATATTGGATTTTATAAGGTACAGAAAGAGAAATATGATAAAACAGAAAATTTTTCTAATTCTGAACAGATAAAGTATTTTGGTGGAAGATCTTGGACATTTATACCGAGATATTTTTATAAAGATGTTTTTATCTGTGATTATTATGAAGTTTATGATGAGTTAATAATTAATAAAGATAAATTTGAAAAATTTAGGGAAGAATGTATTAAGTATAGAGATAATTGTCCTAGTGAGATAAGTATATTAGATGGAGAAGTTAGACCAATTCATTTAGAGTGGATGTTTACTCAATTAATATCTTGGATTGATGAATATCTTTCTGATTGGGATGATAATTATTATTTAATAATATTTTGTTGTTAAATTTATGAAAAATATTCCGTTATTAATTTCATATTATTCTAAGGATTATAAAAAATTAGCTAAAGAAGCAAAGGATAGTAATAATTTCTTATATGGAGATTGGTGGTATCTTCATGGAGAATTATCAAGCTTACTCGGGTATGATAAAGCCTCTATAATAAATGGATCAGAATGCAAAGATTTAGTTAGAATGATTCCAGAGTATTCTAACTTACGAAGAGATTTTAACTCTGAAACTTTAGTAGGAACAGTGAAAAATATTAATTTAGTTCCGGAATTATATGTTAATGATATAATTGAATGTAAAGTTTATGGAATTTCTGAAAAATGTATAGGATACTTTTGGACTATAGAGGAAGAAGATATTCAATTATTGTTACCCGACAATACAAGTATTTTAAGTAAATATTGGCGTCAAAGAGGATTAGTATGTCTTGAGTCAGCTACTGAAGATAGAAATTATGCATTAGATTGTTTCTTAAAAAAAGAAGTGTGCTTATGATAGATAAAAATGGAAATATTATTGATACTATTAGTGATATTAAAGTATTGGGAATAGAACCCTCTATGATTGAATTAGAAAAATATTTAAGTAGAGGTTGGGATATAATGGCGTCTGATAGATTTAGATATTTTTATCTTCAAAGGAAAATAAAATTAGATAAAGAAGTGACAGATTTATTAGATGTAATAAAAGAATATTTATGTAATAATAGTTTTGAAAATTTAAAAATTTTAGTAAATACTTGTTATATTTTTAGACAAGAGTATAAGTTTGATAAAACCTTATGTAATCTATTTACTGATATATCAGACTTATTAGATCGTACTGAAGTTTTAAGAATAACTAAATTTCAAGATTCTAAATTAATTAATAATTTTAATACAATGATAGGTATTAATTTTAAAAAATATCTCTATGATTAAAGTAATTCCTGTTGAATTAGCAAAAAAATTAAAATCTATAGGATTTCATGAACCATGTGCTCATTGTTATATATGGGAATATGGTGATCCCGTAGATGAAGAAAAAGATAAAGATCTTCCACAACATTTTAAAGGTGGTTGGAGATTATATTATAATTTTCTTCTTCAAGATTGGGAGTGGAAAACTTCAAGTTGTTTCGAATGGGTTAAAACTTATTATGAGACATATCATAGTAAGTATGTTGAGTCTTGTTGGGATAATGCGTTTTTCCCATTTGTAGATTGGAATATGGATATTCTTGATTATTGGCTTATTCCTGTGACTATAGAAAAGAAAGAAGATATACCAGAATTATGGGAAGCTATGAAAGAAACATATAAGACTCATGAATGGTATAATAATTTGATGAAATATGAAGATAGTGGAAGTAAATATTTAGAAGAGATAGAAAGAGTAACTAAATTACTAGAAAGTACTCCCGGAGGATGGGAGCAAGGAACTGATTGGTCATTTGATCTATATCTAGAATTTATTTCCGCTCCAACATATATAGAAGTATTAGAGTGGTTGAATAAAGAGAAAGGGTTTAATCCAGTATTTAATTATTCAGATCTGGAAAAAGTAGTTACAGATTATATAATTAATAAATTATGAAGTTTGATGGAATTATTTCAAATATTACTGATATAAAGTTAGTAAACTCTAAAAAATTACATATATAAATAAAAAAGAAGAAGTTGATGAGTTAAAAGAATTACAATATACAATAATAAAAAAAATAGATTTAACGAATACTTATATGATAATGTATAATGCAAAAATTTATTTAGTAGTAATTTTTATCATAGCTTTTATTATAGTAGTTCCTTTAATATTTGCTAATAATGATTCTTGTAGAAATATTGAATCAGATGAAAATATTTATTTAAGGAAACATAATTATAAAATAGAAACTATATCTAATTATAAATCAGGAATAGTTATTGATAAAAATAGAGATAGTATTGGATCAAATTATTCAGTAACTATTAAGAGAAGCATTTGGAGGCATAACAAAGGACGTTCCTGGGAAGTTAATAAAATATATGTTACTGAATTTGAATATAATTCAGTATCTTTAGGAGATACAGTTTTATAATTTATGAAAAAATTATTAAATATTTTGTTTATTTTTATTTTTATAATTTTTTATAGTTGTAGAAAAATAGAAACTATTAGAAACTATAAAGGAGGAATAATAATAGAGAAAAGTAGTTCTAAACCAATATATTCTAACTTAGAAGAAGATAGAAATTATTTCTTATACATAAGTAATAGAGATTGTAATCTTAAAAAAGGAGATTATTCTATAGTCTGTGTTAGAGTATTTAAATATGAATATGAGTTATACAATATAGGGGATACAATAAAATAAAGTTAATTGAGATGAAATCATTTAGTTTAAGTCAAATAAATAGTCTAGATGAGTTTAACAGGTTTGATCTTAGAGAATTATTAGAACCATCTAGACAAGTTTATCCAAATTTTGATAAATGGATTGAGAAAGTAAAAAGTGAATTTGGAAATGGAACAAGAGTAGTAATATTAGCATTAATGTATGAATCAACTAAGGTAGAAATAAAACCAGTAGGAATTTCTATATTAAAAAATTCTCCTGAAGAGAAAAAGATATGTTTATTACATGTACTTAAAGAGTATCGACTTGGAAGAATTGGGTCTGATTTATTCGGATTTAGTAAGAGTATATTAGGATTTGATTTTAATATAAATGTGCCAATAAATTCTAATTCAGAAAATTTTCAAAGTATTAATCAATTTTTAAAGAAGAGAAATTTTTCCTTTATTGGAATAAATATAACCTCTGATGATGTTTGTGAGGAAGTTTTTTCTTACCTTAATCCAGGTAGAAAAAAAGATTCGGTTATATTATCTATAAAACCTGAATATTCTAGCCAAATAATAAATGGAACTAAATTAGTAGAATTTAGAAAATCAATTTTTAATACTAATATTAAAAAGGTATTGATATATAGTTCTAGTCCATCTAGAAAAGCTATTGGACTTATGATAATAAATGGAATAGATAAAGATACTCCTCAAAATCTTTGGAATGCTTATAAGTCTGTCGGAGGTATATCAAAAGATAAATTTTTTGAGTATTTTAAAGGCAAATCCGAAGGATATGCAATACAAATTGAGAGGGTTTATAGGTTTAAAAATGAATTAAATCTTCATTTTCTTATAAATGATTTCACTGCTCCTCAATTATTTATGTATCTTTAATAAAGTTAATAGTATGTATACAGTAAAATCAATTGAAGAAGTAAAAAAAGAAAAAGAGAAATATTATACTTCTTATAAATTATGTTATATAGATGACATTCCAGAAACTATAAGTGATTGGGATGAGGAATCCAAGAAAATAATTAATTCTCCAGGATTTAGTTGGAAAGATAATAATCGTTGGTACTTAAGGACTAAGGATTATCCAAATCCAGATTATATTCCAGAAAAAAGTATATACTATGCTTATTTTACACCTCTCTCATTAGAAGAACAATGGGGTGATGATTGGAATGATTCTCCGTATGAGTATAATGCCGGAGAACCGTATGATCATGGAGATAATTTTAAAGAAAAAATTGAAATATTAAAAATTCCATTTTATGTAGATGATAGTAAATTATATCTTCCAAGAGATAGGGGTTATAATAGTCCATTCTGTGTAGAAGATATAAATAGTGGAGCTATACCGTGGATTTTTATAAAAGATTCTAAAACTAAAAAGAGTAATTACATCATGGGAGGAACTAATGTAGAGAATTTTATTAGTATAATTGAACGTTGGAGATGAAAAAATACCAATAGCAATAGCTATTGGTATTTTTTTTATTAGTATCTAAAGTCTCTATATGATTTATAAAAATAATAATATCCAGGACCTCCATTTAGGGTTGGTCTAACGTCTACTCTAAGTACCAAAAAATAGGGATTTATATTTTGTATACTTATAGTATCTCTCCATCGAATTTTTGTTCTATCTGGATCTCTTATTGAGTCTAATCCACATCCTATTCCTTCAACATAGTAAGTTCCAGCTGTATCCAGTAATTTTAACATTATTGGGGCTTCATCTCCAGTATTAGTTCCTGTTTCTATGTAAGGATCATATATGAATATATCTCCTACTACAATATCTTTAAATTCAATTAAAGTTAAGTGATCATTACCTAAACCAGGAAATCCTAATTTCATATCAGTCATTCTGGATTTCATTAAATTTACTTGCTCTGGCCAAGTTGTACTATAACCTCTTTTTCTAGCAAATTTAATTAGTATATCATCATTTATCATAATTTTCTATATATTCTTTTAAATTTTTTATAACTTTATTATTTTCATCAACATATATTGCTTTTGTATTAAAAGATTTATTTTTCATTATTACATTTATGATAAATTCTTTTATCTCTCTTGTATTAGAAAAATATAATTCTTGTTCTACATTTCTAATCCCTACTTCATAAGTAACTTGACTATTTATATCTGTAGATATTCTTGGATAATTTTCAGATATGTTATATTTTATAGTTATACTTGGTAATGTGTTAATTTCCCAAATTTTATCATAAACCCTATTTCCTAGAATTATGGTTTTCTTACCATAAATAAAATTAAAATATTCTATACTCTTATTATTAACTAAATTTTCTAATTCTTCATTAGAAAGTTTTCTTATACTTGGAATATCCCTATTTCTTAAAACATTATTATCTACTATCACATTATTATAGCTTTCCTTAACTAATTTCTCTTTTTTAGATTTTAATAATCCAAAGAATTTATTAGTAATTTCTTCTTTTAAGCTAGTTTTTTCATATTCATTATGAAAATAGACATTCTTTAATACTTTTAAGGGATTTATTTTAACCTCAATTATTTCACTATTTTCAAAATTTAACTTTTTTATTTCCATATGATATAATTAAATATAATATATTAATTCGCTAGGTTTATCCCAGTATATTTCTATAAGAGATTTTAAATAATTATATTCTTCTGATTTAGGAATAATAGGATTATAGTGAAGTATAAAATCTCTAATTTTTATTCTATACATTCTAAATTTAGTTAATAAGAATTCATTTTTTTGAGCAGAATCTAATAATTCTCTATTATTAAAAGTTTGTTCTTTAAATGATTGTATAATATTGTATAATCTATTCCCCAGTTCCACACTATACTCAGGAGAATATGGACCATTATTATGATTCTCTTCAATTAATTTTCCTTTTTCCCAAGCATCTTTTTTATATTCTACTTCTTTTCTAATATTACGTAAATATCGTAATTTTCTTCTCTCTTTTTTCTTTTTGCTATTTGTCATAATTTTGTAACGTTTATTAAACCGTTATTGGGTATTTTTATAAAATTATATTTATTTCTTAAGAATAATCTTAATAATAAAAAGAGTTCATTATTATCGATAGGATCTTTTCTTATTTCTCTAATGTCATAGGATTCGATACTTATTATATTTTTTAATGCAGATATATCTTTAAAGTAGAAAAATGTATTATTATTTTTCTTTTTCTTATATCTGTTCATAATTAATAATTCTTGTCTATAATTACTTATAGATGTGTCTACAAATAACTCTAATTTCTTTACAAATAAATTATAAATACGCCTATTATGACAAACTATTTCAATTAATTCCGCAATTCTCAATAGATCATAATCTATTTCATTAGAGAGTTCATCACCAAATCGATAGAATACATCAATAAAATTAGAGTACATAGACTCATCTATAATATCTATTATCTCTTTTTTAATAGAGCTACTACATTTAGCATAATTTCTAAATTTATCATTTAAACTTATGGAATTATCGTCTAATATAAGTAGTATATTTTTTATCTCATCAGTATTATTATTCATCGAATTTTTGATTGTTTGATATTGGATATATAGGAATATTATTAAATTCTTCAGAAGTCATTAGTATTTTTGCAAATTTCATTATAACTTCTTCGCAATTTTCCGATTTAACTTTAGGAGGTATAACTTGAATTACCTTTTTTAATAATTCTTTTATTCCTAAATATTTAGGATCATATTCAGGAATTAAGGATAATATTTCTTTTAGGTCTTTTCTAAATAATCTAACTACATGAATATATTGACATCTAGGTCTATTATCTATTTTTCTATAATAAATAATATTTTTTCCCCTAGATATAATACAATTAATCTTAAAATTTAATTCTTCTTGTTTGTTCATATTAATGCACGTTAAGTTTCATTTATAAGAGTTTTGGCAAAACTTAATAGATGTTTTATAAAAGAAAATAAGAGTAACCTAGTCTCACGACTAAATTACTCTTTGTCTTCAAACATCTCAAAATATAATTATATTAAATCTCCTCTATATAAAGATGGATTATTTCTTTGTCCTATTATTTTTATTAAATATTCAGTATCACTATAATATCCTATACCCTTTACACTTACAAATCCTTCTTCATCAATTTCATCTAGTAAAATTCCCAAAGATGTTTCAGAGTTTTTCCATAAAGTGGAGTATTTACTCTTTAAAGTATCTTCGAAGAATCTGTATTTATCATATAATTCATCTTCATTAGTTCTATCTTCTCCTTTTCCAGATGGTAAAGATAACCATTCTTTAATATCTTTTACACCTTTTAGAGTATTTTTTATTTCCTCTATTTGAGAAGAGTTAGTTATTTCAAATCTAAGTATATCAAATATATATTTAGATTTTGGAACATTAAGATAACTATTTTCAGAGATTTTCTTATGAATATTTACTTCTTCTACAATATTTCTAAGTATATCAATAGTGGATATTTCAAGAAGATCTACTAACTCTATAATATTTTTTCTTTGTTCAGGAACTTTAAGATTATCATCCAAGAATTCTTTAACAGCATTATTAGATAAGTTTCCAAATTCTTTGATATATCTAATTCTTCCAGGTCTTCCTAAAAGATTTTCATTAATATCCAATCTATTTGTAGTAAGTATATATAATTTTCTTGATTTATTATATACTCCGTCTATTAATTTTACGAGAAGTTCATCATCTTCCCCTCTTTTAAATGTTTTTTCAGCTTCATCAACCAAGATTATACATTCAAACTCCAGAGATTGAATAAAACTTACCATTCCATCTATTATTTTGTTTATAACAATCACTGGTAATCCAATTTTGTTGCATAGTATTTTAGAACTTAAGGTTTTTCCAGTACCTTTTGTGCCATTAAGAATAATTCCAAGATTTTTGTTATTCTCAACAAATATATCAGATTCCCAAGTATCTTTTACTAAGTTCAAAAAATCATTACAATCTAAATCATAAATCTTAAAATTAAATTCAAATTTATTTGCAATCTTCTTTAATCCAATTCGTTTATCTTGACCTTGAGATTGAAACAATTCAAAAATACCATTTCCAGGAGTTTGATGAAGTTGTGTATTTCCATCTATAGGATAATAAACTCCAAATTCGTCTACCCATTTTGAAGAAATTAATTCACTCATGTTTTTTAATGTTTTATTGTTAATTTTTAATTTATTACAATTATAAGAATTTTAAACGTTTTAAAAAGTTCAATAAATAAAGTATACCTCAAAACCTTATAAATGTAATTATATAATAAAATTAATAAAAATATGAAAAAATTAACACTTAAAGAAGCTTATGAGTTAAATAGTTTATTTGAAACTAATAAATTTAAACCAGGTATTAGTAGGATGAATTTATATACATCAGTATTATTTATTAACTCTAGACGAATATCTCCCGGAGAAAATAATCTTAGAATAATTCAGAGTAAAGAATACATACATAAATTAAAAGGAAAATTTATTGATAAAACTAGAAAGATATTACATCTAGTTGGATATTCTCTTAATGGGGATGTGGTGATAGAACTTGATTTTAATTGTTCTGAATTATATCAAGTAAAAGAGGGAAAGCAACTTAATGATATTTGTAATAATTCGGTAGAGTTTAGTAAAATAGATGGGGAAATATTTATTCCGAAATCTAAGTATTATGGTTTTAAAATTTTATATGATAAATAAAAGAGAGGAAATTTCCTCTCTTTTTTTATTTCTTCAAAATCCTTATATATGTAAAATATATAGATTTATGGATAAAAATTTTATAAAATTATCTATTTTTAGAAATAGTAATTATACCTCTAAAATAGAGGATAATTATATAATTCCGGCTTTTTTAGTAGATGAAAACGGGAAGAGAATTAGTACTGTTAGTTTAAGAGAATTTTCTAATCCTTTAAAAGAAGTATATTTAAAAGAAATTAGAAAAGATATAAAAAATTTAAAAATAGCTTTTCAAGATTGTTATAAAGATCTATTTAGATATATAATAAAATTTCCAATAATTGTAGAGGATAGAGTTCTTTGGAATAAATTATTAGATATTGAATTAGTAGATAAACTTAATCCAATTAGAAATATTAAATTTCTTTTATTAGATTTATTTTTTCCAAAACTTGGTATATCAATTGATATTTGTATAAATAGTAATGATTTACTAATTAATAAAGTAAAAGATAAATATATAAAGATTAAATATGGAATAGAAGTAATCAGATATAATAATTACGGAGAATCAATTATAATTAAAAATATTGATTTGAAATATTTAGAAGATTATGTCAAGAATTTTATAAAAACTAATGATTCGTATAATAATACTCAATTATGTATTATTCCTGAAGATACTATAATAAATAATTACTTAATGGATTATCAAGGAGCATTAAATTTTATTAGTAGCTTAGAATTATATTTATCTGATTTATTTTATAATTCGGATAAAATTATATTAACGAAAAAAGATATATATAATATTGATCCGGATGATTTTGATATATCTACTAATTTTTATCTTGAAAATCAATATATAAATAGTATATCTACAGTTTTAAAAGAAGTGTTTGGAAAAGAGTTATATATACATAACACTATGAAATTTTCAATAAAAAATGTTATGTGGGCTACTAAATTAATAGATGAAGGAATATTTTCTTGGGATATGTTTATAGGAAAAGAAGTACCTTCATGGATTATTTCATTGTTTGGATATCCTCCTAGAGAATATATTAATAAATTTAATTTGATAGATGATAAAGATGATGGTGGTATAAAAAAATTCTTAAATGAATTAAAAAAAGTATATAAAATAAATAAAGGGATCTAAAATCCCTTTATTTTATTCTATGTTATTATAGCCTGATGAGTCGCCAGCGTAAATATAACTATTATCAGAATCTGGTGATATGTCAGATACAGATATATTAGCTACATAACCTTCAGTAATTCTAGTTGTTCCTCCATCAGTACTTCCTTTATATATTACTATACTTACATTAGTTTGTCCACCAGTTTGAAAATATAATGTTAAAGTTACAGTTAATGTACTAGCTACTGGAGACGATGCGGATGCAGAAATATCCATATAACTTGGCCACATATCAAATACATTCGGTCTTATATAATTCATTGGCTTTCCTTCTTGAGAAACAGGAACGGTATCTGTATATCTACTATAATCTTGTTCTATAGTTATATTTCCATGTCTCGTAAGTGGAGAGTCATTAGAATTAAGAGTACTAATGGTATTTCCACTAACTTGAAAATATGTATTATCTGAAGATTTAACAAACCATCCTACATTTTCTAAGAAGTTTCCATTTAATGTTTTATAAGATTCTACATTTGATACTGTACTACTACCCCCTTCTCTAGGGAAAGTTATAGTTCCTCCATTATATCTAAATACATAATCTATAACTGCAGCACTCTGACTTAAAGGAACATTTAATTTATATTAGAATTTTATTATAAATATAAAATGTTCCTTTAAGTCAGGATGACAAATATATACATTTATATACTGATATAGAAGCAACGGAAGGATATAATGTATATGCTTGCTCAGATATGTTAATGGATAGTGATATTACAGTAGAGATTAAGGCTAAGTATAATAACGGAAATAATTTACCTGCTATATGTAAAATATATAAAGGAAGTAATAAATCAACTCCGCAAGAATTTCCGTCATATCTTTTTATAGGTGCTGAAGTAGCTGGATATAGTAATTATAATGGAAATTATTTAATAGATTATTAATAAAAAGTTTTATCTAATTATATTTATAAATAATGTAAGCACGAATACTAATAACTAAGTAAGTATGATATATTTATTCTAAACTGTTGATGAAAAATAAAAAATACTAGTAGCTAAAAGCTACTAGTATTTTTTATCACATACATTAGGATTCGAACCTACTACTTTCATAAAATAATAAATTATCTTATGAATGTTTTGCCCCTCTTAAACTATCTATATGTAATATATTTATTTGTTGTGTTCTTTAAAGTTATTTTGCACCTCATAAACATAGGAATTTCTTCCACGAGCTTAAGTTATACATTACGTATTTCTTAAGATGTTCATGATGTATAAAATTGTTATTGTGTCTTTTATATTCTTCATATATAAGATTCTTAAGGTTTTTAAAACGGTAAGATTTTTTATATATGAGAATATATAGTTACATAATATATTTTCATGTATAAGATTCTTAAGGTTTTTAAAACGGTAAGATTTTTATTCAAAAAAATCTTTATATCTTCTTATAAAAGTATCTGATATATTATTATCAATATAAGAATATCCTCCCCATTTATTCTTCCAATCTTCTTCAGCTGAATGTACTCCAGTCCAAATTTTTGAAAATCTCCATTTAAAGTCATATATAAATAAAACCATAGATATGATTAAGGTAAAGGATACCTCAATAGAAATATACATTAATTGAATAATAATCCAAATTAATTTATCAATTCTAAGTAATTTTATCATAAACTGTTCTTTATTATAAGAAATTAATTCATTAATAAGGAATTAAAGTTACTTCAGTTGAAGTCTGTTGTAATATCTACATTATTTGATAATGTATAAAGTCTAGGATCTGTAAATTCTGCTCCACTATTTTTTGATCCCCTTACGAAAAAATAATCTCCTAATTTTACAAAAGTTCCAACAGTTCCTTTAAATCAGAGTGGAATAAGCTTAGGTGCTCACTTAAATATTAATTTACTAAGTAATAATACTGGATCAACTCTTAGATTTGAATTTACTGCTACAGATGAGAATAGTAATCAAGTAGGATCTGCTGGAGGTATGTTAAGTAATGGAAGTAGTGGTGTATATCCTATATCAATAACACTAAAGAAAACAGGAAATTCTACAGTAATGTATAGATTTAGTTATGGATATCCATCTACAGGATTTATGGGAATAGTAACTCCACCAACACAAATTATGTCTCCTGGTGGAAACTATGATTGTTCATGTACTATACTATAATCTAAGTGTTTGATTTCCTCGTTGTACAAGTATTGATTTAGCTGATGACCATGTTACTCCGTTATTTAATGATCTAAACCAAATCAGATTCCCAACAGAAATTTTTACCAAAGTAGATGGAGAATTTACAGTATTAACGTATATTCCATTTTCTTCATCTGCCCACATAAAATCTGCACTTACAGTAGTTATTGTTCCACTGTAACTATTTCCAGAAGTATCTTTTGGCATATCTCCTGACGAAAATGGAATAATTTTATTAGTTCCAGTAGAAGTTGCTGCATATACTTTTATAATCCATACTGATTTACCTTCTTGAATTAAAGGAACGTTTTATATTTATAATAAAATTCTAATATAAATTAAATGTTCCTTTAAGTCAGAGTGGAAAACCGAAACCTACATGTACAGTAACTATAGATGAATTTGGTTATACAAGTAATCC